GATCGGATAGCTCGAGTAGCTGACCCACTTAAGTGTGCATACGTAGCGCTATGTGTTTTCAATGAGATGATCATACAGGGACATTCCGATGATGCATCGCAACTAATGGACATGATGTATAAAAGGGCATATTGATGAATAAAAACCGACTAACAGTACTACAGATAGCGAAACTGTTCGAGTTAACACACGCTATTAGGGCATTGGGTGATAAACTTGCTGATTATCACAACTCGTCCAGACAAAATCAAAATTATTGGCTTGGGCAAACTGCAAAGCTAGCGACAGAAGTTAAGGAGTTCGCAGAACACGCCATAAAGGTGGAAGGATTAGGTGAAGAATATGATGGACCATCTAAACGACGATGAACACATGGACATAGATGATGTACTTGAGTGGGCTTTCAATGAATGGGGCAACATCAAACCCGAAGACCAAATGGCTATTCTTGAAGAGGTGTTTACTGTGATAGATAATGTGCATGGGCACCTGACAAGTGCTCCACGGTCAGCATCATTTGCGGCTGGGCTTGAAAGAATCCGGACCGTGTGTGAGGGGATTCGTAATGAGATGGAACTCGCAAAATCAGAACATTTCTAGGAGAGATAACAATGAAACGATTTAAGTGGTGGTTACTCATTTACGCAGTACACCACTATGTTCCACATTGGTTGTGGTGTTGGGCCGAAAATGTAATAAGAGAGGAGTAATAAATGACTACTAACGCACCAAGACATCGACCAGAAAATACGCAACGACCTGATCCACCGCCAAGTCCGCCCGTAGTAGGTAAGATTGAGCTTGGTATAAAACTTGATGACGGATTCATGCCTGAGCGAGGTCCGATCACTTGTCAGCACTGCAGGCAGATTGAGCGCATTGCCGAAATGCAAGAGCAAAACTATTTGCAAATACTCGGATATATTGCCGAATGCCCTAATGGAGAGGATTATATCCGAGAAGCATCGGAACTCGGCATGGAGAGACTTGATGAGATTAGGCAAGAGAACAAAGACCTTAAAAATACGCTTAAAGACGCCGAAGAGACTATGGATTTAATGCGGGCTGAATGCGAAATGGTACCCGGAAGGGGTCATGATGACATAGCTTGTACAGAATCGTGGTGTAGGATAAACGATTTATGGAGTGAATATCAAAGAAAACATAAACTAGGAGAATAAAGTGTCAGACACTCACGATGGGCGCGACCAGTGCATAATCGGATGTTCATGCGCGGCGCAATGCGAACTCGCACTTATCACCTACTTTGAATATGAGCGCGATAACAAGCATCCTCAATTCTGGCTCGAGTGGTTTGTAACACTACGTGACGATGCACCATTCAGGGAACGATTTACGCAAGCATGGAGAATGCTTCGTAAAAAGGATCATTGGCTTCATAGCATCCTAATAACCAAAGCGGATGGACGAAGGCTGTCAGAGTGGCTGGCCGAAAGGACAAAGGAGGAAGCATGATGTCTCCATTCCAACATGGCAGAGGCGAAGTACCAGGAAAGCTGGAAGACGAAAAGGCAGTGGTCAAGATGCTTGAAGGGATGCTTGAAGACACTGCTAAAAGCTATCTGGTGACCCGAGAAGAAGTCGAAGATTATCTTTATCTCAAGAAACGACAAATCGCAGAAATGGAGAAGAGTAATATGATAGTTGCACTATACGCACAGGCTGTAATGTGGTTCAAAATTACTTGGGCACACCATGATGTGTACGTAGATGACAAAGGCATGCTTTGCATGAATGGCTTGTTTGCCGACTGCGAAGATTTGCGATTAACTATGGAGGAGGCCACAGAACTAGCTGACAAAGACATCTTAGAAGCCCTACAGGATGATAATGTGGGACCAAAAGAAAAGGCTAGGATAGCTACCGATTTGGCCATTGCACTAGGTACGATGATATACGTCGAGGAGAAACGATAATGATTAACTGGGAAGAAAAAGCGATTGCGCTAGATAAAGAAGCGCATGAGGCGGACGATGTAGCATTCATGGTAAATAATTTAAGCCCAGACGAGACAATCTTACGAGACAAGCTTGAAGAAGCGTATTCATTAGTAAAACAGGCTGAGAAAGAATTGCTTGCTCTACAAGATGCTCGTCAACTCGTAGCGCGTAAATTAAATTCGGCCATTATGGATCAAACCAATCAACTAATGGCCAGAATCTCTGCATATGAAATAGCATATGCGGCATCAACTAAACGCTTGATAATCGGATTACCCGAAATTACACTTGACTCGATTCAATATTTATTAATGCGCGATGAATAATAAGATACGCCACCCTCAAAAAGGTAGTTGGACGGGGATAGACCATAACGTACGGACGGTTCCAATACATTCTACTAGACGTCGAACAACGAAGGATCTTGAATTTCGAATTCGTGCGCAGGCTATGGGATTGTTGTGTGGATTCGGACGATATTCAGACATATGCTTCAGAATAAATTCCGATCATACATTTTGGTGTATTAAATGCAGAGATGCTGGTGCTGGCAAGACCAAAAATGATCACGTTTGTGTGGGTGACGATGTAAAAGGGGCCTGGATTCATTTAAAAATGCATGCGAAACTTGGACATAAGATACCTAAAAAGATATGGGACACGTTTGAAAAAATAATAAAGGAAGATGAATGATCAACAACGATTATATTATAAGTTTTTCGTCGGCTTTCCCCGTGCCAATAATGGCTTTACGTGGAGTGGATACTATTTTGATAAATTAGCCATATGGGATTAATGTAGGGTAGGTCAATGATCGAATGTATAGTGATTACGGATTTAGAAAAACACACTATTGAATCCGCGCAGGAGTGTATGATTCTTTTACAACTTGATTCTGGGCAATTACGTGTTAAATTAGATTGCAAGGGGGATTTTAGCGTACACATGGAAGATCGTGGAAAATTAATGTCATCACCCGATATACATGGTAATATCGGTGTTAATGATCAATGGATCTCATGGATAACGGAGGATAAACATGAAAAGAGTGCTTCTACTAAGTGACCATAGTTTTAGTGTTCACGAGATGCCAGACCACACTTATGAAGAAGTGTCAGAGCGAGCAAAGATTATGCTAAGTACTAATAGCCCGACCTCTAGAGGGGCTACCGAAAATGTACTAAAAGCATCTGAATTATCAAAAAGCACGGACATAGTGGTTGCCATGATCTATGATGAAGTAATCGACCTTCGTGGAGAAGACGATGCATAAATTCGAACGAAAATTAACAACCATTCAACTATGGCTAATGAGTTCTGTTAGATTTTGGGCTATGATATTAGGAATAATGGGGATGCTTACATTGATTCTTGGGTGTATTGTAACAATCTGGGCGGCAATAATAGGAGAGTGGGAGGTATCGCTGTACGGGTTAATAAGCTGGTGTGCAATTGGCCCAGGTATGTGGATAGTTGCACGATTGTCTATGGATTGGTCGTGGCGTGAAACGTACAATTTAATTGATCAACTAAAACAAGGAGAGCACGATGCCTGATATGGGTGAAAATGTACACATCGAAGTAGATAAGGATGTTTTGACGATCACAGTTGATATGAGTAAGAAGTTTGGATTCAGTAAATCTGGAAAAACACACAAAATAGCATCTACTGGCGGGTCGCAGAAAATTCCCGGCGTGCCAGGGGTTATTTTGGGATTGAATGTCAACAAGAAGGTAGACGAAATCGAATAAACTAAACTACGGGGTGGTGGATAGTCAACCCATGACGTTGGCAAGCTTCACGTACCCGATAGCCAATCCACCACCCTATTCGTTTGGAGAAACAACATGAAATATGGTAACATCAAAAGAAAACCAAAATGTAAACACCCCGAGGGCGTTACGATTTATACAAATAGTCGTGGGGTACTTATAGAGGCATGTTGTGTGTGTGATTGTAAATGGTTATACGGATATGGCCCTGGGCGTCCGGGTCATAAAACTCTTGGAGGATAATAATGGTTACACCTGACGAAGAAAAACAAGAAGATGTGCCAGTCGAACCCGAAGTTACTGAGGATGCTGTTCAACCAATAGTAGTAGTGCCGATTAATCCTGTTACAGGAGAGATCACTGGTGGCCCAATGGTCATAGTCCCGGAGGAATATGATGAGGGAGAAGGGGAGGGAGATGAACAGGATTATACTTTCTATCCCGCCTCCTATGACGTGGGAAGAAATGGATGAATTACGATACGCTGTCGGGTATCTTCCAGAGCAGACTATTGATATACCAACAATGGATGGTAAGACATTTACTATCCCACTTGAATATGTCATAGATTGGAAAGAAGATTATCTGTGAAATTAATTTACTGCCCAGCGTGCGGGGACATAACGCGATTACGTGAAAGAGCACCGCATATGTCACCATGTTCTTGTATGTGTGGGTTATCATGGGGACGATATCATAACAATGTCTTTGCAACATATGGCGGTGTGGCAATCCCTATGATAATGCTCAATAGTGAATTTGTGGCATCACTTGCCGATTTTCAGGCTGGTGAGAGAGATTTCGAATTATTAGATTTTACAACTGGATTTGTGCCAAGTGGCAGTAACACTTTTATGGATGAGACTAGTGACGCGGCATTCATAATAGTACGTGAGCTTGGCCCAGGTCCAAAGATGCGATGTACACACTGTAACGACACAATACAATCGATGTCTCAACATGATTTTGTGAAATGTGAGTGCGGAAAATCATTTATTGATGGTGGTGGTGTGTACACCCGATCAGGTGGAAACCTTGAACCAATAGAGGAGGAGTAAATGACGTTAGAAGAAATGCAACAAATTAAGTTCACAGACCTTGAGAAGGCACTCGATTTCCTCTGTATAATGATGACATATTGTGACGGCGGGGCAACAGCGGACATTGACGCAGACCCGCCGAGAATATCGTTAAGATTTTGTGATGGCAACGAGGTTCTCGTGGGAGAGGACGAGATTCTTGATTATGCTAACGAATGGGTTAGGGATGATGCGTTTGTGGAGGAATGGGGCGATAATGGTCCTGACGGATTGCCACGTGATCACTATGGCAAAATGTGGCATCACACAATGGTTAATAATATCACAGAAAGTAAGTTTACGGAAGAGGCAACCGTTATGGAGTTGATGGTAGCCTTATTTACGTGGATTAAAGGATAACACAAGGAGGAACAGTGTGATAGTACGCGATGTATTCGAGACACTAGATGCGGTAGCGAATACAACCAAAAAAAATGAAAAAATAGCGCTACTTAAGGAATTGTCACAACGTAGCCCAGAGCATGATGTATTCTTGCGCAACATGCTTCTGTATACGTTCGATCCATTCAAGCGATACCACCAATACGCAGATACAACATTGCCTACTACCCCAGGTGGCCCAGTCGCAGACGACATAATCGTCGATTTCTTTGTTTTGCTTGATAGACTGACACAACGGGAAGTAACCGGCGATGCGGCAAGGGTAGAAATGTGTAATATGCTGTCCTCAATGGCTGACCCATGGGAACAGATGTGGTTTGGTCGCATACTTAACAAAGATCTCAGAGCGGGAATGGGGACAGGCACAATTAAGGCAGTATATGGGAAAAGCTTCCTTCCTTCATTTGAAGTAATGATATGCAAGTCTCTTAAACTCATAGAAAAAGAAAAACCGAGAAAACGAGTTGGTGATTTGAAATGGGATGCTGAGCCAAAACTTGATGGCCTACGAGGTGTAATATTTCTTGATGATGATGGAAGCGGTGGAGTACAATGGGAGGTACTTTCCCGTAATGGGTTGGACATAGGTCAAAATATGCACCTGGTGGTTGACCATTTGGCTAGTTACTTTGGTCCTGGGTGGGTACTGGACGGAGAAATTTTCTCAAAAGATATCTCCGGATCAATACATGCGGTTAAATCAACCAAAGATTCGAACCCCGAAGAGATCATCTTCTACCTCTTCGATATTGTTCCGAGAAAGGACTGGGATGCACAGGATTGCGGCTTGGTATATGAAGCGCGTAAGCAGATGTTGTTCAATTTCGCGACTCATTATGAAGCATGTCCCATCCCGAGTGAAAAGCGTAATATAGAAGTAGTCGAGGGGACCACCCTTGACAATAGTGGCTACGAGGCCTTTATCGAATCTATGCTTAAGGCACACGACGATGCCATACAAGCTGGATTTGAGGGATTGGTCTTAAAGAAGCATAGATCTTTGTACGAATGGAAACGATCATACAATTGGCTTAAATATAAATGGTTCGACACAAGCGATTTTGAGATCGTAGATATGGAGTATGGTGAACCAGGGAAGAAATTTGAGCACACGATCGGTGCCCTTGTTGTTAACACTATTGGAGGATATACATCGAATATACCAAGTTTTACTGATAAACAGAGAGCGGAACTCCTTGAGTTGCATAACAATGGGCAACTGATTGGCAAATGGGCAGAGGTCAAGTTTCAACCTTGGAGCCTGACATCAGATTTCTCGCCAGATGGGGCTTTGCGATTTGCAACATTTTTAAAATTGCGGGGGGACAAGAGCTAGAACGAGGACATAATGGATAATAAAGATACTAGTTTTGATGCTCAAGTATCCGATTTAATAGCACAACTAGTTCAATACGCAGAGATAGCATGTAGCATAGCAATAATAATTCACACAGACCCAAATGATACACATAAATACGAGTTTATACTACATGATTCTTGGTACGATGGTGCGAAACGAAATCCACACGGTTCTAGTGGATGGTTTAAAATAACCGAGTGTGAGGATTGTGAAACCCCAAAGTGGGAGATTTGTGTAGCAGTGGATGATAACTTCGATGCGGAAGAAAGCTACGCCGGGCTGCCGGTTGAATATTGGAAACCAATCACAGCTAACATCATAACTGCTGATGTGCGGATTGTGTTTGCAATAATTTATACATTATAGGAGAAAGCATGGACGATCTTTTTATGCAACAAACAGAAGTGTCGCGATGTAGAGAAGATGTAATACAGGGATTAGACCATGTATTACAAATTGATTTGCGACAAATAACCAAGTTTGCTAATAAGATATGTGAATCCGCTGATTGGCGTATTCTAGATCAGGAACGTGCGCAGTATTTATGGAAAATAGTGTTACTGAATGCGTGTGGCCAAATCTTATCTGAACTAGAAGAAACAATGCAGATGTATGATGCAGGTCCGTTCCCACACGAGAATTATTTCATTGATAAAATATATGAAGCGATAGATGCAGAATTTGGATCATTCGAAAATGTCGAATTAATTAAAACAGTGTGGGGCATAGGAAAAGTAGAGGAGGAAGAAGAAGATGTCGGAACTTGATCTGCAAATTTTAGTATATGAGGAAGAGATACTTCTCATAAAGTCACTAACTGAGGCATTGGGGCTTGCCAATGTAGAACAAGGTGATGTAGTTTGGATTGATGAAAAAATTATTCCACCTGAGCGCGGGGACTGGCAACCACCGGATATGCAGGTGCTTGATGCCAGAAATGCATTTAAGCGCATAATTCCGCGATTTGTATGGGATTCGGACGCAACCTTGTGGTTAATTAATCATATGTGCGAAACATACAAATTGTTCCTTACGCTAGGTATGCGTGAAGTAAAAGATGGGGATAATACGATCGGATTCGAATGTGGGGCCATTTTCCAAGAAGCCTTTGGGTCAGCATCGCCGCGTCGTCTAGGGGATCATCCAAAAAGAGATAAGGCGTGGAGACTCGCCATATGTCGTGCGGCATTAATTTGGTTACACGATCAAGACAAGTAATAACTACTGGAGGAATACTATGTGTGAGCATAGTGATAGAATCATAAGGTATTTAAGACGGAACAGGGAAACAACGCCATGGGTTACATTAGCTAGGTCGGAAGCCGACATAGTCCTCGACTATATCGACAACATACAAGCAAATCGACGCGAACTTAAGAGCCAAATTGAACAATTAAAAGGTGACCTGGCTCTCGCGAATGACACAATTGGTGATATGATGGAGATGTCACCACAGTCTCCTTGTAGGGCCATTTCGCCCCATTATGAACCACCAAGGCCACCACGTGGAACACAGGCATATGACGAGTGGCGTAGTTGGAAAAATATGTGCGGAATATGGGTTGAGGCGTCCGGTAAATGCACACCAATTGTGAGCATGAGTGATATCCATTTGGAAACTGCAATAGATTACCTGGTGCGGAAGACCAGAGCGCAACGTAGCTATCACGTTAGTCCACAATATTGTTTTCCGGTATTATGCCAACTATATGCCGAGGTTGACAGAAGGATTGAACTGCGCACTTAGTTTAAGGAGAACAAACATGCGTTACGTTATTGGTTCGCTGACTACACTAGTAATAGCTGCATGGATTGCTATGGTTGCACCAGATCCTATGTGGTTACGCATCATATTAATAACATTTAGCATACTTTTATCTATAGGCTTTTATGCTAAAGCAATAGATGACAAGTAAACATAATAGGTAATGCTCCACGTCTTACCTATCGTCGTTACTAAACATAGAACAATGGGACGAAAAAATCGACGACATGAGGAAATAGTATATAGGAAATCTGCTAGATATCCTAAATATCGATCTAGACATATGCCAACCAAGGTACATAGAGACAAATCTAGATATACACGAAAGCACAAACACAGAAATGCAGATGAAATTGATTACTAGCAAAATATTTATTTTAACTATGCTTGATGGGTTAGTACTGTGTTTTCGGTATGCCACTAGTGTTGAAGCAAACATAAAATGTCTTGAGCTATCTACCATGATTAATGCACAAGATGTTGAAGGCATAAAAGAGATGTTAATTAAAGAGGAACCCAATTTTACCGCGATAACCAACTATGCATTAGATATCTTAGACTATTTTTGAGTAGCAATCTAAAACACAAATCTCGTATTTTAGACTTACCCGGCCATAGGCCAATAGACTCCCAGTAGGCAGAGCCGCGTCCACGCTTAAGGGGACTTACTTCACATGTACAGATTCACTACGTAGCATTCGGCATGATCTTATTGTATGTCACATATTGCCCTTTACCAAGGGGAAAGAAATAATGGACATAACCCTGTTGCGAGTAAGGCAGGTACTTAGTCCTGCGTTTGGAATTGATTCATTTGCTGTGAATATGATTAGAGGTGTACGTGAAAACAAGAACATGGCATACCCTACAATGTGTATGTGCAAAGATGGGTGGATGGAATATGATCCAAAATTCATACGGGAGAACATAGAAACCGATCAAGACCTATTCTGCTTAGTGACGCACGAATTTCTTCATTTAGCACTTAACCATTTTATCCATGACGTGTTACCAGATAGTATTGAACACATTGCGGTTGATGCAGTGTGTAATTCCATGATTACTAATCTTTGGCCCGATGCTAGTGGTAATGGTGAATGGTTCACAAAACTATACAACGGAAACAAAATCCCGAATATGCTACTACGCCCAGGATCGCAGTATCGTGGTTCGATAGTATCAAAACTTTATCGAGCCATTTGGGGTGGGGCAGTAGATAATAGGTTAACCACCCTTGAAATCATCAATGTAATGAAAACACTCATCCCGCACCAGATAATTTCACGAGTATTGTTGCTTGGGAATCATGGTGACGGTAAAGTAGTTGGTGACTTAACTGGTTTTGATCGCGAGATGGCTGAGCGATTCCTGCGAGAATTAAAACGTAACATGCAGGATAATTCACAGGCGGGGTTTGCCGAACACCTTGTTGATGAATTGGTTAACATGATCAATTCTAACCTAGCACTTAAACGACAATTATTGGCACAATATGCAACATCTGCGGTCTTGAGCAAATACCTTGCTCCCACAGAAGAGTTAGAAAGACAGGCTTCACCACTGATGCTTGATCCATCAAGTAGAGATCTCATTAATTTAATAAATTTACACCAGGTGTGGATATTTCATAATCGAGAAGAGGTTGTGGATTTTGAGGAGCAGTATGGTACGGCGGTATATATCGATGCATCTGGGTCAGTGACCGCACATTTACCAGACATTATCGCAATATTAAACAGGGCCAAATCCCAACTTAGTGCTGTATACTGGTTTAGCAATCAAGTAGTAGAAGCCAATGTGCGAGACTTAACAAAAGTACGTACCACAGGTGGCACTGATTTTGATTGCGTGGCGGGATCAATACTTGAAAATGGATACAAAAAATGTGTGGTATTTACAGATGGTTGGGCATCGATGACATCCGATAACCAGAATGCGCTGGATACACTTGGATTAGAAATGCTCACAATTATGTACACAGAATCCAGAAAAGAAGACCACGTGTTAAATAGATGGGGACCAAGCATGGCCATTGAAGATGCTGTGGACACTTACAAATTTGCCTAAAGGGAGGATAATGTGAAATTTTTGGAAGCACTTAATATTTTCGGATGGCACCGTAACGACGAGAATGTGATGTTATATTCACTTCTCACTGGTGATCCTCTGTTGATGTTAGCTCAACACGGTACGGCCAAAACCGCAGTTGCAATAAAAATGGCAATGGCACTTGATGTGCCACATATTGCGTACGACGCATCGAAGGCACAATTTGAGGATGTGATTGGATTCCCAGATGCAGAAGAGTATAAGAAAGGCATAATTAAATATCTACCGTCACCGCAGACAATCTGGGATAAAGATTTTGTTTTCATTGATGAGGTTGGACGTGCCAAACCGGCGATGCAGAATAAATGGCTAGAGGTAATCAGGTCACGGCGAGTTATGGGATTTCAAACCGATGTAAGATGGGTTTGGGGAGCCATGAACCCCGTTACATATATTGGTGCACAGCAGTTAGATGAGGCATTTATCGGTAGATTCGCCTCTTTCATTTTCCCACCCGATGTAATGGAAATGGAAGAAAAGGACCGATTGCGAGTGCTACAAAATGTAGACTTTGATGACGCGCCTGCAGTAAAATTCTGGCTTAATGAGGAGCAAAAAGAAGAATGGGCGCATCGTGTATCTAATGGTGGACTTGAAGAAGCTCGTGAGGCATTGCCACCTTTGATGCGAACTGCAACCGAATTGTTTCTTGCAAAATCAGACGATCACGAGATAATAATGGATTTCGTTAGTAAATTGGCTGACTTATTAAAATCAGAAACCAGGAATGAGGTAAAGCTTGACGGACGTAGATTGGGATTTATATTCCGCAATATTCTAGCAGGTATTGCGATTGAACAAGCCAGGGACACGATGTGGGGTGAAACACCCAATTCGATTGGTGACATCGTTACATACGTTGTGAAGAGTTCTTTGCCTATTGGGTTAAATGCCGAAGAAAATGCTGAAGAAATGATAGACAAAGCTGAGGGGGTAATTAATACGTTGTCTGATGTTTTTCAACAGGGGTCAGACCTAGACATGATAAACAAAATCTATGAATTGTTTACCACATCTAGCCCAACCAGGAAACTCGATATTCTCATTAATTATTCAGATAAATTAACGGACATGATAAAATCTCGGGCTTGGAATAGATTAGCTAAGACTGACTACATCGGTCCATTTGCCTTGTTTGCCATGAAATGTGAAGTTGAGAAACCCGGAACAATTCCACCAGAGTTACTAAAAACAGTGGAAAATGCCATTGCGGTAGATTTGCCAACAGATACTTGGTTTTCATTGGAAATGGAAGAGCTAAATCGCCAACCAATTGCCGAATCAATTATTAAATTGGTTAAAAATGAGTTCGAGTTGGTGGCGGCATATCATATCATAAATGGTCACACTGACAAATCTGAAGAGGGGTTCAAGAAGCTACATGAGAAAGTTAGTGCAGAGCTGGCTCATGTGCGAAAGGTAATTAGCGCGTAAAGGAGGAGAAGATGAAGTACAGAACAGTCTGCATAGATTATAAACCTCTGGAAATGGCAGATGGGACTAAACATCCCGCATTGTTTAAGCCAATAATAACATTCCCAGAGATAGGGATGGATCACATTATCTTTGATAAGATAATTGCTCTGTTTGAAGATTTACCACCAGGAGAACTAGATACGCAGGAAAACGATGACAAATATCTAATTCAGGGCGAAAGGGGTTTTTCCAGTGACCAATCAATATTCTCACATTTGGGGATTATATTAAAAGAGATCGCAAGTAGCAGTAGGCGTTACGAGTATAACACGCTTACCGAAAAAGACATAGATGCACTAAAATATGTGCGTAATATGTATTCTACACACATATCATCTAGATTACATAACATAGACTCACTCACGGCCATGTTTGATAAAGTACTTCTATTTGATCCGGATAAACTAAAAGCAGAGCACGTGTGGGACCTGCTTAAATATCGACTACAACGAGTGTGGACAGCCCCACTAGTGGCATCGATATTTGAAAAGGCGGTCCCAAAATTCATTGAGCGCAGGACTATGATGCAGGAGATTGCTCCTAGCATCAAAATGTTAAAGTGGGATGATTGGGTAAAATATCCACTCAATACATTAATTCCAGTAGAGGAAATTTATGCAAGATGGCCCTCTATGGTTATATTATATGCCATAGGTGATTTGCCAATTTTACAATTCACACAAGAAGAAATCCATAATGAATTTAAATGGACACTTAATACTGATCGTATTAATAATCAAATACAACCACCGATTCCATTGCCCGATGGACCGATTGTATTTAAATCATTAGTCGCACTGCAAGGATTACCAAAACATAAAGACATATCAGATTCTGGCCACCTTCTTAGGTGGGTAAGCGAGGAAAAAGGAGATCAGATACAAATAAGTGGTCGCAACATGGCTTCACCCATCCTGGTTAAACGAGTTAGCGAAACACGCACCAGGATTGCGCTTGGTAAACCCGCAAATGAATACAAATCGGACGATCAGCTCCGGTATTTTCTTAATGAACACGTTGCAGCGAGTGATACAAGGGTATTTGTTGCACCACTTATGTCTGTTATGGGCCTAATTGAGACACAATGGGAAGATTTAAAGATTTCCATGTTCGCGGATAAAGCCAAGTATTCGTGTACGCTGTCACCATCAGACCTACTTAATATGCATGAAACACAATATGTGCGAAAGCATTTCCGGGCAATGTTTTTTAGTAAGACATCGCTAAATGAATGTGTCGATAAACCAAAACTCAAGAGTATAGCCAGGGGATTACATGAGGCGGTATCTGGTACAAAAGGTGATTTGCTTAAACGAATCGCACCGCATATAGAACAATATTACGACGCTATAGCCCCAGTAATGAAAAAGATCTTTACTAGATATCGTGCATTTCAGGGCACATCACAAATACAAACAGATTCGCCTGTGAAAATTGTGTTTTATCCACATAAATTAAAAGATGGTAAGTTACGACCAATACTAGACTTTACCAAACAAGTACCATATGAAGAAGAGCGTATACCACATACCGGAATGCTATACAATCTGTCAGTGCACGAAGATCTTTTCTCCGTAGCGGCACATGTGTGGTTATTACGACACCTACGGGGCGGGATTGTGATTGATCCACACTATGTAAATGAGACACAGGAGATAGCTCGTACAGCAGAAACGATTATGAAAGGGTCCGATCTTGGCGATGAGAAACGATTGTGGATAGTTACACCGGAAATACCAAAGACAAATCCGCTAGTAATCTTCAAACGTATGCCGGGAATTTGGTTTACACACGAAGATTAAGGGGGCAGACATGACCGAATCACCAATAATATACCCAATTAAGTGTATTGGATATAGATATCATGGCAAACAACGCTATGCAAAAGGACATACATTAATTAGACTTGTTGTTAAAAAAGATCAACAAAGAATAAAATTATGTTACGCATGTGAAGCAGAAGAACGCATTTTGGCAATGCACGGTGGTACACTAGATCCTGATCATTTACGTATTGACATACTTGAAGAAATACGTGTACGTGCTACACGAGCGTTAACGCATCCAGAATTATTTACCGAGGATGAATGTGTGTACCTAAATTCAATAATTCCCTAAGGGAGGAAAACAATGAGTAAAGAACGCTGGCTCCCCGACGCAGTATTGACAGAATATGAGAATAGTGGTTATTATCTGCAAGATAAATTAATTCGGGAGGTCATAATTTTACGTGCAATGGTTGAATGGTGTTGTGAACAAGTGTGGGAAGGGTATAATATCGATAGTGGTTGTTTCCAAGACAAGGCGGAAGAATTTGGCCTCATTGTAAGGGTCCCAGCTAGCGAACAGGTACGAGACGAGTACGACATGGACTGGGTGTATGATATGGCTTGGTCCAAACTTGGCCGAGAATCACAACAAGAGAACGGGGTGTAATTTTTGTTGCATATTAATTACTCTCGATACTGCCTGAGGCAGTGAAACTGCCGAATGGGAGTTCTTTTTCCAATACAAAAGGAAATAGAAGATAGAGAACATAGTAAAAACACGCGCGCGTATGCGCGAAAGGATGAAAATAATGCAATCTTATCTCCCGTTCGATTCAACCAGGTTTTCGCACCTAAAAGGCGAGGCCGGGGTGAGGTACACGATCGCGATCGGAACGAAATTATTCTTAGATTATGGTGAGCCACCCCGTATTGTTGTTTCACTTGGTGTTTCCAGATGTAGCATAAGCGATCAATTTGTGAAGCGTATTGGCAGAATCAAGGCACTTGGTCGAGCTACCCAGGCATTCTGCAATTACTTACGGGTTGTAGACAGGGAAGTAATTAAACCTCAAAAAGTTCCATTCCACACAATTATACCACACAAAGGAACACACATTAATTTAATCACAAACAAAGACATAGAAACATTATTACCAATAAAATATGTGCCAATTGTTAACAAAATCGTTGCGAATCAGATAGTGCGTAGATTTGGCGACGATTGGGAAGTAGATAATATTATAGGCCTACTTACAACATGGAGCTACGAATAATAATGGAGATCGTTGGGGCTATTTGGCTGTTGCGGTTGACGATTTCAGTAAAATTTGATGATCCATTGTCATCGAACGTAATGAAATGGGGATGTGCAGCTAAACATAAATACGGGGAAAGTCACCGGGAACAGCGGAGGTAGAGAGTGAAAAAGAAGGGTAAAAAGAATGCGACGTGAGAGACGATTGGCTATTGATTGGTATTTCCAATGGATGGAGTGGCCACTAATTAGTCGTTATAATTGGTTGAATTTTGATTTTTGTCACATTGGGTTTGAATACACAAAGTATCATCGAAGAGGAGAATGGGAATTCGTATTTATAATACTTGGGGTCGGGTTTAGATTAACCACATGGCTTACAGGCGAGTCATTAATAACTGAATTAGAAGAGAGAGCAAAAATAATTATAAGTGAATTAGATAAAACAACAAATAACAAAGGTGGCGAATAATGGGTAAGGATGGAAATGCGAAACACGGTAGAAACAAGCGGAAGCCATGTAATCAAAGATACACGGCTGAAATGCGATGGGTTTCAAACAAACAGAAAAAGAAAGCCAGAAATAGGCGACGCATTGAAAAGATGCAGGCTCGTCGCAGAGATCGGCACGCAAAACTAATGAGTAGGAATAATAATAATGACTGATCAGCAAGCGAAGCAGGGGAGACATCGCAAGGGGCAGCTATTTATATCTAATTGGCCGTACTGGAAAAATGATAGTGATGAATGGATGACATACGACCTCAATGGGAATGAAATTGAAGTAGCCGATGAGGTTGCCATGTGCGCCTTTCTCGACCTAACCACTGAGCGTGATAAAATAAAGAAAGCAAACCTGAACATTGCTGATAGACTTCGAATATTTGCGAAGTATCACGATAGACTCAAGATTGAGCGTGACTGCTACGCCGATGCGCTGCGAAAGATACTTAAAATAAGACCACTCTACTATCGGAAATATCTCGAAGAGGCCAAGACTATCGCCCGCACCGCTCTACGCAAGGAGGAGTAGGATGGCTCAGCCATTAAAAACCGAGGAAGTTTTACGGCGCGTCGAACTTGCGCTCAAGGCTGTGGATGGAATGAGAAATAAGGACTTGCTGTGGATTACATCGGCACACACAAAAGGAGCAAAGGCTCACCGAATGATAGAGATTGCAAAGAGCGACAGATATTCAATTGGCCCACCCACTACTCCAGCACCGGAATGGGAATGAGATGGCAGATATCTACGTAAACTGGAAAGTGTCATGTCAGGTTTGTGAACAGACTCCAACCGTCAGCGATACCGGACTATGCGGAGTCTGCTGTTTCGGGAGTGCATCAGAAATTGATTGGTGGAAAGACGTAAGGCCAATAGCCACACCGGAAGGAGGAGAGAAGTGTAAAACATGTTGCCATTTAGATCTTATATGCTCAAAGGGGAAGCACACAGACAATAATGGTGAGTGTGCATATTACTTATTAGCCCCTCCACCACCGGTTGAACAGGAGCCAGTAGGAAATTGCTCAAAGTGCGGCGGTATCGTCTACTTGGACCTTGAACGAAGCGGTGAGACACCGGAATATTACTGTGAGCACTGCTGTGAAGCCCACGCCCCTACTGTGGAGCCTGACCGAGTAATCGAAGACAAGGCCAAAGATCGGAAGCATTTGATTCAAGGGCTGGCCGATGAGATACGGAAGATACCCAGAGCAATCAAGGTGATCGAGAGTGATACTCGATATCTCGCAAATACCAGAATTAAAGACATCACCCGACACCTACGGGACGCACGAACCTTGATACTTGATGCACCACGAAAAGAGCAAACTGATGACCAATAAATCCCCCGCCCCTGCTCCCGATAGTCCTGAGGGAGAGCAAGTACCGAAATGGAGAGACGGGCGATGCCTGAAGCATGACCGGACTCTCGACTACGACCACCAGCGACTGATGGACTACTGTATTGATTGCTTCAGTGAATCAGTAACAGGCAGACCTGTCATCCCAGATGCCCCTGCCGTGGAGCCATCTAGAGTGGAGGAGCGGATGGAATGGCGCCAGAAAATGACGGATATCCTGAACGATGGTCGCAACCGCCTGACCGAAGATGACGCCTCTGATTGTCTTGACTGGTTTCTGCACCACGAGACAAAGATTCAGAGGCTTGAGGGTGAACTTGAGGCGGCAGAGCAACACACCAAGATAGTCAACGAAAGGCATTATCCCGCCCCTGAGGAGCCTGACCGAGTGGAGGAGATACGGAAGCGTTATGAGAGTGACGTTAGAATCGCTGAAGAGGGGGCAAAGAATGGAAATAGTAGTAATTATCTCGGACCGTCAGATGTTGCTATTGGCGATCTCCTCTCCAAGATCACCGCACTCGGTGAGCAGGTGGAGGAATTAGATGAAATGCTGACATTGGAAGCGGCCCACTCTAAGAAACTCCAGGCCAGATGCGCCAACACGGAGAGAGTGGTAGAGACGGCGATCGAGTGGGATGTCTGGAAGCGTGAACATGCGGCAGAGACACACGACTACCACGCAGAGAAGCAGGAACAGAAACTCAGTAATGCGGTCGGGGATTATATCTCAGCCCTTGCAGGTACAGAGGAGGTGGAGAATGAAGAAATATAAATATAAACGTATATTATTAATAGGGAATGTGGTATTGATACTAGGCTTATCGCTAATATTAAATCACACCCAGAAAATTAATCACCAATTACAGAATATAATTAACGAACAACAAATTTTGGTTACAGAACAAATATTAACAATTTCATCGCTATTACAAATTGTTAATAAGTCGATTAAATTTAATGCCCCAGGCCAAGCTTATGAATCAATTTCGCGGTGGTCACGAGCATTTAATCTTGATCTAGACTTCATGTTAGCATTGGGCAAACATGAATCAAATTTTTATCAATGGAAGCAAGGAAGGAATAAAGAAGTTGGTATAATGCAAGTTAAATTAATAGCGGCTCAAGACATTATATCAGACATCACAGAGGGAGAATTGTGGGAAATAGATACAAATATTATGATAGGGTGCAATTATTTTCGTATGCTATTAGATCGATACAATGGAGACTACAGGCTTGCGGCCACAGCCTACAATAGGGGACCAGGCTCTGTTGATTTAGCCATACGACGTGGCAATGATCCAACCAATGGGTATTATAGCCGTGTTGCTGCGATAGCGAGGTTTAGCCAGTGAACCGATTCAGCATTGCTAAAAGGTGTTCTGGCACATTTTTTACAGGGGTGCATTGGGACAATATCCACATATATTTACTCGATGTGCTGTCGGGTGCGATTCTTCATAGGAGACAGCTCATGCAACATGCTGTTAGATACAAATACACCGCTAAAGGTGTTATCGTTCGCAAGACTAATGAAGAGGTATTAGACCCATCTATTATCCGCATTGCTGATTTCCTTCGTCCACTTAAGCCCGCTGGTTCATTCAAACTTCGCGAAGATGGCAGAATTACAACCAAGGTTTTACAGGATGGTATATGGGTGGACATAGAATTTAATATTTGTGACATGGATACAAAAAATGTGCAAGACTGCATAAAATTAAATAGTGAGGGGGCGATTAATGGAGAACACAATACCAATTAGGTGTAGTGGGGTGGAATTAGAAGATGGGTCGATTAAATATGCGCAGGGGCATATTCCAATTCGGTTGGTTAAACCCTTTAATAAAACACAAATTATACGATGTGAAGCCTGCCAAAAATTATATCGCAGACTCAGACAACAACGACGAGTTGCGGATTCATCTTTAAATAAATCACCAGAAATTCAAAAACTATTAAAAAGGTGTGAAGAATTATCTCCATATGCTATGGGCACAGACAAAAGAACAATTACAACATTCATGGCGGATTTTTAGGCTGATTTTGGAGGAATTTAAATGCCGCGTAACCATGCAGAATGGTTCTACAGACTCAATAGGCAAGGTACAGAATTGTTACGAAGTGCATCTGCCTATCGGAATAATGAAGGTAAAAGACAGCGATGCGAGAACGATTTTGTTGAATTGTTGTTTGATGATAGGGTAATGCGCGAATATATAGATCCCTGTATTCGTAGATGGAAACGGATGAATTTTAGGTGGGGATCGGTTATTCAAGATACAGAAATTGAAGCATGGTTTTGGGAAGGCGTTGCTAAACACCTTTCTAAAATCAAACCAACGCCAATGCCACTCCGATTTATTATTATTAAAGCGGGGACATGGCATATAATGGAACAAAGGCGCAAAAGGTTTGCCAAAGAAATAATGCAACACTGCCACACCTGTGATTATAGATGTGGGCTTAATGTGCGATCTAAATTGTTACAGCAGAGAAAAACGGTTATTAATGATACACCGTTTCCCGAATCATTGTCAACTAAATCATACTTAAAAACTCCAGCGGATGATGAGCTAACTGGTAATACCGTATGGATGTGTCCAAATTGTGGCGGTATAGATGTTGAGACATATCCAAGATTAATAACAGCGGGGATGGATGAATTATCAGAATTTTCAGTTAATGATACTGTAACTAGGACTGAGGACGGAGGGCTCGTTACAGATTTAACACATATTGTAGAAGTTATGCGCACAGAAATATCAGACATGATATTGGACCCAATATCTGCAGAACTTTTAATAAAGAAATTTAGACAAGAGAAACTAAAGAAAGGAACAAGGGACGAAGGGCTATTAAATCTCTTGTTGGGTGAAGATAAGAATATGTGTGAACAATGCGGAATGTTGTGTCAAGGGGCAATACAATACGATCAATGTCAAAACAAAATAGCGAAGATTGCGGAGTACTGGAATACGTCAGAAAACAATGTAAGTATTAGGTTACGTATTTTGCGAGATAAGATTAAACAATACACAGATGAATTAGCATTACAGGACAGAATGGCAGAAGTTACGCGAGCATTGGATAGGGTAGTTGTCACATAAAGGAGGAGCAAGGTGTATGAAGAGGTCGAAGCCAAATTAGAAGTTAGGTGTGATGGCTACATTGACCCAATTACAAATAATGTAACATATGCCGAAGATTGTATGGGTAGATTAATGGTCCCCAGACAATCTATAGATCGAGCAAGGCATGTGTGTTCGAAATGTCATAAAGAATATTGTAAGAAAAAGCGCGATGCACTTAAACAATTCCCTCTGGTGCGATTTCTGTTGACTCGTGAGGCACAAGACCGCGCAAGTGCATTAATAATGGAACATAAAGAAAACATACCTAAGACAGAGTTTGATGAAGCAATAAAGCGAATTAAACTAGGAATACAGCCAAAAATCATCAAGATGTCACCATTTTAGATAGAACGAACACCAATTCTTTTTACGGCATATTCACATCAGCCAATACTAGAAGTAGATAGGGCGGCACTCGTGCCGTTGTTCATAGACACAATACTTTACCACGGAGGTTATTACCAGTGGCGGAATCAACAGCAACCAAAATCACAAAAACGGGCACCATCCCGATTAGGTGTGAAGGATACATCGATGAAAATGGTAAAAAGCAATTTGCTGAGGGCCATGAGGATATTAGGCTTCTTGCCGTGCCTAACCCATCTGTTACGCGATGTGAAGCATGTCAGAAAATGCATGCGAAAATACAGCATCGTAGTAGGGGTGCCAATAGGCGCAAGGCACAGACTGTTAAGCGTCTCAAAGAGCAGACAACGAACGCTGAAAAGACTCTCAAGGATATGGGAGACGATCTCACGAAAGAGCAGAAGAGCAATCTCGAAGCCGTTGTTAAAACATCGAAAGCTGAGTTGGCTAAAATGGGTACCAAGTAGTAGGTTAATATACATACGCTTGATCGCATTTGTGGGCATAGTGTGCCATATCTAAACAGTAATGGCACACTATGCCCACAATCATGTTGGAGGTGGGCGATGTCAGACTTAAATGTGTTTTCAATTGAAGACATGGAACGAGTTGTTTCGACATGGATACGTTATAGTCTTGGTACACTGATCCTCATTCAAAATAGGCTTGCGGAAATTGAAGTAATCGACACAGACCTTACAAATGGATTGGACAACATAAATAAAGCAATTTCTGACCAACTTGAGTGGTTAACGGGTATGCTTTCAGAGGAGAACAATCAAGCACCAATAATACATAATGCAGGAAAAGAGTTTGCAAAGCTGGGGATATATTTGGAGGAGAAGGTAAACGCAATACCAAAGACGGAGGATCAATATGGCGGAGCTTGAGCCAGTAGATTTTGAAAGAGCCAAACCATTGGGTCGCAGAGTGGTTGTTCGGAGGGAAAAAGCTCCACCACTACCACATGGGCTTATAGCCCCAGATTCAGCAATAGCCTTTCATAGACGATGGACTGCAAGAGTTCTGGCAGTTGGAGTTGGGGTGTTGGACCCAGAAATAAAGAAGGGTATGCGAGTATTGATAGACCCATTTGTTGGCGGTAGTAAATTGGATCGTATTGAGCAAGACGATATGGAAATGTTTGTACACGAAATGGATATTGCGCTTCACGTAACGGATGAGGAGGTAGATATCATATGCCAGGCCTAATGCGAAAACCGACAAACATTGATGAGGCAGTCCAATTTATAAAGGCTGTCACATTAGAGACAACACCAGATGGACCACATCCACAATTAGCCGATTTAGTGGAAGCGCTAATTGGCCGTAGTTTACAGAGTGTCGAACGGGAATTGGTAATTGAGAAATGGCTACTTGGCACACTTCCATAAAGGATAACAACATGTATAATACAGATGGAAGAGAAGGGGTCATTAGTCGTCCGGAACGTAGGGCTGTAGTAAATAAAGAAGACTTGGAATTAATTTGCGAAGTGGCATATGAAGCAGCAATGCAGAGTGCAGATGCCGAGTATGCCAGTAATCTCAAGAATATTATTATAGATGTACGCGAAGATGTGAAATTACGGAAATCACTCATAGTTGGATCATTGCTTGAAATATTCTACTTTCCAATAGATCACCCGATAATTACTAAATGCATATTGCTAATGGAGGCGGGTATTCTATTAGCCTGTATGTCATTATGATAAATATGATAGAGGATTATGATAGATATACTATGGTGATAACGATAGATATTTCTTGTTTTGGGTATCTAGATGAAGAAGGTGAAATACAGTTTGCGCATGGACATGTGCCATATAGACGAATTCGGGTTCAAGATCAATCAAAGATTAGCAGATGTAGAGCGTGTCAGGCGGAACATCGTAGGGTTTATAATCGAATATTAATCAAAGACAAGAGAGAAGACGAGGAATGAAATATAAAGCAGAGATGCTGTTTCCAGATGATGAGCAAGAATTACTTGATAGTGAAGAAATGCTTAGGGATAGCGATCATGAGTTTGTGTTAGCGCGTGTAGGCGATTGGTTTAAGCACAATGATGCTAGAATCCAGGCCAATGAAAAAGCAAAAACAGAAGAAAAATTACGTAACGAGCAGGCGACTACGCTTTTGAAATTACTTGGTACATCTATCGTATTAGAAGCAGAAGATGGACGGGCATTGTATCTTACAACAAAGAAAAATACATCTAGCTCATGGAAAGACGCATTTGAGTATTTGATATCCGCTATGGAGACCGGCATAGAAAAATATGAAGGCGATGTTATGATCACTAAAAAGGCGGTAATTAAACTAATGAAAGATAGGGCGGATAAAGCCAAATTTTTATACACTGGTAATAGTGAGACTGTTGATACCGCCAAGATGATAGACGCTATAAAAGTTGCTGGGTTACAACCAGATGAGAAAATGGAGATCATTTACAGACTCACGAGTGGAGAATGAGATGACTGGAAGACAGAGACGTGCTTTATCGATGTAGTTGCATGGGAAGGTTTAGCTGAGAGAGTGTATGAAAGCACTGCTAAAGGCTCACTTGTATTTGTAATGGGCAGGCTGGTCAGCAGTGAATGGGAGACAGAGACGGGCGAGAAGCGTACACAGATAGAGATCAGGGCAGATCGTATTCAGGTATTGGAGAAGAGACCTGATCAGGAAGAATTACCTCTTGATGGTCTTAAAGAAGAGGAGCGTATGGAGGTTGGGTATGGCCATGAAGACCCCACGTGGTCTATTATGGAGGAACTTGAGCGAGAAGGTAAGGCCGAATGGTACGCCAGCCATGAGCCAGTCACCGAGAACAGAGGAGGAGAGTAGGATGTACAATTTAACTATTATTATTGTTGGCTCCGAAGCCGAAGAATATGCTGCTTACTACCAGGAGTACCCAGGCTGTATCGCTGAAGGAGCCACCCAACATGAGGCATTGAGTAACCTGAATAGACTCAGCGATGCGTTCTTCCGAGCATTAACAATAATCGGTGGAGCGAACAAAACCAGCAATTCCGGTGATACAACCGTGCTTACTATGGAGCCCAAACAGCCAGCCGCACCGGGAGGAGGAGAGAAGTGAGTCTTAGGTATAAAGCCAAACATTGGCCGAGATTATTTAGGCGATGGATCGGACGAAAGATGTTTCAACTACGACACGGATTCGATTATGCCGACACATGGTGCCTGTTCTATGCGCAGGCAAAGTGGCTTTTGCCGCGACTGCGCCACTTCAAAGAATTTACTGGTGGTCATCCATTCGACATTACACAAGAAAAATGGGTAGAGATTATCGAACAGATGATAAGAGCCTTTGAATTGTCTATTATGGAAGGGGATGGCGATATACTCACAGAGGACGAGTATGTTGAGGTTGACAGGGGGCTCCACCTGCTTGCCGAGTGGTACTTTCACCTTTGGAATTGAGGAGGGGTGATGAACCTACGCCCTATGAAGCCGTTGACTCCGCTAAAGTCGGTTGATGGGCTGCGAACCTGCTGGAACTACGAGCCGTGCGAGGCGACCCGCGTCAGAGTGATTGTTGGTCCATGCGAGGTATCTACCTACTGGCATAACGGACTCGAAGGAACCGAGCGCGAGGCCGTCAAGGTATGGAGCGACAGATATCCAGAACAGGAACCGTTCTACATCGACAACGAGGACGGGTCTGGCTGGCGGAAAGTAACGAACGGTGGTGGACCCGATATGCCCCATCGGAGCTTACCTGTTGAGCGGGAGGTAGACCAATGACTGATTGGAAATGGTGTGAAGATTGTGGGAAAAGATATCTCGGTAATTGTTCATGTAAAACCAATGATTCACCTGACTCTATGGACTGTGTCGATCCAGGTTGTCCGTCATGCAATACCCCGGAAGAAGTGGCGGCATGGAATCAAGTGCCCCCCGCCCCTGCTCCCGATAGTCCTGCGGAGCAAGAGAAAGTCTGGATCGATGTATTGGAATACAATGAAATCAGCATCTTTATCAATGGGATGCTAATTTGGGGGCCTGAACACGATGGACGCGAAAAGGTATTACTCGGTATTCATGTTGACCGTGTGAAAATCGACGAAGCGCTGAATAACGGACCACTCGCCGCCCCTGCTGAGGAGCCTGGCCGAGTGGAGGAGATACGGGAGTATGTCGAACGTGCAGAAACCCCCTCATGGCAGAAATCTCTCAGTGGAGCAGAAAGACAATGGGTGGCTTATTGTCGCATCCTCCTCTCCCACATTGACTCACAGGCCCAGACCATCGCTCGCAAGGATGCGGTCATACGTGATTGCATCGAAGGCATGGATGACCTGATTGCTGAATCGCATGGAGTCGATGGATTGCACCTAAACGGCGAAGTGGCAACATGGGAAGAACTCGGACCGCAAGGCGACTTCGGTGAATGGCTGGAATGGCTAACGAAGGCCAAGCTGTTTCTCACCGCCCACGACTCAGGAGGTAGCCATGAGTGACCACTGGAGTAGTAAACTGGAGAAACTTCACGCCTGCTCAGAAGCCGTTGAATGGGCGAGAGATTACAAAACCTTGGCAGAAGCATGGCAAGAGTGCAAACGAGGCGACTGGATGCTCTGGCTGGCAGGTGCTGTATGCGGTAAGCCCGAGAGCAAGAGCCGCAAGGTGCTGGTATCTGCTGCCTGTGAGTGTGCAAGGACAGCATGGAAGTGGATGCCGAAAGAAAACAAGAAGGCCGTTCAGGTAGCAGAGAAGTGGGTAACCGGCGAGGCTACGCTGGATGAAGTACGTGTCGCCGTCTATGCCGCCGATGCCGCCTATGTCGCCGTCTATGCCGCCGATGCCGCCGTCTATGTCGCCGATGCCGCCGCCTATGTCGCCGTCTATGCCGCCGATGCCGCCGTCTATGCCGCCGATGCCGTCTATGCCGCCGATGCTGCCAATGCTGCCGCCGATGCCGTCTATGCCGCCGATGCCGCCGACAAGCGCAAGGAGTGGCTGGCAAGATGTGCCGACATCGTACGCAAGCACTACCCGAAGCCGCCGAGGATGAAGCCATGAGTGAGAGAAAGCCGAGAAGGTTGACTGTCGTGATAGGTAATTATGGCGCACTGGTACACACCGGCGTCGGGCCTGATTTCAGAAGGGTCACGATCTCGCTGACTGAACTTCAGAGCAAGCTGCTGACCCTGAAGAAATACGAGGATTACCACACAACATTCGTCGAGCCGGTCGAGCCGACAGGATAAGGGGTGAGCCATGAGTGATAGAGAACAGGAGATAGAAGTGAAAACCGATGGATACCATGCCGTCAGATTTAGGAAATCACCGACAAAGGCGTGGCACTATCTCGATGAAGCAACGGGCAACTGGATGATCGTGGATTCTGAACTCGCAGAATTGGCACTCTCCAAAGCTTCCACACTCGGTGAGCAGGTGGAGGGACTACAAGACGATGTACGAGAAGCACGATTCAGTGGGGCGAGAGAGCGCAATAAGCTCGCAGGGGCAATCATCGACCTAATGGAGAAGCATGGCTTGTCTGGTGAGCAGGCTGACTGGGAGTTTCTTGATGCCATTGACCGACAAGAATTACTGTCAGCCAAGTGTACGGAATTGCGGAGTAAACTTATCCTTACCGAAGAAGAAAAGGATGAGGCTGTTAATGAATGGCACAAGTGGCAAGCCAGGTGCGCCAGCATGGAGAAAGAACAGAGAGAGATACAGGAAGCAATCAATACATTCGGATCATTTCCTGCTATAGAGTGCATCAAAACGATACTCAGTCGCTCAATTATTGTAGGTATAGAGGAGCCAAAGTGAACGAAACACAAGAGGGACCAGAACGCGATAAATGTGTTAGTTGTGGTGCTGACACACCACACCACCCATCAACACACATCAAAAGTCGCAATTTTTATATAGAGGGTGTTGGACAGTTGTGTAAAAAATGCTATATCGATATTTACGTAAGGGGTGAAACTAAATGAGCTTTATCGAACTGGCAAATTCGCGTAGAAGTATTAGGAAATTCACAAATAATCCAATCGCTGATGAAGACGTTGAACAAATTTTAGAGGCTATGATGATTGCCCCTAGTGCGGGGAATTTACAAAGTCGTAGATTTGTTTTTGTAACTAACAAACGCATACAAAGAGAGCTGGCAGAGGCCAGCCTTAAACAGATGTTCATAGGAGACGCACCATTAGTGATAGTTGTGTGCGCCGATTTGCAGCGTAGTGCGGCAAAGTATGGCGTACGTGGTAGTTCTCTTTATGCGCTTCTTGATGCGGCGGCAGCAATACAGAATGGGTTACTAGCAATCCACGATATGGGATTAGGAGCGTGTTGGATTGGGGCATTCGATGAAATTCAGGTGGAAGGTATACTTGGATTACCAACTTGGTTGCGACCAATAAGTATAATTCCAGTTGGGTATCCGGATGAAAATCCGGCTAAAGCATTACTTCTACCACCATCGGATGTGGTATTCTATGTCTTGGAGGGTGACAATGATTGATAGATACATGGATTCGAGGATAGAAACAATATGGGGCGACCAAATAAAATGGGAGTTAGCTACCACATACGAAATGGCTATGTTGGCTACTATTACAAAATCAGACGACCACATAAATGAGCACGCTATAATTGGATTATGCCATGGGCTTTTAGATAATTCAGACTATACTAATAAATTAGTGGAACGAATTCACATAGAGGAACAGCGTACTGAGCACGATGTCATGGCATTTATAAATGTACTCGATTTGGCGCTAATGGGCAAACTACCTGATCATATAAGAAATTTGTTACATTGGGGGGCCACATCATCTGATGTGGTTGATTCTGTACAAGAAATACAATCGGCGTACTCGACGTGGGTGGTTGCTTGCGAATTAGATAATTTAATACATATATTGGAGAATAAAATAATACAATATGCTGGTCAGCCAATGTCGGGACGTACACATGGTGTCCATGGAGCATATATTACATTAACACACAAATTGTTTAAATACTATTATCTACTTAAGAAAATCGCTGGTGCGTTTGACGGTCAAGAATTTTATTTTAAGGCTAGTGGCCCAATGGGTTGCCATGAGTTTATTACAAGAGACATGGAAAAACAAGCAAAAGACACATTTATGAAATTAGCCCTAGGGAGAAAATATGATGTGTCTATACACTATCCCTTTGAAGTGTGGCAAGCAACCGATCAAATATTGCCAAGAATGATACAATATGGCAGATCAACAATGCTGGCAGGTCTGTCTTCTATATTGGCGCAACTAGCGATGGAAATTAGGCACCTACATCGCACAGAGGTAGCAGAGATATTAGAGGCAAGGCCATCAGCATCATCTGGGTCGTCAGCCATGCCACATAAAAAGAATCCAATTACGTGTGAAAGAATATGTGGTATGCATCGACTAATGAAATCATACACAATGGTCACACTCGATAATACGCAGCTTTGGCACGAGAGAGATATTTCACATTCGTCTACAGAAAGAGTAATAATAGAAGATTCATATCATACAATACTACATATGCTAACAAGCATGACCAAAGTAATAAAAACGATAGACGTCGATACTGAGCGGATACAAGATAATATAGAGACATATCACATACAAGCAGGGCATTGGTCATATTATATGCTGAATCTATTAACTAAGCGTGGGTTTGGTAGAGAAGAAGTTTATGAATTTATAAAAAATGATTTTCCACTTGATATAGAAAAGTGTGGCGGGTTATGGCTTGCAATGGTGGATTCAGCATATTTGCGCGAAAGATTTGCTACGCAGGGGTTAGATTTGAACGAATTTGTTGCGGAAATGCGGGAATATATGGTGGAATATACTGCGTTGTTCAGGGATGAAGCCGCAATTTTAGAGGTGTTGAAATAATAAAAATTTCTTCCTGACATATTTTCGACCAATATTTTCTCAGCGAACATAAATAGCTGGACTTTGCGAGGGAGTATTATAATGCCCAATCAGTGTGTAGACATAGTAGTTGGATTACAATATGGTTCTGAGGGGAAGGGTAGACTGGTTGAGAGGATTGCGAAGAATTATGCGATCCACGTTAGAACCGGTGCCCCAAATGCTGGACATAAGGTGTGGACGCCAGATCGATCACAACAACATGCTTTTCAAACAATCCCATGTGGTGCGATGGAAGCAACAACAAGCGAGTTGGTTATTGGGCGAGCCGCTATGATTATTGAATCACAGCTTTCCAAAGAGATTGATTGGCTTACAGAGGCCAATACGCCTGTAGAAGATAGATTATGGATTGATCACTATGCAATGATTATCGAACAAAAACACATCAATGCAGAACATGCTAAGGGCGATAAAGATCAAGACATGTCTGATCGTATTGGTAGTACGCGTGAGGGATGTGGTGCGGCATTGTCTGATAAGGTATGGCGTAGACAAGATCTAAAATTTGCCAAAGATTGTGATTGGCTTGAGCCATATTTAATAGATACTGAAGCCTTTTTAAACCAGGCGGTTGATGATAACAAGCCTATTTTGTTGGAGGGGACGCAGGGCATGGGACTAAGTCTACATCATACCCAGTGGTGGCCATTCTGTACTTCCAGAGACACGAACGCATCTAATTGGTTAATGGAGGCGGGGCTTTCTCCAAGGGTGGCGAGAAATGTGTTTGGGGTTGCTAGAACGTTTCCGATTCGAGTCGGTGGAAATTCGGGGCCTACAGGTGGGAAAGAACTAACATGGAAGCAAATCACAAAAATGTCTGGCTCTCCTGAATCATTAAGTGAGAAAACGACCGTAACTAAAAAGATTAGGCGCATATTTACATGGTCAATTGAAGACATGGACAAAGCTATGGCTATAAATAGGCCGCAGGCCATATGTCTTAATTTTGTAGATTATATTGATTGGGCCAATTATAGCATACAGGAATGGGATGCCTTGACGATTGAGGTCCAATCATTTATCGAGGATATAGAAGCACGGTATCCCGAATGTGTGGTTGGATGGGTCGGTACAGGGCCGTTTTACGATCACTTTATTGATAGGGGAATTTTTAATGGGTAAGATCGGTGCATCTGCAAGCGCAAAGATAAATAGAGGGAATTATCAATCAGAAGATTTTAGTATGTGGGTAGAGCATGAGGTATCCACAGATGATCCAGAGGAATTGATAGAAGAAGCCAAAGAACTGCAAAAGCGGATCAGAATAGATCTTTGGGCGAATATTACGGAAACAGGAGGAATGGAATGAGTTGGCCAACTGTACTAGGTGAGGGATCGAGTACCCCATATGTGGCATTTGATGATAACAAAGATTACACAGTTCGCATTCTTAGTGATGAACCACTTAGTATGTGGATGTATAGGGTGCCGGAAGTGTTTACTGTGGATGGTGAAGGAAAGAAGAATATTCTGCGACAATTCCGTACATTTTTAGCAAATCCAGATTATGAGCGTGGGGTCGATTATGCTGGTTTGAATGGTATGGAAGATCCGATGTGGGATCAGCTTGCAAAGGATGATAAATATTACAATTCTGGACCGAAGGAAGGTCAGCCACTTCATTTTGCAAGAACTGTGGTCCACGTGCTCCCTGTTTGGAATCATACCACCGGGAAAGTCGAATTTTTGAAGGGTGGTAATATGCTTTACAAGGATCTTCACGAGATTAAAGAGAAGCGTGGGTCCCTTGGCAAGCAAGACATAATTGTGACGAAAAAGGTACAGAAGGGGATGGAACGTCGACGCGGAACAAAATATAGTGCATTTGCAGAAGGTGAGACCGAATTCGATTGGTCAGTGATGGATGCAGATGTCGATGGCATGGAAATTGGGGAATTCGTAGAAGGGCTGTTTGCTTTAGCATTAAAAGCAGAATTACCACAGAGTCATGATTATGTGCACAAATATGTGCGTGGTGAAATCACTGGTAAGGAACAAAAGGCAATTGTGGCTGGTGTTGGTGTGGCTTTACCACCCGATATGCAAAACGCAGATAAAGTTGCCCCTGAAGCCAGTACTCCTGCTGTGACAGAAGTCGTGGATAAATCTTCCGTTCCGGAGGAGACGGCGGAGGAGTCGAAACCCGAAGAATCCACTTCATCTGGGGCTGGTGTTGATATTTTTGCAAAAGCTAAGGCAGCTAGGGAAGCCAAAGATGCAATCCCATCAATGTCGTTACAGGACGCATTGGCTACGATTTATCCAGTAGGTGGTAAAGATGTTAAGGGGTTGACGCTTGGTGAGGTCATTGCGCTCAAAGGTATTGGCCGAATGAAATGGACTTACAACAATGTGAAGGGAAGTCCAGAGGCGTTGGCGGCTAAGGCTGCAGCAAAAGTGATCTGGGATGCCTGCGAAGCAGATAAGACACTTGGGGCTACGTTGGAAGCCGCAACTCCGAGTACCCCTGAAGCAGAAGAAAATGGCACTGGCATCATTGATTGCGATACAATGATTAATGAGGTTGGAGAGAAGGTAAGTACCATGTCAGATGACAAAGCTGCCGAGGTTGCGGATATTCTCGAGGAGATAGCGGCTAAACACAAGATTGATGGCGATGCTGTCTATAATTATAATGCGTGGACAGATGATGCCATTATTGATCTGCATACGAAGATTTGTGGCTAATGGGGTGGGAATCTGTCAAAGGACAGTCCGATAATTGGGAGCCAGTGGGTGAGATAGATGCAATTATATATCATAAAAGAGTAAATGGCAAGCGATTATCAGATATGGCAGATGATGCTGAATTAGCACACTATCTTGAATGGATGTTTGATCATGGGGTTAAGACATGGGGTGAGGCACTGTTTAATAGGGTGGCATTCTGGTATGATGCCGCCCTAGTAAATGGCATGTATGATCAAAATTGTGATCCTGACCTTGAGTCGCATCCAGGCAACCCAATACACTATGTGGGATAGGTGATATGGCAGATAAATCATTAGAAGCGATTTTATCGAGACAATATCCAGGTATGTTTGAACATAGGCAGGGTCGGCTAATAATACCAACAGGGATTTTATCATTGGATTTGGCCCTTGGGACTGGTGGGTTTGTTGGTGGGCGCATGGGGCTTACGTGGGGTGATCAAGGCACGGGTAAAACAATGTTGGGGTTATGTACGATAGCCAGGATCCAAGAATTACAGCGCCGACAATATGAGGATTTTATAGGTAAAAAATGTGCCATATTAGATGTGGAGGGAGCACTGGACGAAGACTTTATGCGGGCGTGCGGCGTAGATCCAAACGATCCAAACCTATTATGGATATCTGGCAGGGATCTAACGTCCGGGATTAAGGAATTAGATGGGCGTCCACTTACTGGCGAGGAATGGTTTGACATAACAAATCAGCTAATTCGATCGGGCGAAATTATTTATATTATGAAGGATTCTATCACGGCTTTGGTGCCAGCACAGATTATGAAATCAAAAACAGTTGATCAAGCCGCAAAGAAAGCAGCATTGGCTCAACTAACTTCTGCACAATTGCAAGTCACAAACGCGGAAATCCAGCGACAACCAGGTTGCTACCTTAATTTAGTAGCGCAGAGTCGACAGAAACCAATGGTTATGTTTGGTCCGTCGGAACAAGCTTCGGGTGGAACCGCACCATCGTTTTATGGAACATACGTGTTTCGAGTTAAGCGTATTAAGCAATATTGGGCCAAATATTTTATAGATGAGGACAGCAAGGCCATTGAAAAAGAAGTAGCCGTTGATATACGATTATTAATTGAGAAAAATAAAACGGCAGCGAAGAGTGAACCTATTGAATTCCACGTGGATTTTGGTACTGGTGTGGATGTGATCGATGATCTTGTAAAGACAGCACGACATCTGGCCGTAATTAAGACGGATAGTTCATATCTCAGCTACGGTGATATTAGGGCCAATGGGGTTGTAAAGTTTAAGGAAGCTTTAGACCCAGATGTTATAGAGACCATCAGACAAGAAACCCTAAATAAGATGAAACTTGTTCTGCAGGGTGGCCCGGCTAGTGTGTCCGAGGAGGAACCTGAGGAATAATGGCATCTACAGCCTGGAAGGGGATGGAACGATGGGTCGCTAAGCAGCTCGGACTAGAACGGCAAATCGGGTCTGGCTCACATGGGCATTCTGAGGCTCGAGAAGGTATGCTTGGTGATGTGGTGCATGTAATTACCACTGAGGTGATGGGCACAACGGTACGAATACCCGGAAATCTATTAGGAGAATGTAAACAACGTGATGGTGAGCGAAAAACCAAGCTTGGCCGATCTCTTGGGCCAAGAACTCCGCATCCCTTCCCAAAGTTTGAATACGGGTGGTTGCTTGAGGCAAGAGGCGATGCAGAAAGATTGTCGATCAGATTCCATTTTGTTGCCTACAGCCGTAAGTACGACCTACGTGACAATACACTTGTGGCCATTGATGCAGATAGCTTATGTCTTTTACAGCAAATGGGAAGAGGTACAGAAGCTTATTCGACAGACCATTATGAAGTGGATAGAACAACACGCTCAAGAGATGACAGATCCCCCACTAATGGATTTAGACTCGATTGGGAGCGAATGGTTAGGAACGGGCGAATCACGCACTTACGCAGACGGTATGATTCGGACATGGATGCGTTTGCCATTATGAAAATCGGTGTGTTCAAAGAAATCGTAGAAGCAGCAAACATCATAATTAATGAGAAGATATGAGACAATATAATGTAACAACAGTGAACATCCTTAGTATTTCAGCTAGTGATACCTTAGTCCCATTCATAGAACAAGAAAAATTATTAATAGGTGATGCGCCGAATAGTCTAGATTGGATTAAGAATAATTTGGATGAAATTGTTCGTATGTATGGTGATACATATAATCTTCTAAGTCTCTTGTCATCATTGTGGGGAGAGTGCGCAATATCGGCAAGGATATTTCGGGTAAACAAGCAGACTGATGAATACGAAGATGCGAAAGCAAAAGCAGAATACATATACCGTGAATATCAGACGGTCGCCACATTACATCAGACGTTAAATAGATATATCACACTATCTCGGGATGAACGAGATATGGGTTGGGTACCTATAGAACAATCTTAATAAAAAATTTATCGGCAATAATGCTACTCTAAAACTAGTTATTGATACTTGCGTAATTAATAAGGAACACATTTTTTGTAGATAGATACTAAGTAGAAACGCTTAGTGTGGATAATTTTTCGGCACTGCTTCTAGTGCCAATAGATGGAATATGCAAGACGATGTGCTTTTTGTGGTATGTGATTTTGGGGATAGGCAGGGATCGTCTGGTTCCGCACCACCAGGCAAACCACTTCCTAATTGCCCTCCAAGCAAGCTTATCCCCATTGTTCTTTGACTGTTGGGAACGGATGACTGAACAACAGGCCTTTGTCTAGAGGCATCTGGCCCGAGGCCTAACTGGTGTTCTACGAGCCGGTAAGGTGATCCTTCAAAGAAGAGGCTTAGCGGCCTCACGTCGGTGGACTGGAGCAACCCATCGGCAGCATCGTTAAACCTGAGAGGGGCTTTACGCTACCCGGGATTATCGATAGCCCAACCGGAGGCAGTTTGGCGTTAATCCTACTAGGGATGGATCGTGGCGCTGAACTTGTGGGTACTCCCCAATCCCACTCCGTTCCCACTTATTTTACATACGATCTACCATACTGGTAGAGTGGCGGAGGTAGTAAGAGGGGCAAGGAGGAAACTCCTTGCCCCTCTATTTATATGGTAATTTTGTAAATCTATCTTTCGAACCGATAGTCATCTTGACACTTAGCTTGGGAACTGGCCCGATTTTGGGTAGATAGGAAAATTGCTAGAGAGATTCAATATCGAGACCCTTCTTTTTATATTTTTATAGTCCATCCAAAACATAACAATACTAAAACATGATAACAATTAAGATAAATAACACACATGGGCAAATCATGGGTGGCATTGAGGAGCAGATTGCTAGGAAATTATATAAAAGCTGTAGTTTTAGACAGGATGGATTTCAATTTTCTAGACTATATAAAAGTGGCAGGTGGGATGGATATACACGATTATTAACTAAAAAAAGATTAAAATTCCGGATTGGCTTATTGCCGAAAATCATAAAAGAACTATGGCCTTTAGAATATGAGCTAGAAGACGAATCTACATATTCAGACCCGAGCCTAGACTTATCCTATGTTGGGGGCTTGACCCTTGTAGATTTTCAACGTGGTTGTGTTGATACTGCAGTTCAATCTATGCGTGGATTGATTTCGTTACCAACTGGCACAGGCAAGACGTTAATTATGGCTAACATGATTGCGGAACTTCAACGTAAAACGTGTTTTATTTGTGATGAATTAATTCTTATAGATCAGGCTCGAGAAACCCTGCGAGAATGCCTAGGAGTACCGATAGGTGAGATATCTGGCAGGGATTTTGATATTCAAGACATTACGGTTTGCTCAGATCAGAGTTTGTGTGCTGCATTGGATCTTAAATATGAGGGACGTGTGATTAAGGGCAACATAGAATATAAACGAGAGATTTTGGCTTTTATCGAGGATACAGAAGTAGTAATGGTTGACGAGTGTCATATAGTGCCCGCCAATTCAATATTTGATCTGCTATCACATTTTAAGAAATCCGATCATGTATTCGGGGCAACCGCAACCCCATACAGGCTTGACAAAAGAGATCTAATGATGGAGGCCGCGATCGGCCCAATTATATATGATGTTGGATATAAAATGGCATTTGAATCTGGGTTAATCTTGAAACCCGAATTCAAGTTTATCGAGGTTCCGGAGGCGGATTTTAAGAAAGAATGGGGGGCAGTTGGGGAAAATAAATTAACTGCGTATAATGAAATTTATTCAACACAGGTGGTAAATAATTCAAGTAGAAATGCCATGATTGCTGATATGGTAGTTAACGAGGTAGATAGTGGGAACATAGTGCTGATTTGTGTTAAGCAGATTGAGCATGGGAAAGAAATCACGCGCCAAATTAGAGGATATGGGGTTCAAGCGGAATTTGCGTGTAGTAAGACACACGATAGGACAGACATTATTAAGAGATACCGTAATGGTGATATACCGGTTTTAATCTCGACCCTGGTTCACCGAGGGTTTGATGCTCCTAAAGCAGCGGTACTAATTCTGGCTGCGGGTGGTCGTGACGCCATCCAGCCTGTAGGTCGAGTGTTGAGGAGGGACTGGGCAGATGACAGTAAGCAGCCAGTGGTATATGACCTTTGCGATGGGGTAAAATACCTTGATAAACATGCTAGAGAAAGAAAACGGCGATATGAAAAATTCGGCCTATTATCTTAGAGGAATGGCAAATGGCGAAGAAATATAAAAAAACGAAACAGCAAAGCATGGTAAGCATCATTGTGCTTTGTTATAATGCTGTAGATCACACAAGACGGTGCGTCTCATCGATCTTAAAAAACACTTGTTATCCGTATGAGTTGGTGCTCGTTAATAATGGTTCTACAGATGAAACAGAGGAATATCTAAAAGAATTATATATACATTTTGAAATGTCTAGATTAGATGGAGAGGCGAAACTATATTGTAAGGATATTAAATTACTGGACCCAGGCGAGAATTTGGGATTTTCTGGTGGCAATAACTACGCGGCAGAACACGCAAAGGGTCAATTTTTGTGCTTTATGAATAATGACCTTGTTGTTGGGCCCAAATGGCTGTCTTCTATGATGCGATATTTTATAATTAAAAAGAAATTAGCTGCGGTAGGGCCAATGGCTAACAACGTATCTGGTTATCAAAACGTAAAGCCACAACACTCAATTAATACAGATGAAGAGGTAGATGAAGTAGCGAAGGTGTTTTTGGCTAATAATCAAGGGCTTAAATTGGTGCCGCGATTGGTTGGTTTTTGCCTAATTATGCGTAAGCATGTGTTTCATCGAATCGGAGGATGGGATGAAAGATATACCATAGGGAACTTTGAAGATAACGATATCTCAGCCGCTATGTTGGAAGCGGGATATCAGATGGGTACGATAGGTAATGTGTGGATGTGGCACTTTGGATCTGCTACGTTCCGAGAAAATAAAATTGATCACAGAAATACAATGGAGGAAAATAAGCAGAAATTTATCGAAAAATGGGAAGGGTTGGTCGATCCAAATTCTGGGTTAATTGGTGATTCAAAGATGCCACAGCCTTCTGGGCATCTTGAGCTAGACCATCCTATGATATTTTTGAATGAGCAGGTACAGCCAGAGATTAATCCAGACCCCGCTGTGTCACTATTGATGCTGGCCTATAATAGAGAGCGATATTTTGAAAAGTCGTTTAAATCGGTGTTGGACCTAGATTATCCAAATTTTAATATTACATTAGTGGATAATGCCACAGATGAATTTGATGTACAAAATAAAGTGGAAACGATGTTAAAAGATTCGGGTAGAGATATAAAGATTAATCTCATAAGGTCTGACGAATCGGAATATTTATACTTGATCACAAACACATTTTGGCGTGAAGCCAGAACTGAATTTGTTGCAAAAGTGGACTCAGATACCATTGTACCCCAAGACTTTTTACGGCGAACCATAGATTTATATAATACGTCTTTTCAGGAATTTGGGGTTATCGCGGGGTTCCATTTCATAGAAGATGATACAGTCTTTATACCGGATGAAGCATATGGGGAATTTACGGTGAAAGACTATGGTATAGTAAAATTTTTACAACAGCCTTATGTGGGCGGGTGCGCGTATATCGCTAGAACCGCTATTTTAGCACGATTTGGCTTATTGGGGCCAGAAGAGGGAGCTGGCAAGCTTGGTGGGTGGACTACGTATCAACGTGATATGTCTAGAGCAGGGTTGCTGGTTGGATATTATGATCCAATGTCAATGAGGGTTGAGCATCTTGGTGACCCCAGACACCCAGATAGTCTAGAACCGACCGAATATCTAGATTATTTGAAACAGGTACAAGCGAATAGAGGATTCACAGATATTGAGCAAGTGAACCAGTGGTATACTAAAGATGCAGCTTATTTACTTGGTACAGACTGGAAATCGAAAATTAGCAAGGGTGAATACCGATGACGATGTATCTTATATTAATACCAAAAGATTTTGAAATAGCAGAGGCGGAAACATTTATACGTAAACTCAAGGGGACAATCCTCATCGGGGTGTATAATAGGGAATATATTGAATATTTACAAAGGATAAAAGGAATTGCGGGTGTGTCGTTTATGACCGAGAATGTGTCAATTGGTTTGCAATATAAATCAATGATGCAAATGGGGTTGCAGCGATTCGGTCCAGAAGCGTTTACAATTGTTAATCTGGCATGGCCAGATTACGCCAATATCCCGGAATATGTTTCACAGACAGTAGAAAAATTAGATGCTACAGAAAACCTTATTTTGCGATCTGTCGGATTTGACATGGATGAAGAGGATTCTGGTGTGCGCGTAGTATGGTGTAGAGTTGTTATTGGTAACACGTTTGCAGATGCGCACGATGCATATGTTATTGGCGCAGCGCCAGAAGGTGTATATATTGATGAGGTGGACGAAGCTACTAAAGAGAAAGCATTTGAGGATTATGGTGACTTATACGCGATCTCAGGAAATGGCCCGATGGCTGTGCAATATTACAATTGTGCATATGCGCATGTCCCACTAGATGACCTACGATATAAAATTATTGTTGCTGGTAACTTACGAGGTAAAGATATAATAGCTGAACTTACGGAACTGATTGAACGAAATCCGGAGAAGCCGACATATTATGGTGCGATGGCGGTTGCGTATCATGCTGATGAAGACTTTACGGCTGCAGACGAATGGTTCATTAAGGCAATAGAAGTAGATGACACTAATGTAACAAACTTAATTAACTATGCAGTACATTTACGGTCGCAAGACAGGGAGATCGAAGCGCAGAAATATATTGATAAAGCGGCTGAAATAGATAGCGCAAGTGGTAAATCGACTATAGTAGGTAAAAGCGTTAGAGCAATAGATGTCATGGGTCCAACAGATATATCTGGGCTTAGGCTTGGGGTTGCTGCCATTGTAAAGGATGAAGAAGAGTATGTAGAGCAACTTGTACGACAACACATTCCACATTTACATAGAATGGTAGTTGTGGATACGGGGTCTACCGATAAGACTATGGATATTCTTTTAAGGCTTAAAAATGATCCGGAAATTGGAGATAAGTTAATAGTGACGCAGAAGGATATGGTGGAAGATTTTGACGAAGACTTTGCAAAGGCCAGAAATTATGCTCAATCCTTAATAGATGATATGGTAGACTGGCATCTGTGTGTTGATGCGGACGAGACGATATCAAACGAGGATATGCAGGCACTGCGACATCTTTGTGCGCGTGTGTTAGAGCACGAATCGGTGTATCAGATACAGACGGCAAATTATTATCGTGGGCGCGGTGCGGCTCGGTGGCTCCCGACAGATCCGAAGTATTCAGAATTTTATACAAAGGGATGTCCTGGTTATGCCGTCTCCACAAAGACTCGGCTATATCCAGCACAAAAAGGATTAATGTGGAGGTTCCCATATCACGAACTAATTGATCCGCATGCCCTTGAGATGGGGATGCGTGTTCTTCAAGTAGTAGATGTGTTGGTACATCACTATGGTAAGATTCGTGACACAGAACGTATGAAAGGAAAGGGAGACCAATCTATTAGAGTTGGCCAAAAGAAGGTAGAAGGAGATCCAGAAAATGCAAAGGCATGTTTTGAATTAGCTCTACAATATATGGAATTTAAAAATGATGTTAGTAGTGCACAAGAACAGTTAGAAAAGGCAATCGCATTAAAGCCGGACTATGCGGATGCATGGTATAATTATGGGATTACCCTAATACGTCAGGATAGGGTACAAGAAGCAATAGTTGCATTAGAAACTACCATAGAACTTAATCCTAAGCTGGGCGATGCATATTTAGCATTGGCGAATATCGTAATTGATAGTAATCCAACTAAAGCAGAAAAATTGTTTCTGAAAGCCGCAGAACTATTACCATATATGCCACAAATATATAATAACCTTGGACTAATTGCCATGCATCGAGAGGATTGGGAAAAGGCCAGAGGTTACTATGAACAAACTCTAGAGCTTGAGCCAGATGCTATAGAACCGCACCTTAACTTAGCGGCGTACTATATGGACCATCACAACAATGCTGAAAAAGCACTGCACCACCTTGAAACGGCCTATGCCATTGCACCAAATGATTCACTTGTGCTTGTGAATTTGTCAACACTAATGGTGCGACAGGGTAATTTAGAGAGAGCATTTGAGTTGTTAGGTAGGGCAATTGAAGATGTGATAGATGATCCTATGTTGCGAAGACGATATGTAGAAGCGGCCCTATTATGTGGCAGGGTTGATGAAGTACGTGCATTGATTCAGGATGTGATAGACAATAGTACTGATGAATTTGATGCGGTTGTATTGCAGCTTAAGGTAGACATTGCGGATAAGAATTATGCCATTGCAGAGGGTCGGATTAAAGAATATAAAAAAATGCATAAGCGTGGGGATGATTTACAGGCCTTGCTTCTTAGGGCCATAGAGGCAGAGATAGATTACGAAAGACGCGATGGAGAATCATCGATTACTAACATGGTCATGATGGCGCTAATGCACACAAAACAAAAAGTGAATTTCAAGGTGGACCATTTGCTAGAACAGATCTATGCTTTCCCGGAAGATCGTATTGATTATACAGAGTGGCATAATCTTGGGCTCATCCATGAAGAGCGATACGAAATAGAAGAGGCTAAGAGATGCTTTTTGCGGGCGGCTGAGATGACCGATATTCCAGAACCAGAAATGGTGGCGCTCAATATTAAAGATTATGCTTCTTTTCTTCATAGACAAGAAATGAATCAGGAAGCATACGAATGGTATGAGCGGTTCTATAATACCATCACCAAGGACGATAAAGCCGTATTGTGGAACCTTGGTTTACTGGCCTTTCAGCAGTTAGATAAGTTTGCTGCAGCTAGGGAATGGCTTAACAAGTTTGAAGAATTGATAGAAACAGACGAGGAGAAGAAAAGACTTGCAGAAGCACGACGACGACTTGATCACAGAGAGAATCGCAGCACTTCCCTTAGTGATGAGCACACCGGCCAGGAGAGTTCTGACTAGGTGGCTTGAATGGGTTTTACCAGATCAACAGCCAGAATATGATCTCATAGAAGTAGAGAAACTGGCTTATAGTTTCTACCCGGTGGCTATGTTAAATGTGGTTGATGAATTTGCGCCTAGGGCATCAGAGACCTCTAAAATTTTTCATAGTTTTAATAAATATTATTATCAGATATTTAAAAACAAATATGGTAAGAGGCCTGACTATCGTCAATTCCCAGACCCAAAGTGGACTGCTTGTACGACACACCTATATTCAGGGCTAACCGAATATCTTACCCAGGACATTTCTAGAGATCAATTACAAGATTTGGTTGAGCTTGCACAAACACATCCTCAAGAAGTCTTTAATGATTCTTTCGAGGCATTAGATAAAGTCGCAATGGATAAACGACACTATGGTTACTGGAGAAGCATACTAAATGGGGCTATACAGCGAGAAAAAGTTGAAGACAGGCGTATGCAACAAATCTATGATGCGCCAGTTAAGAAAATAAAGCAGGAGCAGACTTTGATACTTGATCCGGACCAAGTACAGGACGAGCTGGATGAATGGAAAATCAAAAAAGATGAATTGAGAATACTGAGGCGCGATATATAATGCTTATTGAAACAAATCAACTTAGAGATGTTGTAAAGAGCGCGATCCCGCTGGTGGAGTATATGGGACAAGACCTGGCCCCATGTCTTGAGACCTCGTCATATACAAAATTTATGTGCCCATTTCATCAAGATAAGAAAACTCCATCGTTGACAGTATATCACGAATCAAATGGATATTATTGTTTTGGGTGTAAGGCACAGGGTGATATAATTAGTTGGGTAGAGTTTATGCATGGATTGACGTACGTTGAAGCTCTAGAACATTTGGCGTCAGAATTTGCAATTGATGTAGATAAATACCATAGGGAGCCAACGCCCGCAGAGTTGGCGATGTTTAGATATTTTACAATTATGAAATTAGCGGGTGATTATTTTAGTGCCGAACTAATAAAAAATGCAGCGGCATATAATCATTTAATAGATGTTCGGGGGATTGACCTTGATACAATAAATGCTTTTGGTATTGGCTGGTGTAGTAACGAGGCAGGCCTAATGGAGCACCTGCGGAATAATGATGTGTCATATGATGAGGCCATACAACTAGAATTAGTAATACCAGGAAGTACACAAGATAACATACCAGAGCGATTTCGTGAAGTATTGGTGTATCCACATTACGCCACGGCCCAAGGGATTAGCGGGGATTTCATTGTTGATTTTCAAATAACGCGCATAGGGGTTGACGATTGGAAATACAAGGGATTCTCAAACAAGCATCCTTTACGAAAGTATAACAACTTTTTATATGGGTCACATATTGCCAGGCGAAACTTATTAAAAACAGGACATCAGCTTATTGGTGTGGAGGGAGTGCACGATGTACTGATGGCACATAGTCGTGGGATTAAGAATGTTGTGGGCTTACGAGGAACAAGTATACGACAAGAACATTTGGACGAAATGACTAAATTAAAGGTTAGGGAGTTTATATGGTGCCCAGATGGTGATAAGGGAGGATTGGAGTCGGCAGCTAATTTAGTTGAGTCTATGCGAAAATTGACATTTCCACCATTGGTGCGGATTGCACACATGGTGGAAGACGATCCAGACAGCTTTATTAAAGATAATGGCCCAGACATATTTATGGGGCTTATTGAATCAGCGACACATCCGGTAGAATTTTTCATCGATGCATATCTAACAGATGAACCGATAGAAACTATTACGAACAAATTAGAATTCTTGGCCAAAGTTGGTGAACAAGTAGCTGTTTTCGGTGGGCTGGAGCTAGAGCTCGCGATTGGCCTTCTTGCCACAAAGCTCGACATAGAGGCATTATTGATTAAGGACTGGTTATCGGAAAATGTAACAAGCGACGACGCACATTTGCGGGCTACTGGACTAGAAAAACAAGTCATAACTGCGATGATGATAGACAAAAAAGCGGCAGCAAAAGCAATCCTTGATTTACGAGAAGATGATTTTTATTTAAATAGGCACATAGAAATTTTCAACATAATAGTAAAGAAATATCGCACAGAATCTCCAATTGCTAAGGATGCTATTAGCGAACATTTTGATCGAATAGAACAATCAGGGGTTGCAGATTATGTCCGCAGTTTGGCAGATGATTATGAAGTAGATATAGAGTCTGCAATAGAGAAATTGATAGATCTGTCAAGTAGGAGGAAAGCAAAAATATCATCAGAGCGGCTTACTGCTGCAGCGACAGATCTATCTACAGAACTTATAGATATAGTGGTACAGCACAAGCTTGAGATGACTAATGTTGGTATGATAGATCGATTTAGTGGAAGTTCTAATCCACTGGATCAGGCAGATGAGGCATTTGAGGTATTGTTAGAACGACAACATATGGGTAAAGACATAGTTGGAGTAAGTTTGGGAGAAAACTGGCCTAAATTAACACGCATATTACAGGGGATTGAAAAGGGGCAATTATTTTATGTGGCCGCCCCATTCGGTGTGGGCAAAACAGCCTTTGCGGTAGATGTGTGTAAAAATATGGCGGTTTTGGCCCCAGCAGAGGAACAGGTGGGGGTGTCGTTTATCTCTGGAGAAATGCCTCCTAGAGAGCTAATATATCGTATGTGGGCACAACACGCAGGCGTTCCACTAACACCACTGAGGTCTGGCCAATTAACAGTGGAACAAATGGACAAAGTAAAGGCAGTGCGAGATATATATGCACAAGGCAAATTACGTATTTTAAGACCAAGGGAGATGACAATTACATCGTGGTTGTCGCTGATAGATAAAGAATACTATGAAAATGGTTGCGAATACTTCTGGATTGATTATATGCAGTTATTGGTCCCGGAGAGATTGCGTGATACCACACAGGGATGGGAGGTACTAAAGCGAGCCACAGCCATTTTAAAGAATAGGGCTGAGAAACGAGATTGTGAAATAAGTATCACATTGATACAGCAGTTAAAACCACCAGAAAATGACCAAGATGCGATGAAACAGTCCACATATAAACTAGCTGGAGCAAAGGGGATGGGGGCAGATGCAGATAAACAAATCGCACTAAAGAAGATTCCAGATTCAATCGTTAAAAAACGAGGCTTGCAGTTCGGCAATGTTATAATTACCATAGATAAGCACAGATATGGGAAAATGGGGGACACACTCCGGGTGTTATACGACAATGGTGAATATGACATGCCAGGTACTCTGCAATTTGAAGAGATAGATTCGCTTGTTGTGGAAACATCGACATCGGATAGCGAGATAACAAACGAAGTGACAGATCCACTTATTATAGACGCTATGATACCAGGTAGTCAGGAGGGAGGATGAGGGATTATCATAAGTGGTATAAAACAATACGGCAAATTCCAAAAGCAGAATTACATTTGCACTTGGATGGATCAATAGAGCCGGAATTTATGGTGCACTTGTCTAAAGAAGTGGAGCACATGGGTGAAGGAGTTATACTGCCACCAGAATTACAAGATGTTGGACGATTACGAGCAAAACTATCTGCGGCAAATGCTAATACGTTATTAGAATATTTGGATTGTTTCTTTTATCCACTGTGGATAACTCAGACATACGATTTATTGCGGGATAGCGTAATAAACATAGGTCAACAACTAAAAAAAGATAATGTTACATATTTTGAATTGAGATTTGCGCCAACTCTACATATGCGACGTGGACTTGGTGTCGCAGATACAGTAAATGCGGTATGTGAGGGATTAGCGATGGTAGGGGATATGTTTGACGACATCACCGGTAGAGCTATTGTTATCGCTATGCGACAGGAAGGGCCCAAAGTAGCCACACATATGCTTGACGAGGTATTTAGTCACAGAACACAATTAATGGATAAGTTTGTAGTTGGGTTTGATGCTGCAGGATACGAAGCGATTTCTCCTAAATTATTTCATGAAGCCTTTTCTATGGCTAGGGGATGCGGGATGAAGGCGACTTTTCACATAGGAGAAAATTGTCCGGCATACATGATTGGTGAAGCAGTGGAAGCTCTTGAACCGGATCGATTGGGACATTGTTATAGAGCAGTGGATGACAAAGGAATTATGCGATTATTGCGAGATTATGGCGCGCCAATTGAATTATGCCCGTCTTCATCTTTTCACACGGGATCGGTAAAATACAAGCACGCGTTTCCACTTAGATATATGTTAGATTTTGGAATCCCGGTAACAATAAATTCTGACAACTTAACAATATCAAATACAAACCTTACCAATGAACTTTGTATGATAAGTGATTTTGTTGCTGACTTTGAAATGCTCAATATTATTCGTGGTGGGTTTGTTCATGCATTTGATTATAGGGGTGAAATCCCTAACGAAGCTCAACCAGGAAATAAAGTTTCGATGCCAAGAGAGGAATAACAATGATCGTTATTACATTTGTAGGTCCGACAGGAAGCGGTACGTCGTCATATGCTAGAGAAATTGTTAAGCAGACTGATGAATTTGCACATATTTCTTCTGGCGATATAGCTAGAACCATTGAGTCAGACGAAGCAGATGCAGCACTTGCAGAGGGGGAATTGCATCCAGCAGAGGAGATTATAAGAAATACTGTGTTACGAATGATGGAAGAGAACAGTAATAAAATGATCATCTTGGATGGATTTCCACGTACAGCAGAACAGGTCCAATTCTTAAAAGACAATGACATTGAAATCGATGTGTGCGTTGATTTTCAATGTCAGAGAGAAATTTTACTTAAGCGATGTCTTGCACGTGGTCGTGACATATATGATATGACCACGGACAGCGTTAATAAGCGTATTGTTGCAGATACTGCTAGATGTGTTGAGACTATTGCGGCGATACGGGAAGAGTATCCTACAGCTACTACATTTACAGGTACGGGTACAATTTATCTAACGATCCAAGATACCTTACCATATTGTAAATTTATACACAGTACGAAGCAAGAACTATCGGCTGGTGGTATTCAGCCAATCGCCACCATGATTAGACAAGAAATGACTGCGCAACTTAAGAAATTCCGCCATAGGAGAACATAATTATGGATATGGCAATTAATTTTTATCTTGGTGGGCCGATTGACTGCCCACCAGAGATTCATGCTGGTATATCACAGGGTGAGGTAATGGAACTCATTGAAGTGGTGTGTGAGAAATTGGGAGTTGGATATTGTATCTTTTTACCAGATCGTCCATATAAATTAAATGGCCCACCAACAAGTGTGCAAGTTAGTAATTATATAGCAGAAATAAATAGAGCAGCGGTATTGGAAGCAGACATAGTTATTCTCAATTTCACTAATCCATCAAGGTTATCTATTGGGACGCCAATAGAGTTATTGATATCGAGTGCCGAATATCTACAGAATTTTGAACACAAAATTATTAGCAATATCGCGTTGGTTGTGCCCGGGTCGGTTTCTGTATATGCAAATGTATATGCCGATATAAAGGCGACAGCAGATACCCTGCCGGAATATTTGTATGAATTGGTTTCTCAGTTACGTGACGCAACATCGATTAATAGCAATGGAGCAGATGATGGATATGCTGACGCTGGTTCTTTACTTCCTGACGAGCCTGAATAGTATACTCCTCATAAGATTACTTATTCGAGCTCCAGGTGTATGTCTCAAAATCAAATATGCTTATGGCTTACCAGAATCACACAGGGGATTAGGATTTAAATATTCTGGTGATTGTGGAATAGATCTAAAATGTTGGATTCCAGAAGGTAGAATTATTCTCCCACCACGTGGAACAATCGACGTAAGTACAGGAGTACATATAAAACTTCCTAGAAATTGCTGGGGTAGAATTGTTGGTCGTTCATCGACTGGTGTGCGAGGGGTTTCTGTTTTGACCGGGATCATTGACGAAGGCTACACAGGCGAATTGATGTCATATCTCCACAACCATACAAATGAGGCCATAGAAATATGTAATGGAGACAGACTGTTTCAGCTAATAATGATGCGTCGAGTTCGTGGGATAAAGGTACGTGCTGTTAATACATTACCACAAACAGATCGTGGTGATAAAGGATTTGGTAGTACAGGCAAATAGAGGAGCTTTATATTATGGGACTGCAGGTAACGCGTGTCTTTACGGAGGAAAATGTACCGGTAGTTAGTCAATTCCCATGGAAAGAAGTACGGGCGGAGATTGCAAAAGTAGATGGGACAATCGTTTTTGAGCAAGACGATGTAAGGGTGCCAGAAAGTTGGTCGCAGACCGCAGTAAATATAGTTGCACAAAAATATTTCAGTGGTGCGCAAGATACACCAGAGCGAGAAATCTCTGTGGCACAGATGGTAAAGCGGGTAGTGGATACCATTGTGCAAGGTGGCGTTAAACATGGCTATTTCACAACCGATCAAGAGAGTTTTGCATTTCGTGATGAACTAACCTATATCCTACTAGACCAACGAGCCTCCTTTAATAGTCCGGTATGGTTTAATCTTGGTGTAAAGAGCAATTCTAAGTCAATTTTATCTGCGTGTTTTATCAACAGTGTGGAAGATTCCATGGAGTCTATCCTTGAGCTAGCAAAAACAGAAGGAATGATTTTTAAGCAAGGTGGGGGTTCTGGGACGAATCTATCACCCATTCGATCATCCCATGAGATGATTTCACACAAAAGTCTGGCTGTTGGCCCGGTCCCATTTATGAAAGGGTATGACGCATTTGCGGGTGTAATAAAGTCGGGGACTACGAGCAGAAAAGCCGCATGTATGCGCATTTTAGAGGCAGATCACCCTGATATAGAAGAATTTATTTGGTGCAAACCGCTTGAAGAGCGCAAGGCACATGATCTTATTGAAATGGGGCATGACGGTGATTTAGAAGGACTGGTATACAAAAATCTATATTTCCAGAATGCTAACCATTCGGTACGTGTAACAGATGCGTTTATGCAGGCTGCCATATCGGACGGGGAATGGGCTTTGATGTCGCGCAAAGAGCAAGATGCATCATGGATAGTGAAAATGGTGCGGGCAAGAGATATATTGCGGCAAATGGCAGAGGCGGCATGGGAATGTGGCGATCCTGGGATACAATATGATACAACTATTAATGAATATAACCCGGTTCGAGAGATTGAGCGCATTAATAGTTGTAACCCCTGTGTTACTGGGGATACGTGGGTTCTTACGCCAGATGGATGTGTACGAGTAGATGAGTTACTTGATTCCACAGAGATTATGCTTACTACAGAACAAGGGCCAAAATTAGCCAAGTTGATCAAAACTGGGCGCAAACGAATATTCCATATAAAAACGTCTATTGGCGGCGTAATAAAGGTGACCGGCAATCACCCAATAAAAACAAATAGGGGATGGATTGAGGCTGCTAACCTTATGGAATCTGATAACCTATCACCACATAACTTGGTTGATACGATACATTCTGAGCGGTCTGGGGAGTCCATTGATTTTCTTAGATTCTATGGATTTGCTCTAGGCGATGGATGGGTGGCACAAACTAAAAAACATAATAGTCCCTTATTCAAAAGCTATCTGGTCGGGATGTGCTTCGGTAAAGACGACAAATATGCGCTTGGTCAATATGTTAAATTTTTAAAAACAGAGGGGTTGCCAACCAACGACATTAAACAAAGTAGTGGTAGTGTGGGTGAGCCACCGTGGAATCTAAGGGTTGCACGAAAGGCGTACCATGCGCGATTTTTGAGATTGGGATATTCTGGGAAGGCCAGAACGAAGAGGCTTGGTCCCGAGATAATGAGACTACCCAATGACGAATTTTATGCGTTTTTGGCGGGATATTTTAGCGCAGACGGTACATGCAATTTTAGAGTGGGGAAGGATGTAAATATTAGGTTTGGGTCCGCATCATTTGATTTATTAAATGATTTACATATTGCGCTACTTGGTAGGAATGTTATAAGTAAACTATACTATAGAAAAAGGCCAAAAGGTGGGTTTGAAAATAGCCACAAATATTGGGAATTAATCATAAATGGAGACAGTCTTAGACGACTTGCAAGGGATATGATCCCATTTATGTTAAGTAGGCATAAGGCTGAACTGCTATCCAAAATAATGGCACATCCTGTTGATAATTATGGGCACGATAGATGGGAGATAAAAGTAAAGGAAGTTATTGACACTGGTGTAGAAGAAGATGTTTATGATTTTGTTGTGGACGATGTTCATCATTTCTATGCAAATGGCTATATGGTACATAATTGTGCCGAGTTCGCTTTTGTAGACGATTCTGCATGTAACCTGGCTTCACTTAATCTAATGAAATTTTGGCACCCGGAAAAATTGCTAGAAATGCATGATTTTGCACATACTGTACGGATTATGATAATCGCGCAGGATATCATTATTAACCTCGCGGGATATCCTACTGACAAAATCGCACATAATTCTTTGAAATATAGGCCAATTGGATTGGGCTATACGAATCTCGGTTCGTTATTAATGCGTAAATTGATGCCATACGATTCGCCCGAAGCACGCGCGACAGCGGCGGTAATAACGGCGACGATGCACGTACATGCACTAATGCAATCCATGGAGTTGGCAAAGGTACTGGGCGCATTTCCAGCATATGAACAGTGCAAGCGATCATACGCAAATGTAATGGGGTTACACGCAGGTGCCTTCCAACATAATGTACCTGAGTATGGCAAATATGTGGACCCAGAAATATTGTCGGAATTAAGCGCATATTATGACATGTTACCCATGCACATAGGTGGCTTTCGCAATGCACAAGTAACCGTATTAGCGCCCGCAGGCACAATTTCTTTTATGATGGACTGTGAGACTACTGGCATTGAGCCGGATATTGCACTAGTAAAGAAAAAGAAATTAATAGGCGGTGGGATTATAAGTATGGTTAATCGTGACATCTCATATATTCTTGACGATCTAGGATATGACGATGTTATGATCAGTGAGACTATGAAAGCGCTTACTATGGGTGATAACATATCCAATTGGGTATTGCCGGATGAGGCCCCCATCTTTGCTACGGCATTGGGTGATAATCAAATATTTCCGGAGGGCCACATTAAGATGATGGCGGCAGTGCAACCATATCTCTCCGGTGGTATTTCGAAATGTGTTTCGGGGGATACAATCGTCAATACAGCGGATGGTATGAAGCGTATTGGGGAAATCTACGGAGGGGAGATGGTTGAGGACTCGTTTGATTCTCTTAATCTTCCAGTCTCTGGGCGCGGGGGATTAAACATAGCGGCGGAAACTTATTATAACGGAGTTAGAGAGACGGTTGCTGTTACATTGAACGATGGGCGCAGACTCGTTGGGACTGGGGGTCACAAGATCTTGGTTGCTGGGCAAGATAGCCTCTATTGGAAGTCTCTTGATGAGCTTGAGCCTGGAGATATGGCAGCGGTTTCCCTGGGCCAAGATGTATGGGGGAGTAATCAGACAATTGAGTTTGTACCGGCTTCTATATATGGTACTCAACACAAGGGGGTTATCTTTCCTGATCGTATGACGGAGGATCTTGCCACATTTCTTGGTATGTTGACGGCTGATGGGCATGTTATCAGATCTAATTACGTGGTCGGAATTACGAAAAATAACCCTGAGGTTCGTACTAGGGCCTTGGAGCTGTTCTCCAGTTTGTTTGGATTACAGGCCTATGATAAGGTGGACGCACGGACTGGGGTCCACTGTATATTAGTTGGGTCCAAGGGACTTGTTGAGTTCTTAGACCATATTGGGTTTACCAAAGAGTGTGTCCCCTCTATTATACTAGGTTCTTCAAGAGGCGTTTGCTTAGCCTACCTTTCTGGATTATACCTAGATTCGTATGTCGGATCGTCTCTTAGATTGTGTCAGAGGAGGGATGGACTCTTACGTGATGTTCAAATGATTTGGACAAATCTTGGGATACAAACCTACATGACTGACAATGTCGTAAGAGAGGTAAACTACCCGGTATTACATGTGTCTAGGCATCAGGCTAGGGATGCCGGGAAACTTTTAACTTGGTTTGAGGAACATAAGCGTACCCGTGCTCGGGAATTATCTAATGGGATAAATGTAAACAAGTTCCCATTCCACAATATTCGTCTTGAGTTGTTGGATAAGATTAGGTTTTTGCATAAGACACAAGAATTTAGAAACATGTTTGATAGTAGGACCAGGATGATTAGGATGAGTACGTTTTTAGACGTGGCGACTCGTATTGAATTTGAGTTTAACCCGGAGATCGTAGAGTATATTTACGTTCCTGTTGTTGACGTACGCCAGTCAGAGGCACAGCTTGTTTATGATTTGTCTGTGCCTGAGACACATAGCTATGCTGCAAATGGGATCATCAGCCACAACACAGTAAATTTACCAAATACTGCGACAGTGGACGACATTTACAACCTATATATGGAAGGATGGAAGTTGGGGCTGAAATCCTTGGCTATATATCGAGACCAGAGTAAGAAGATACAACCAGTGACAGTCGAAAGCAAAAAATCAATAAAGACAGTGCCGCACGCAATGGATGTAGACATGGAACCGAAGATAGGTGTGATTAAACCAACAAGAGAAAAATTACCAGATACATCAGATAATATGATACGACATAAATTTGTGGTGGCAAATCACAAAGGATATTTGAAGGTAGGCAGATACCCTGATGGTAGGCCAGGAGAAATCTTTATTGTAATGGCAAAAGTGGGGTCCACAATTTCTGGATTAATGGAAACAATTGGTATATTGTGGTCAATAGGGCTACAATTTGGTGTGCCATTAGATATCACTCTCAGAAAATTATCTAACATCAGATTTGAGCCATCGGGATTTACTAAGAATAAAGACATCCCAATTGCTAAGTCATTGGTTGACTATATTGTTAAATGTTTAGCCATATGGTTTGACGTGGACTTAACGAATGGTAATGGGGACATGTCTGTGAATGAGCTAGAACAGAATGTTGATGGATGGGAGGATACGCAGATATGTTCAGATTGTGGAATGGAAATGGAAAAGCAAGGAACGTGCTACATATGTAGACATTGTGGGACGAGTACCGGTTGCTCGTAGTATATGGCATCATTCTATACTTTATTTAAAATTTCTGCAAAGCCAATAAACGCTCAGAGTGGATGGGCGTATGTCTTAGCAGAGGATTTAAACATGAGTACAAAAGTTATTCAGTGCTCTTCATGTAGTAAAAACATAGAAGTTGGCAAGTTTACGCCGAATGAGCAAAAATGTACGGATTGCGCCGGGCCGGATAGTAGTGCTACCAAGACTGTTGAGTGTGTGGGGTGTGGAGAATCGATCGAAATACATCGCTATGCAAGTAATACTCAGTACTGTAATGCGTGCGAACCAGAAAAGAAACGTGTAAAAAGCGTCCCCGATAGAGACAAATCCCGTAGACCAGATGATAATGCTATTCCCAAAGTCAAACTCGATAAATCAGAATTGGCGGAGGATATTGCTAAGTCTATACGGAATACTGCTGAGCTAATCCAACTTAAAATAGATAAGATTAAAAAAGATTTACTTGCTTTAGATGATACACAAATTGCATCGGTAGAGGTTTTTACTAGGCGTGAAATCTATTTATATCTGCTTAGTGAAAAAGGGTTTGATATCACTGAAAATGGGATATTGTATAAAAAATATCCCGATGTGCAAATATCGTTGGTATTTATGCTCGGCATCTTTTATGGATTCCATGTAGCGTTTGATGATCACGATACAGATATTATACATAAAGAACAAGCATATTATAAACAGATGCCCACATCTGCAAGAATAGATCTAGATGACTTAATTATTGCTGGCGGACTATTTAACTTGGATGAGACAGATGGCTAAAGAGACTAAGATAATTAAATGTGCTGATTGTGGGATTTCGTTAACGGTGACGAAATTTGCTCCGAATATTAAATTATGTTTTGCATGTAAAGTGAAACAAGGAGAAGAGGGCGTCGACGAACAGGTAGATCTCAATACTCTGCCGAATCAAGAAGCTGAAGTAAGCTCCCTAACAAATCTTGACGGGAACCCGGAGCCTGTTACTGATGGAGCTTTGCCAGATTTGTCTGCTGCCCCTGGGGGTGTAGACGAAGCCAATGAGGTTCATAAAACGCGCCCACCGTTCCCGAATCCGATTCTTGACCCACGTTGCCAGCGACCTGGTTGTGGATCAGGTAAAATTAGGCATGCTGCGGGGTTAAAGATGGGTGGTGCTTTTTGGCGATGCCTTATCTGTGATTATCGATGGAAAACCAATGCAAAGGGAGAGTTCGTTGATTAATCTTGGATTTTATGCATCGGTACTTGATTGGATCATAGGTAGTAAAGAAAGGCGAGGAGTGCTACTAATCCTCACTAGTGCTGCGCTTGCAACCCTTGCCAATGGTGTGCATCGCAAATTAATTCGTTCCTGGGAGATGGGAGTATTTGACGAAGCTCCAATAGCGAGCATTAATAATACACTGAATGGAGTAATAACACTACATTTATCAACGGGGCACACAATACACATTTGTAATCCAGAATATGGCCTACCGGAGAAATACCCTGAGAAACTAATTATGCACGATTTAGAAATTAATGCATTAACTGTGGCTGATGCGGCTATGGCGATTAAAGGTTGGGCACTAGTTGAGCGGTGATTTACGATGGATTTGGCAGAAAAGCATTCTGCCACCAACCTCAAACTATATATGTCGGAGACATATCACAATGAAACAGGAAGCACTTCTCACACTTGAGGATCTTCTCGGAGAAGCACAGGGGTGCGAGAGGTGTAGTCTGCAACAACATCGTCCTGAACCAGATCAAATAGCTTTTTCTGATGGATCATCTGATGCGAAAATTTTCTTATTGGGAGAAGCTGCCGGTAAGCATGAAGTTGAGCAATGTCGCCCATTCGTTGGCAGGGCGGGTAAATTTCTGGATGACTTGCTGGCTGCGATAGGGGTAGGTCGAGAGAATGTTTTTATAATGAACACGCTCATATGTCGTCCACCAGAAAATCGAGATCCTACAATAGCAGAGCAGGAAGCGTGTCGGTTTTGTTGGACTGAGGCAGTCCGAATTGTTGTTCCTAAAGTGATTATGGGTTTGGGGAAATGGCCTATGCGCGCACTTACCCAACAAAATCATTCTGTAAGAGACTTCCGAGAAGATTTTCACGAGAAAAACATTTGGCGCATGTTTAATGGGGTGCCAATAGTGCCGACGTATCATCCATCATATTTGATGCGTGGTTCGATAGAAGAAATTACAAACAAGGTTAGTCTGGTGTCACCAGATTATTTGGCTGCAATGAAAATAGCGGGGATGATAAAATGAATATATTTAAGTGGTTAATTGTTGTGGGCATAGCGGTACTGACAGCATTTGGTGTGGTGAAAATTATTAAAGAAATGGATACATTATCAATAGAAGTTTGGTAAGGAGGATGAACAAAAATGCCTGAGGGAGATCACACTGTAAGAATGTCGGCAGAACTTTGCGAGCAGGCCATCGAATATTTTCGCGAGATGGCTGATAAGCTTGAAGAAGCCATAGCGGAGCAATGTCCGGGGGTACAAGAGCGAATGAGAAGTTTATTGGATGGTATTCTGCAACACGTTACGTGTGTCCACTGTAATAGGGTTCCGCTTAATAAGCATGCCCCGACACTACATGAATTTATAGCTGGGGGATGGGTATGTCAGGAATGTGGGAAAGTTCATTACGGAGTTTTTAAAGAAATATCCAAAATACTCACTGACATGAAGAAAGGGAAGTAAAATGAGTACAAAAACATGTGTGGATTGCGGCCTAACAAAAGATTCTACAATTATCGATGATGTACGAGGGGCCGAAGGTTTCCAGGTGCATGCTAAGAGGCGCGATTCTGGACTAACCGGAAACGATATGTTATTTGATGAGTGTCGTGTGTGCCTAGGGGCGAAAAAGTACTTAGGCAGGCTTAATGCTGAAATAGAAGCAGAAAAACAACGCTTAATTAATGGATTGCGCAATATGGCGAATAACTTAGAAGGAACGGAGATCATTATTAATTCTGTCTAAATGGTCATCAAGCTTGGGAGGTATTTGAATGAGTTGGGATATTGAGCTTAGAGATCCAGTAGAAGCGCGGCTATATACAGATGTACCGCATCATGAAGGTGGCGGTACAACAGTAGACGGCGGATACACAGAAACATGGCTTAATGTAACGTATAATTATGCAGAAGTTACACATTTGATAGGTTTCAGTTTTGGGGGACTTCATGAGCGGTTTGCAGAAGACACAATCCCAGAATTACGGGCTGCAGTGATGAAACTAGGCACAAACCCAATGACAGATGATTATTGGATACCCACACCTGGGAATGTCGGTATCGCAATAGCAACGTTACTGGCTTGGGCCGAACAGCGTCCCGAAGGGATGTGGTATATCAACTAATGGCTGGCAAAACTAAAGTAAGAGGATATATGCGGGTCCTTACTCTGGAAAATGGGAGGCTTGGGAGCTACTGGTATAGGTTTACGCCAAATGAAGAGCTGAATATTTGCTGTGAACACAAGATGGGGATTACGAGATTACAGCTAGCTAAAAAACACGAAGTGTCGGTAAGTACAATCTCTAGGGTGCTTAAACGTCATGGCACATGTCCAAGAAAAACTAAGGCAAAGGTCAAGGGATATATGCGGGCCATTATAACAAGTGATGGTAAGGCTGGATATTATTGGTATAGATTTACACCAAGAGAAGAGCAGGATATTTGTTACGAATATAAAATTGGGGCTACGCGAGCACAATTGGCTAGAAAACACGATGTAACTGGAGATACGATAACCAGGGTGCTTCAGCGACATGGCAGGCAGCCGGTGATTAGGGGTAAGGTAAGGCTAGTTGATACGTCTGAATCTAGACCAGGCGCAAATCCGCGCCTGGGTTATTTTTCGGAAAAGGCCTATAAAAATTTAATGGAGGACCTTGGGCGTGAGATTCGTACACCTACACAACCATAGTGTATATAGCCTTCTTGATGGTGTCGCGAAGCGAGAAGAATATATAGAAGCTGCAAAACAATTTGACCCACAGGCGTGTTGTGTGACCGAGCATGGCAACATGTTTGCGATGCCATCCTTTATTTGGGCGTGTGAGAAAGCAAAGATTAAACCCATAGCCGGGATGGAGGCATATATAGCGGTCGGAGGGCAGGATAAGAAATCATACCATAAGGGACCGGATGGAAAACTTGAGCGGTTCTCGTGGCATTTGACTATGTGGGCCATGAATAAGATTGGGTATCACAACCTGATGAAACTGAGTACACTTGGATTTCGTGATGGATATTATAGGATGCAGGGACGGATTGATCATGCGTTAATGGCAGAGCATGGAGAAGGGATAGCCATTGGTACGGGGTGTATACAGGGTGAATTTGCGCGTGCTATCATTGATGGGGATGGGGCAAGGGCAATAGAGTTAATTTCAATATATAAGGAGTATTTTGGTGAGGACAACGTATTTATAGAGCTTATGAAGCATGGCATAACAGAGGAAGATGTAATAAGAGAGTTTGTATTAAATACGCCAGAATTAAAAAATGTGCCGATTATTTTGACTAATGACGTGCACTATATGACGGAAGAGGATTATTGGCGACAGGATCTTTTGTTGGCGGTACGGACCGGTAAAAACATTTGGGCGGACAAGTCTAATCGAATGATGTATGAACATAATGAATTTTGGATGAAGACTGTTGATGAACTACTCGAGAAGGGAGATATACCGGAGGAATGGCTAACTAATACTGCATATATTGCCGATAGGGTAGAAGACTATGAGGTTGAGCGCGTGCCGGGTAAATATATGCCACAATACCCAAAGGTGCCAACTGGGTTGACAGCGCAGGATCTTTTGCGGAAGATTTGTGAAGATAACTGGGATATTACATTTAATCATATCGCTACTAAAGATCAGGATGTATACAGAGAGCGATTAGAGAAAGAATTGAGGGTTATCAATGAGCTTGGATTCGCAGACTACTTCCTCACGTTCTGGGATTTCGTCAAATGGGCAGGTGAAAACAACATTCCTGTTGGGCCTGGCCGGGGAAGTTGTTCGGGGAGTCTTGTTGTGTACCTCCTCAATATTACTGTCGTGGACCCTATCGAATATAAACTCTCGTTTGAAAGATTTCTTAACAAATCGAGAGTAACACTCCCGGACATTGACATTGATGTTGGGGGTGAAGTTAGAGGGAAATGCCTTAAGTATTTAGAAGAGCTATTTAAAGGTGCGATGGTGGCGCATATTGGTACATTCAATACCTATGGTGCAAAGTTGGCGATTAAGGAGGTAGCGCGGGGGTATGAGTTGGGATTTACATATGCCAACGAGATGACCAAGCGAGTTCCAGAAGAGCCGGGAACAACGATCCAATCAATGAGGGACAAGGGCAATTCAGTACTTACTGATATGGAAAAGCGAGAGGTCACTTTCTTAGAGGAGGTGACAGAAAATAGGCGGCTTGTACAAGGACGCGAACCATTAACGAAAGTTAGATGGGTGGAGTATGCCGAGGCAATAACCGGGACGCCAAAATCACTTGGTAAGCATGCTGCTGCGGTGGTTATTACTAACGAAGATTTAGACAAATTTGTTTCGATGGCTAAAACAAGTAGTAAAGATCCCACCGAGGTTACGCAAGTAGATATGCATGATATAGAGGACTTGGGGTTTGTTAAGCTCGATTTGCTTGGCTTGCGCACAATAGACGTAATCTATGCTGCAATGGGGATCATAGCTGAGCAATACGGGGGTTTGCCGACTGGTGCTCCGTGGCGAATGCCACTTGATGACAAGAAAACATTTGATTTGATTAAGTCGGGTGAGACCAAGCATATATTTCAACTGTCATCGCCTGGATTTAGACACATGGCAAAACAATTGGATACGGATACATTTGAATTGCTTGTGGCTTTAAATGCACTACACCGTACGGGGGCGATAGAATCGGGTGCTTCGGCCAATTACATAGAACGTAGACATGATTCAACCAAGATCAAATACATACACCCAGAGCTAGAAGAAATATTTAAAGATACATATGGGATTATGTTATACCAAGAGCAGATTATGGAAGCGGCCAAGGTAATTGCTGGGTATACCGATGATGAGGCAGATAATTTAAGGAGAATTATTGGCAAAAAAGTCAAAGCAGATATGGATGCAGAGGGAGAGATTTTCTTGAAGAGGGCTGTAGCCAGGGGGAAAAACGGGGTATTGGCAAAACAGGTATTTGAAGACATTAAGCCATCAGCCGCCTATAATTGGAATCTCAGCCATGCCGTCGGATATTCTCTAATAACTTACGCCACCGCCTATCTTAAGGCGCACTACCCACTGGCATATATGGTAGCAGAGCTAAATTCATACGAAGGTAAATCGGATGAACAATTGCGGGCCTATAAGGAAATTAAACGATTAATAAAAACGCTAGACCAGGGTGAGCTTTTGCCGCCAGCAATTAATACTGCACAGGCACATACAACATTTGAAGCAGATAGCGTTACTATTGGATTACGCGCTATTAAGGGGGTTGGGGAAGCAGCCTGTAACGCTATTATAGAAGAACGCGAGGACAGGGGAGATTTTCTAGATTTCCTAGACTTTTCACGACGGATTTCGGCCAAACTATGTAATAAGACTGTCAAAGTGGCGTTATTAAAAGCGGGGTGTTTCCGTGGGTTGCCGCGAGGTAGGAGCAAGCCGATTACACTATTTTCAATACTTAGGGAAGAACTTATTCAACAGAGTGGTAAGCCCGATAAAGTAACGCAACCTGTATTAGATAGAATCATTAATTATTCGAAAAAAGATAAATACAGAACAGGGGGACTTGCGTGGGAGGACATGGGGGAGGCTTTCTCGAAGTATGAGGATGAGCCAGAATACATACCGGAGATACTGTTACGATTCGAAGTAGATATGTTAGGGGTAAATTGTGGTAAGGAAGATGATAGACTGTCACTATATGATGATCGCGCAGAAGAAATAATAAGAGTAAAGGACATGGACATTATTGATATGCACGAAATTGAGGAACAAAATTTGGCCATGGCAGTGGGGATCATGGGTATTGTGGACAAAACGACCGAATTTGTGTCGGCAAAGGGTAACCCATGTATGCGTATTAATATCGGTGATTCCATGGATACATTAGAAATAGTAATCTTTGGAAAAACAAAAGATAGATACGCAGGAAAATTTAGAACAGGGGAGCCATACCTACTAATAGGAACAATAGGGGAATTTAAAGGTTCGAAAACATTCTCTACATGGGACCGATTTGAAGCGTGGGACTTGACGGATGGTACAGAGCTTGCCGGGAAACCACTTATCGATAAGAAGGAGAGCTATGATTGACGTTATAACTGCTGACTGGCATTTTATGGCGGCAAAATTGGGTGACCAACTTGCTGCAGTAGACCAGATCATCGAATATGGCAAAAAACGTAGGCCAGCAGGTAGTGATATACGCCTGCGCTTATTTATAGCTGGTGACATATATCAATCATATCGTCCAGCGAAGTCGGTAGAAATAGCCTTGCACAAGAAACTGATGGATATGCGAGAGGTGTATTCGGAAATTTGGATTATCCCGGGTAATCACGATTTTAAAGATCATCTAGAACATGCGGTAACTGAATTTGCAATACTTGATGTAAACGGTATTAATGTGTGCGCATTCCCTGACACTATTCCTGGCGATAATTATCACGTTGTTGCTATTCCACACATTCCTAAAGATATTATGCAGAGGTATGAGAATACAACCTATGCAGATGCATGGTTATCCATGCTTAAGGAACAGGTACAGCACGTACCAGAAGGTGGGAAATACATCATAATTTCGCACCCTAACCCGCCATTACAAGAGGCGTCTGTGCCTGCAGGAGTACGAAAGGTTGATGAGGCAGATTTATCGGCAAAAGACATATTGCGTGTAACTAAAGCGATTAAAAATTCACAACAAAAGAGCTGTATCGGTGTGGTTCTGGGAGACATTCATACGCCACAGACGATTGATGATCATTTACCAATTTTGTATACGGGTTCATTGATACGATCAAATAAGTCTGAATGGGATCAATCTAAGCGATTTGTGACGATAGATGATGGTGTAATCGGATCGGAGTCGTTGAAACTACACCCTGCGACTCGTTTTGATGGTACGCTTGTTGATGCGCGCATTTTTGTAGAGACAATGGAAGGGATGCCAGATACATATTTAACGTTGGATTGTACTGAGCAGGAAAGTCGAAGTTTGGAATTACATCAGTTAATACGAGATGCACAAAAGAAATCACGTAAGCTAGATTATAAGATCAAGAAGCTTGGGACAAAAGAAGTACGGGATGTAGATATTAGTGCTACGGAGTCGCCAACAGACGCATTTGTATCATATATGGATCATATTCATATGGGCGCATCGGATGATGTACTTATGCTTGGACACGAAATTATAGATGGGAAACATGGAGATGTTCCCACCCTATATTCCGATGTTCGCGATGTTAGCCCGATTGTAGAAATAATCATCAGTAATTATAGATCGTATGGTGAAAATCAACGACTTACCTTTGAGGAAAATGAAGGTAGGCCAATGGTAAACTTAATAGTTGGAATGATAAATGGTGACCCGACTAAAAGCATTGGTTCTGGTAAATCTACCATCATTGGTTCGATTATGTGGTGTTTGTTCGGGACGGGGCCAGGTACAAGGAAATATCCTGCTGGTGATCATCTTATTAGGGATTTTCAAGACTATATGCAGGTTGAAATTGTGTTTATGGATGGGACAACAATCAAACGACGTAGAACGAGAGATAAATCTACTAAGTTAACTGTATCGGGTAAGATCACCACTTGTCATAAAATAGACGAGACAGAGCAGGAAATAATACAATATTTGGGTATGTCGGCGGATACCATAAGGCATTCGCTATGGCTGGAGCAGAATGAATTCGATCGGTTCTCGGGGTTGGAGAATGCGGTTGCTAAAGAGAAGTTCATGAACATGCTCCCGGACGCTAATGTTTGGCCCATATATCGAAGCATAGCTAAGGGACAACGCGATGTTGTAAATGACAAGCTGAAGGTACGTATGGGGCAGCTAGAGGCCCTTGAGACACTACTTGGGCAAGAGGTAGAGGAAGATTTGCGCAAAGAACTTGCAGAAATGGTTTTAAAATTACGAGACACTGGCTTGGCAGTGGAGATGGCGGAGAAAGAAGTAGAAGAAGTAGAAGCAGATTTACTTGATACTAAAAAGGATATGCAAGAGATAAAGACTAAGATAGCTGATTTTAACGAGTTACAAAGTACACGGGAATGTTTAATAAGTGATATTGCCGGATTTAATGTTAGACGGCAGGATGTTAGCAAAGAAATACAAGAATGGCAGGAGGCTATAGATTCTGCAACCAGTACATTGGCTAGGTTAGAACTTGAGCATAAACAGGAAGAAAATATAGATGATCTAAAGGCTACAGGGCAAGAATTAACAGTGATGCATGATGGCCTATTGGGTGAACGGTCCAATATAAATAAACGATTAGTAACAATAGAAAATGATATCGGCAAGGCACAGGCTAGATTACGAGATACCGAAAAAGCACAAGAAGAAGAATGCCCAACTTGTGGTAGAGAGGGGTTGGATGACAGTGTATTTACCGAACTATTGACAGGGAGACAGAAGATTTTAACTGAAGCTGAACAAACAAAAGGAGATATTGAGGTTGAACTCCAATCAGTTATCGATAAACTTTCCGAAGTTGAAACCCAATTACGCGAAGTTCAGTTTGCAACAAATGCATTTGATAAGAGAGTGGTAGACATTGAAAATTGGCGTAGAGATAAGGGGAAATCTGAGATAGCGGTACAACAGGCACGAGAGCGCAAAGTAGACATAGAGGAATCGCTTGCTACGGTAGAAGCAGAAGAAGCAGAGATTGGTGTCAAGGTTGATGCTTTGGCTGACACTATGGCTGATGAAACACAAATGATGGAAGAATTTGCTGACAAGCTTCATACTATAGAGAACAAGCTTGTTGCGGCAAAGTCCAAACATAGCACATATGTGGCTGCCAGACGGGATGCGGAGCGTGAACAGGGACATATCGAAGGACGACTAGAAACTATCGAGAAGACACGTGAAGATATCGAGGGGCATAGAACAGCTATTGAAGAGGCCGAATACCTTCGGGATATATTCCAAGAACTTTATGGCGTATTTGGGCCAGATGGAATACAGTCTTATATTATAGAAAACGCGTCAGTTGCGGTAGAAACGATTGCAAATGGTTTCCTGGATTATGTTGGAAGAGATGAGCAGGTTTCCATTGTGGTACGAGAGCAGGCGAAAACGGTTAAGGATGAAGCTGGTAATTTAAAATGGATGGACACATTCAAGATTATCGCATCAGTAAATGGTGTAGAGAGAATGTTGGAGGAATTCTCGGGTGGAGAGGGGCTATGGATCGATATATCTATAAGATTGGCTTTATCGATTATGTTAATAAATCGTAAGGCCATCACGCTACCGATATTATTTATGGACGAGGGAGTGGGAAATCTCGATGAACATGATAGAATGCAGTTGGTAAGTCTACTACACATGTTAAAAGAAATGTATGGTATTTTTATTTATTTGATTACTCACTGTGACATTGCAGAGTACCATCACATGTTCGATCGAGTAACTGTTGTTAATATGCGACACAAGGTAAGTTACATAGATAAAAAGGGAGCAAACTAATGGAAGACAAGTTCGAAGTATTTGTGAAAAAAGTGGCTGGAATGAATACGCCGATGGCATTCAAGACGTGTAAAAATGCATTTGCACTATTGATTGCGGAGGCAAAAAAGATTCTTAAGGATAGCGAACCAATTCTCGAGGACGAGCCGGTTTCTATGGATATCCATGAGGTTACGCCTCTCGTTGATGAAGAGGATGAGAAAGAAGAGGAGAAAGCTAGTAGGCCAGCTCCCAACATTTGGTAAGGGGCCATTTCTGGGGAATCCTCTGGCTTTCTGGGATACTTAAATATGAAGATATTATACCATTCTGTATCGGGCATAGGGAATAATCTTAACGCTTCTCCAGCAGTAGCTGCGCTACACATGGTGTTCCCTGCTCCATCTAATAGTATTGATGTGCTCACAGAATTTCCTGAATTATGGATCGGTTTGTGTAATAATACATACAAAACCGGTGAGCAACCATCACATACACAGTATGACTTAGTGGTGCAATCCATTTTTCATGCTGATGAGGAATTAAAAGGATACAAATACGATCGCATAGTAAGGGCACCGAGAGATAGGGTTACACAGATCCATGAAACAGAATCCAATCTAGATGCGGTAAGATTGTTGGGGTATGTAGGGGAAATGCCACCAAGAAACATGGCACTACTCACATCGAATAGTGGGGAAACGTTCGATTATGAAGATGGACAAGAACCATTTAAGAAAATAGTCGGCTTAATACCTGGTGGTCGCTCAGATTGGCAGTGGGGACGTAAGAAATGGCCCCATTTTGCAGAACTTGCAGAGCTATTGCAGCGCGATGGACACAAAGTTATTATTATTGGGGGAGAACACGAGGATTTTGACGACTACCATGCCTATAATGCCACCATAGAGGGGGATGCTTTTGCGGTTATACATAATCGTATAGGAAAATATACTTTGTTTCAAACTTCTCATGTACTGTCACAATGCGACTATGTTATAGCGAATGATTGTGGGCCAGGACATATGGCATCAGTATTGGGAATAAAAACCTTTTTCATATGGGGGCCCACATCACTTGTTAAAAATAGACCACTAGAACCAAATGCAGAGATTTTGCGAGTTAGCTTAGATTGTGCGCCATGTCAGTACACTTCTAGGTGGGATACTTGTAGTGAATATGTGTGTATGAATGAACTAACTCCACATAGTATATTTAACCAAATAATGTATAGAGAGGTATAAGAATGCCAATTTCAGGGGGTAAGGCAAGACATTTGCCAAGCGATAATAAGAAAGGAATAAAGAAAACAGCGAAAAAAGCACTGAAGCCAGCAATGGAAAAATCTGATATTATTAAAAAAATCGAGGTTTCCGAGGAAGGGTCTGCAATAGATTTAACGTTGCAAATAAGACTTAGCATACCAGATGTTGGTACAAAATCAGGGGCGGAGTTTAAATCTAAATATAATTTAATGCTTGACACACTTAAACAAATTGCTAAGGGTGTTGTGCCAAATTCGTTTAAACAAGCACAAAACGAAACCAAACATGACAAATCTTTAGCAGCCAGAACGATTGCCAAAGTTGAATTACAGGATGATGCAAAGCCTACTCCGAAGATTACGGAAATAATTGATGCCAAATCGCTTGGAATATTTAAGACACAGAAACGTAAGTGTGCTGTATTTACTATATCTAAAAATGAGGCAGTAATCTTACCAATATGGGTTGATTATTATGCAAAGATATTTGGTAATGAGAATGTGTACATACTTGATCATCAAAGTAACGATGGGTCAACTGATGATTTATTATGTAACACGATTCTAATTAAGAATGAGGAGTACTTTGCTCGTCGCTGGATGGTGGACATGGTTAATCAATTCCAGCACGAATTGCTTAAAGAATATGAGACCGTCATATTTGTGGAAACAGATGAGTTTTTGATACCTAATTCTGATAAATATGCTGACCTGATGGATTATGTTGAAAAAATGGAGGCTGATGTTATTAGAAATGTGTGTTATGAAGTGTGGCATAATCCAGATGAGGAACCAGCATTAGATTTTACAAAACCTATTTTGAAGCAGCGCAAGTATTGGTATAGGCGAGATGCAACCACACGGGTAGGAGGTGCTGGTGATCATGCGGATAAGCCCGCAATAACTAAAATCCCTATTTATTGGGGACTTGCGTATAAAGCAGCATCACAATTAATAGATGGAATACATATAGCGATGGACATAGAAACAGACGAAGACCTGATTTTTGTGCACTTACATAGGGTAGATTACGATTGGTGTCTTGAGCGGCACCTATGGAGATCGCAGCAGACATTTGCCAGGAGTGGTAATATTATGACCGGGTGGCACCAGCGATTAAAAACAAAAGAAGAGCATGACCGATCATACTATTTCGATGGACAAGAGTATGTGGAGACAATGCCAAAATGGATAAAATCTAAATTATGATTAGCGTACTAGTACCATGCCATAATCAGTTAGATTATCTTAAATTGTTACATAAATCGCTAGAAGAGCATACTGTTGGCCCATATGAATTAATGGTGTGGGATAATGGTAGTAAAGATGGCACTGCAGATTGGTGTGACTCAAAAGATGTACAATGTTACCGACAACTGAATAACGTAGGCGTTGGTGTGGCCTACAACACAATGGCTCAGGACGTGAAATATGAAACGATGTTTATTTGTGATGTAGATATGTATATGTTACCTGGGTGGGACTGTATTACGGATGAATTAACCGGTATTGGTGCATGGAGGGCACCAACACAAATTGAACCTGATCGTCCTAATAGATCGATTGTCGGCGATTATGGTAGAACCATCGATACATTTGAGGAAGAGCGACTTAAAAAAGATTTTGCACATAGAATGCATCCGGTCAGATATGTTGCTTCGTATTTGCCTGCCGCGATGCGGACAGAAGATTTTTTGAAAATAGGTGGGTTTGATGAACGGTGTTTTCTTGGCGAATTTTATTTGTTATACAATGCATATAAATATTGTAAAAAACGCGGTAGGTTACAACTAAATCATCCAGCATCGTTTATTTATCATTTTAGGCTTACAACGCGACCACAGGGTAGGGCCAGATTTATAAAGGGGGTACATAAATATGAACAGATGTTTGCTAAAGAATGTGGGTCCACTGTAAGAAAAATGAGTATCGAAATGCAGCCTCATGCGGAACATGGCCCAACATTTGATGATGAAGGCAATTATGTGGAGTATTTATGATATTTAATGAACGAGAATTAAGGATGTTTGCCTTAAGTAGGGGCGGGCATCAGGCCGTAACGCATTGGATTGAATACCATGCACAGATCCCATGTATGCATATACAGGGGGTATTCGATAGGGAGAAGGCTCTTAGAAATTGTTCAGTGCTTCGGGGGTATACACAGAGAGAATGCAGAGCAGAACTTTCACATACAACTATCACAAGTGCATTAGATATCTTGAATGGTTTCCCTTATCGCGAGACTTTCATGTATTCCATAGAACTAGAATTTTCGTTAGGGGAAGCCATTCAAGAACTGAACCAACCAACTGAAAGAACTGAACTATTTCGTGGAGACAAGGGGGTAGCACGACATAAATACTGGAAGAGGGGAGCTAGCAGGCGTGTGTACGATATCCTTATATTGCGAGATCCATTTAATTGGACAGCTAGTAGACTTATGCACAAGAACGATGTATTAGATAATCCAAAATATATAGAATGTTATAAAAGTTTGTGTCGGGAAATTTTGGGGGAAACAAATGTAACAGAATATCAACTGATTCCTATTTTATTTAATGAGTGGTTCCTTAGCGCGGAGTATAGGGCAAAAATAGGGGAAAAATTTGATCTAGCACCAGGATGCGCACTCCCATATAATGACATACCATGGAGAGGTGGTGGGAGCAGTTTCAATAAATTTGATTACGATGGGAAAGCTAACAATATGCGTGTACTGGAGCGTTGGCAAGATCCACGTGTGGCAAAACAATTAAAAGAGCTCATTGAAGACAAAGAACTCACGAATATGGCAATACAAATATTTGGGCACCTACACCCTATAGAAACTTGGATAGAGACCATAAGGGATTTGCCATGAATGAAATTAGTGTAGCAATATTAGTTCCATCACTGAATCGACCAGACCTTGTTAAGCTGTCGGCACGGAGCATAATAGAGAATAGCGAATGGCCAGATAATCATCAATTTTTGGTACATTTTAACGAATTTTCTGACAAAGATAGATTTGCCGCTGAGTGTCTTGAGGAAGAATGGCATCATTTTGATTGGACATGTTCTCCTGATAACCAGGGTATTCCTTTGGCGTATGAGGTATTAACACCGAAGATAGAAGTTGATTTTGTATTGCCGACAGACAACGATATGTATTATTTACCAGGATGGGATAAAGCGCTGGCGGAAAGTATAACCGATCCGGATGAACCGGGTATTTGGAGAGCTTTATCGCTGATTGAGCCTGTGCCTTCCAGGGGTGATATAACTATTCAAAAAGACTTTGGGCGTTACATAGAAACCTTTAGAGAGCAAGCTTTATTAACTTGGTTTGTGGATAATAATATTAAACAAGACAGAAAAATAACAATGGAGCCACAGGTAGTTAGGACAAAGGATTGGATTGATCTCGGTGGGTGGGATACAAGATTTTGGCCAGGATTTTGTTCTGACCCTGATTGGGTGGTACAATTTTATAACAGATTCCACAAAGGACATCCAGAGAGAATGTGTAATGTGCCCGAATGCCTTGTGTACCATTTTGTAGAGGCCACTACAAGCAAATGGGCATGGTCCGCAAGGCAAGTGGCACATAAGATGTTTGAGGAAAAATGGGGATTTTCAACAAGGCAATTTGAAAACGAAGTGTTTAGACTTGGTGAACTACTAGGAGATTAATAATGTCGTATAAGCCAAAAGAAATGATACCACTGCTTAAGGTGTTTATGCCTCCTGTAGATGAAGTTTTAGATGCATTAAGGCCAGTACTCGAGAGTGGATGGATTGGCGAGGGGCCAAAGGTGAAGGAGCTAGAGGGAAAATTCGCAGAGAGGTTTGATACCACATTTGTCAATGCTGTGTGTTCCGGGACAGTAGGGCTTGATTTAATAGCTATGTTGCTAGATATTGCACCTGGGGACGAGATATTAATGTCCCCATTGACGTGTACTGCGGGGACATTACCGTTTCTACGAGCGGGAGCAAAAATAGTTTGGGCAGATGTTGATACAGAGACAGGTAATATAGACCCAAACTCAGTGTCACAATTAATTACCAACAAGACAAAAGCAGTGGCCGCTGTACATTGGGGCGGATATCCAATTGATATGTATAGGCTTAGAGCTGCTGTGAGCCAAGGCCCTGGACAATATATCAATATTATAGAGGATGCCGCACATGCGAATGGGGCATACTATCATGGCCGTCCTGTGGGCGTGTGCAATTATGGGCTCGGCAAACACTCAGACTTTTGCATGTTTTCCCTACAAGCTGTTAAGCAAATGACATCTATAGATGGTGGGCTAGTTACTACATATAAGGCAGAAGACTATGAACATATCAGAGTTTTGAGATGGTATGGGATTGATAGGCGATATAGAAGAAAAGCACTTACAGGGCACGACGATTGGGAAATAATGGAGGTTGGGCTGAAAGGGCACATGAATGATGTTTCTGCAACAATTGGGCTATCACAATTACCATATCTTGATGAGAATTTAGAAATACGCAGACTTAACGCTATGTTTTATGATGACAAACTAATGAATGTGCCGGGGATTTTGTCGCTACCGGTCCCGCTACATGAGCAAATGAAAGTAGGCACAAAGTCTGCATACTATTTATATACTATATTTGTTGAAAAACGTGATGACTTTATTAGGGCGATGCGAGATAGAAATATACATACGAGTGTTGTACATGTCAGGAATGATAAATATGCGGTATTTAGTGAATTTAAATCAAAAGAATGCTTACATAACTTGGAATATTGTGATAAGCACCAAATTAGTATCCCGGTGGGGCATTGGGTAACATCAGAAGATGCGGAATATATAGTCGAAATGATTAAGAAGGGTTGGTAAGATGATAGATGACGTAATAGCACAGGCAAACTTAATAACATCTTCTTATAAGCGTAATAATTATGGACAAATGTTCTATTCATTACTACGTTGCATAAATCCAAGTAGGTGCGTAGAAATAGGTACACTGGGTGGATATAGTACTATTTTTATAGCTGCAGCATTGAGAGATAACAACTATGGGCATCTATATGCATATGATTTATGGGATAAGTATGCATATCACCATACGCTCCAGAGTGAGACACAATTGAGTATCGATGCTGTAGCATTGCAGGATTGGGTAGATTTAATTCAAAAAGATGCATACAGTGTGCTAGACGACTATGAAGATAACACAATTGATTTTATGCATGTCGACATATCCAATAATGGAGCTGTATTTGATAGATTTTTGGTAGATGCAGAGTATAAGCTAACTACTGGCGGGGTACTAATATTCGAGGGTGGGAGTGAGAAACGCGATATGGTACCCTGGATGAAGAAATTTAATAAACCCAAAATTCAACCAGTAATAAACGGACACCCATTAATTGGCACAATTTATGATGCAGTTGTTATTAGGCCATATCCATCAATCACCATTTGTGTGAAGAGGTAGGGCATGTCGAACGCAAATGTGGCAAAAGTAATTGTAACAACTTTTGCTAACAGGAAAAAAGAGGTGCGCACGTGGCCTTCGCATAGTCAAGAGGGATTAGATGCTGAAGGTATTTTGGAGATGTTAAAAGTAATATATCAGCTAGAGCAATCGGTAGATAATGGCATATGCGTTGATACCATTATCGTTAATAACGATATTGGGTATACACCAGGGAATAAATATCTTGCATCAATAAATGGAACAAAAACAAAGAATGGGGAAATGGTTATATTAACCAGGGAGAATGTTGGGAGAGCTTTTGGGGGATATAATTACGCATTTAAACAGTTGCGGGAACAATATGAGTACTGGATTTTTTTAGAGGATGACCAATTACTTATTGAGCAACATTGTATAATGGGGTGTATAGGGCAATTGAATAGTGAGCAGTTGATTGCATATGTAGCTGTACATGGGGAGCTTGGCCATAGGGGTAGATCAACAGAGCACGTGCATGGTGGAGCTGGCTGTACCAGTAGGGAATACATAGATGAAATTGTTGCAGTTCATGGGTGTATTCCACACTATAAAGGGCCAGAAGAAGAAACCAATGTAGACCATCATGTATGGGCTGGAGAAGTCCCATTTACGAACACATTGGTGAAACTAGGACTTAAATTGGAACCATACTACAAAAACGTGGTCACATTTTATTCCGATTATCAGAAAGCATTATGGACAAAATAATAACTGTTGATGGGTTAACGGCCTCACATGGTCGAACGAAGATAAACAGTAGTTTATCAGATGAAACGTATGAAAGGCTTATCAATTTTTACAATGTGTCTATGGCATATGGGCAAGATATGCCGCACTTAAATACCGATTTGGTATCTATACCAGTGGGAACAGATCTGTGGCATCCATCAAATATAATAACTGCGATAGATAGGCTAATTAAATTTGGTGATATTGCTCCACTTAGCAAATTCTTGTTCAATTTTGGGCGAAAACCAGCAACACAAGGATTATCCTTATATGATGATATAAAAATTGTTAAGCAATATGGGTTTGATTGGTTTGTGGACGCAACATTATGGCAAATTGAAAAATGGAGAGAGCTGACAAGTGGTGTGATTAGTGAGGAGTCGTTATTTTACCCTATTGGCCTTGGGAACTTTTTTGGGTACGAATCAACTGATGGGAAAGGTGTGCTGATAAGAGCAGCGATGCGTCAGTCATACAATGCATACCAGATTAGCAATATTTTAGCGGACAACAAAAACACAATAGTTGAAATTGGTGGTGGGTGGGGTTCTTTCCCATATCACTTATTTAAGTTTAACGATTTTGATGGGCAATATATATCAATCGACTTGCCACAAGTAGGTGTTCTTTCCGCATTTTTCTTAATACATGCCCTACCCGATAAAAAAATTGTTTTATTTGGAGAGCAAGATGATGGTGATAATGATATTTTGTTATTGCCCTCTGGATGCGCATATGATCCCGCCTATTTCCAGGATAACATTGCCGACCTAGTATTTAATTCCCATAGCCTAACGGAAATGCCCAATGAGGTAGTACTTAATTATGTAGCATTGATAAACAAGATTTCCAAGCCCGGTGGCTATTTTTTGCATAAAAATCATAGACTATTTTTTCAACATTTGACTCGTGATTTCGTACCTGGTGATTTAGATAAATTAATAGCAAAAAATTGTAAATCTGAAAAACTGGACTGGGAGCTACTAACAAGCGAGGTAGAGGAGTTACAAAGTTGGATAGAAGATGATGTAACAGATCCGTCAATTGATGATCACATATATTATGAGTCATTGTGGAGAACACAATGAAAGTTATACATAACTGTTCGGTTTTTAAATTTCATGAAGAATATTGTACAGACATTCATGAGGAGTTACTTAGGCGAGGGCACGAATCCATAATATGTGATGATTATAGGGCATATTGGGACGATGCGGATTTTACAATACAACCAGATGAGGCATGCACCAGAATGGGTGGTAGGGGCGTTTGGATAGGGCATGCGTTCCCGGTGGTTCCACAAAATGCTTTCTATACCGAACCAAAGTTTAAAGCAGATCTCCAGAAAAACTCCGATTTTATTTTTACATTCTCCGAGGCTTGGGCGGAGTGGCATGAGATGCATGGCTTGTCGATTAAGGTGGTTGGCATGCCAAGGCTAGATAAACTATTTAACAACATAAATGGTAAATGGGCTCTATATGCACCAACACATCATAAAAAATCGCCTAATGTGTATGCTGGCGATAAAATAGCGATTATGGCTTTGGAAAGATATGGATTTTGTATTCGCGTGCGACCACATCCGGCATATAGTGTTAATCCAAGATCTGTAAACGAAGACATGATGGAGGCTGGAGTGGTAATATCTGATTATTCTTCGATCTACCTTGAGTCAATAGTGTTGAATATACCGACTATATTAATTGGGGATGCGCGATGGGGGGTTGACAACTCTCATATTTCTGGGTGTGCTAATGAGGCCGCGATTGTTGCACATTCGCAAGAAGAGATGGAAATGGCGGTGATACGGTATATTAATGACCCACTTTATTTAGAGGAAGAACGGTTGAGGCATTCAAAGATGTTGTGTGAGTATCAAGGGGTTGCAGCAAGCAGATTCGTTGATGTACTGGAGGAGTTGTTATGAGCTTAGTCTATGTTGGCATGAGCGCTGACCTAATTCACCAGGGGCACATCAATGTTCTCAGGGAAGCAAGTGAATATGGAGAAGTTATAGTTGGGCTATTGACTGATGAAGCAATAGCGTCATATAAGCGACTCCCGGCATTGACTTATGGACAGAGAGAAACGATCATTAAGAGTATTAGGTATGTGGACGAGGTTATGCCGCAAGATACGTTGGACTATACCGAAAATTTACTTTTGTTACAACCGGCGTTTGTGGTACATGGTGACGATTGGAAAGAGGGGCCGCAAAGAAAAACAAGGGAAAGAGTTATAGATATATTGACCAATTGGGGTGGCGAATTAATAGAAATACCATATACCGAAGGCATTTCGTCTACACAACTTCATAAGGCTATAAAAGAATTGGGCACAACTCCCGGCGTACGTATGGGAACATTAAGACGTTTAATTGAATCCAAAGAAACTGTGCGCATTCTTGAGGTCCATAATGGGTTGACGGGGCTTATTGTGGAAAAAACTGAATTTGATGGATATGGATTTGATGGTATGTGGTTAAGCAGTCTTACGCACTCTACTTCAAAGGGCAAGCCAGATAATCAAATTGTCGACATTACTACCATAGACCATACCATCAACGAGATTTTTGGAGTTACAACGAAACCGATGATTGTAGATGTGGACAATGGCGGTCCAATAGAACACTTTACATCAATGGTTAAGAATTTAGAACGTTTTGGTGTGTCTGCGGCTATTGTGGAGGACAAGATTGGCTTGAAACGGAATTCTCTATTTGAAAATACGTCCGATCAGACGCAAGATACAATAGAGGGGTTCTGTGAAAAAATCCAGGCGGGTAAACGTGCGCAGGTAACAGAAGATTTCATGATTATCGCCAGAATAGAAAGTTTTATATTGGGTAAGGGGCTGGATGATGCGCTGGATAGAGCAGAGGCATATGTTAATGCTGGTGCTGATGCGATTATGATACATAGTAAGCAGCAATCGGTCACAGAAATTGTCCAATTCATGGAGAAATATAGTGGTAAAGTACCGGTGGTGGTAGTGCCATCCACATATGGCTACATTCTCGAGTCAGAACTTGCGGCGATGGGCGTTAGCGTGGTTATTTATGCGAATCATCTTTTGAGGGCAGCCTACCCAGCAATGATAGACGTAGCCAAGGTGATCCTAATGCATGGACGGTGCTTTGAAGCGAACCGACAATGTATGCCAATAAGAGATATCGTGGAGATGATACCAAATGATTAGTGTACAGAAATTAATGGACCAGGGGTATGATTTCTTTGTCGGGGTTCCGGATAGTTCCTTAAAAGGATTTATACAGGATATCATCGACTCTGGTGTGGAGCATGTCATAGCTACGCATGAGTCACAGGCGATAGGTATAGCTGTTGGCGCAGAATTGGCTGGTAAAAAGACATGTGTGTATATGCAAAATTCAGGATTGGGTAACGCTATAAACCCATTGGCTAGCCTATGTATGCCATATGGTATCGAGCCGTTACTTATAATTGGACATAGGACGGCTCCGTTTCAACATGAGGTAATGGGTAGATGTGATGTGGATTTACTGGTAGTTTTGGGATATGGTAACTATGAGGTGAGCTATGATTAGTAGAGAGGCAGCACTACGATACATTTTTGATAAACATGGTGATGCGGTGTATGTAACAAGTACCGGGTACATATCTAGAGCAACATATAATATGTACCCATTACGGAAAAACATCTTTTATATGCAGGGTAGCATGGGGTTGGCTCCATGTATAGGTCTTGGTATGGCGTTAAATAGTGATAAGGAAATAGTTGTTATTAGCGGAGACGCTGCCTTATTGATGCATCTTGGCATAACGCATACAATACGAGATTACGCCCTTAGTAATCTATATGTCTATGTGTTAGACAACGGATGCCATGAATCTGTGGGCGGATTTAAGTGTTCTAGGTTGGAGGGGCAATATCCCGGTGTGACGGAAATTATAAAAATAACTAATGATGGTAAAGCAGACAGGGTTGATGTGGATAGTAGAATTAACACAGTAGAGGTAAAGGAGGCATTGTGGACAAGGTAGATACTTTGTTAGTTTGTTCTAAGTCTACAAAGAAATTCTTAGAAGCGGATTTTGAACATATTTTTGTAGTAGAAGCCGCGCCAACGGACATTTCTGCATTGGGCTTCTATGAATCGGTGGTGGCAATAGGTGGAGGTGCGGTGATAGACACAGCAAAGATATTATCAAAAACCCCAATAAAATGCTATCCAACAACGGGTGCAGGATCTGCAGTAACGTCATGGGCTGTTTACTGGGATGGGCCGCGTAAGTGCTCTGTGAGAAGATATAAACCAAGCCAGGTGGAAATAGTCGACGAGTTTGCTGCGGATTTGCCCATGTATATGTTTAGGTACTCATTATATGATGTTATTAGCCATTGCCTTGACAGTATGTGGTCTATTAATGCCACAGTTGAAATCGTGGATCGGGCTATAGATATTTTGGGTGATATAAAGTATATCGCTAATCCATCTGCTCTTGTGAAATTGGGCAATGCCGCTGGTGAATTGATCGAAGTAACTGGTACCAATTTATTGCACGCTTTGTCATATCCCTTAACAGGGTTTTACGGTGTGCCGCATGGTAAAGCGCTTGGATACTTGCTACCGAGCATATCCAAATATATGGGAGTGGACATCCCAATTATGATTGGCGAGCTTGATATTACGCTGGATGAAGAGATTGATATCAATCTTGTGGTTGATGAGGCGTTCACATATGGTAAAGTTCATGAAGTAGATATGGACATTAGTAGAACAATACTGAAAGATCTGCTAAATGAAGTATAATGACTACAGGGTATATGCACCGCCACGTACGGGGCACAATGCTGTTAATGACTGGATATGGACACATCACGATGGCCTTCTTGACTATACGCGTCGCTTGGCCCAAACTACTGAATGGCTAGATAAAGTTAAATCAGAATACATAACGATAACACAGCACAAAAAAATGGGTGCGCTTGTTAATATTGAAAGTAGCCTATTCCCATCAGAATTATTTACATATAAGACAGACGGGATGCACAGTGTAAATATAGTAACACTGAGAGATCCTTTAAATACGCTTGCGAGTACAATTAAGAAATGGTGGCCTCACACGGAAACCTATACCGGCGAAGTATATTGCACGTTTATGTTTGGTTATATGGAGTATGCGCGAGAATACTTAAGATTAACAACTAGACTAGAAGAGCCTTTTATACCGATTAATTATAATAATTGGTTTACTAGCGAAGCGTATCGCGTACAATTAGGAGAGTTGCTTGGGCTGCGAAAATCGTGCTGGAAACAATATATGGGCGTGCCGCTATTTGGTAAGGGATCTAGCTTCGATGGACGTCGATATTTAGGAAGAGCAGATCAAATGGACGTGCTAAATAGATATAAATTATACAAAGAACACCCATACATGCAAAGACTTGCTGCGCATTCGCGTATGCAAGAAATATCATTAGAGATTTTCAATATGGATATGCAAAAATTAACGGAGCTACCTAATGAACTTTGATGACATAAGGGTTTGGGCGATGGGTCGCTCCGGGCACCACCCAATTATTCACTGGATACTTGACCATTCTGGTGGATCGTGGCAATACTTTAATAATGCTTTTGGTGATGAGTATTCTATGCAACGGAGGATGAGTTATAGTTTACATTCAACTAAACATGTTGAATTACTTGTTACTAGTGTAGAGACACCTGCTGATTGGCCAGATGAGGTAGGCTTAATACAGAAAAGAGTTCCAGAGCATGGTGATAAGGTAAAAAATATTGTCATGGTACGTGATCCATTTAATTGGGCAGCTAGTTGGCTTAATATGAAAGGGAATAATGGGCGACTATCGGAGAGAACGATAAACATATATCTTGAGCTGTGCGAAGAATATATTAGTACAGCATACTTACCAATAGATACGCTGCAAATATCATATAATAGGTGGGTTATGTCGCATGCATATAGGGCACAAATAGGTGAATATTTGGGCCTTACACCAGACTGCTTTAAGCCATATGTTAAAGTAACTCGTGAGGGTGGTGGATCTAGTTTCGATGCATTTAATTATGCCGATACTGCAGACAGTATGAAAGTATTTGATAGGTGGCGTACGTATATAGGCCACCCAATAATGCACAAACTAGCAAATAACAAAAAACTCGTAGATTTAGCAATACGAGCGTTTCGGGATCCACATCCAGACATCTGTGAATGGGTGGAGGAGATACGGTCAATATGATATACTACTCAACCCCAGCCACCGCAGAAGACGTTTTCATATTGTATGCGAAGCTATGCGGTATAGCGGAGCAGGACGACGATGTAGAGTTAGACCTTGAGACCTCCCCAAACATCCTCCCCATTGCAAAATCGATGTTTAGTACTGTTCCATGGCTAACCGTAAATTATCTAGAGATATTTGATGTTGCGTTGTTGACAAGCGCCACTAAACATAAATCATACATAAATCCCAGTATAACTAGCCCAAAACACAAAATCCCTAAAGAAATTATTCTATATACACCGGTCCCTGTATCAATCCAAGCGGATTTCGATACCCCAGTAATATGTTTTGTTATATCGACGTTATGTGCAACCTTACACTGGGTTGCAGTACTTATTGACGTACTTAAGCGGACTAACGATGATTTGCATTTTATAATATTGGGGAATCGCGGAATGCCTACGGGCGCATTACCAACATATGTACAGGTAATAGAATCGACTAAGCCATATGACTATATACAGGAATGGGCATATATTAAGCAATCGGACATTGTGATCGGTAGAAGGGGAGAAGAGGCACTAGCCGCTGCATCACAGGGTATATGCACGGTCATACTTTCAAAGGATGTGCAGCAATTTGTGCCAATGGAATGGGAAGATAATGTGATATCGATTGACACTTTGTATGGTGAGATAGATCCCATAGTGGAAGAGATAAGAAATGGTAGATGGTAAAATAGAATATAAAACAAAGACAGCCGACGCATATTATATGCGCCCAAGAGCACTGGCACATAGGCAGGCGCATCCATTAAAACTGGGAGAAATGCCACCGCTAATGCATGTGGAGCGACATGTATGGGAAACGTACCCAGTAGAATCCCCAATCCTGGTTACTGGCATAGAGGATGGTAGATTTGCGCTTTTTTTGGCATCTCTAGGACATAAGGTGGTTGGAATAGACGGATCAAAGCAAGCTATGTTTGATTGTATTAGAAATCAGAGGACTATGCAGATACCAGAATCACATCTAATTATGAAAAGAAAATTTTTTGAAGAGATCCCCGTTACGGCTACCCCATTTGGGCAATTTGGTACGGTCATAATCATGAATGAGCTAGAGCGTGAAGAAGATCCTGCCCCATTGATTGCCAAAGCGGTACAGATGGCAAAATATAATGTGATACTCTTTATGCCGAAGTTGCGGAGTTATCACGAGCCAATGCGGAGACAGTTTCTTAGTGCAGATGATTTGCAGTATTTAATTCGTACGGCTGTTAGTTCTGATGTGCTGGGATGGTCCGTTGAAGAGATCATGCGCTCAACCGCAGACGAAAATACAAAGCACCGGATGCTTTTAGCACTCATTATCAAAGAAGCCCCTATGGAGTATGGAACATAGTATGCATAAGATTATTCTTACGAAGTGGCTATATTGTAATAGGTGTCGCACAAAATATAGTATTACTAGAGACTTATATATAGCTTATATTTTGGGTAGTAGTCCATATAGGTGCAATAAATGTGGGTATATGTTAAACTGGCATAAATCGGAGGTATCTACACATGAATCCAGAGATCATTGAAAAGATTAAGGAACTATTGATCAATGAGGAAACAGAGGATCAGATTGCTGATGTTCTCAAGATTGATGGTTTTAAGGACTTTTTGCACGGATTTGCGGTAATATGGGAAATCCTGCAGAAAGTTGCTGCGGTGGTAGAATATGTATGGTCTGAAATAGGGGGGATTGATAAGAAAGATCGTATTGAGTACGCAGCCGAGGTGCTTGATGATATGATCAAATTCCCGTTTTGGCTGGAACCATTTGATAAGAGACTTTTCATGGTTGGAATTTCAGCCGCTGTTCAGTCCCTTAACAATGCCTTCAAGACCAAAACACCTACAGCCGATTCCCTAACTAACCTGGATCTTCCAGCTATCGCTGCATCTTTCCGCCTGCCGTTCGGCATTGGGACCTAGGCCTACCTAATAAGCCGTTGTTCGGAAGCCCCGATCTAGCATACGTTAGATCGGGGCGATGTATATGTGTATTTACACAGGTCCTCCACATACATGTATTAATATTTATTCTCCACATATTTAATGTCGATATAACTATAAGATACGAAACATTAATGCTAATAAATTATTATATGAGGGTTTATGCATGCCAATAGCACAATTGCGGGATAGCTAGAAAGACAATGGAGTTGGACAATGCCTAAAGAAGAAGAGTCTATAAATTGCGAAAATTGCTTACGCATAGATGAAAAGACCGGGCTTAAGGAATGTGAAGTTACTGGTAATGTGTGTGAAGAGGTCGAGGAACTTCTTTCGAGTTTACACAACGCTGAGCCAGAATTTGCAGAAGTACCATACCCAGAACATAAAATTGAATACATTATGGCGCATGCGATTAATAATTCTGAATGGGTTAAAGATCTTAAGTATATGCCAGAGGCATATAAACAGGCACTATGTGAATTACTCGAGAGTGACGATTATCTTACGGAACGACAGCGCGTATGTTTACATCTTAAATATGTTGATGGTCTGCCATTTTCTAAAATCGCTAAATTAATGAGAAAATTCGATGATGATGGTAATGACATTGGGCACGTTCACTGGACGGCGGTACGAGCCAGTGTTATAGCCGGGGTAAACAAATTACGTAGATACATCCTTGATCAATCCTATCCAGCATATAGAAAATGCGCACATGAATTTTGTGAGGTCGAATTTAGGGTGGCGAACCCAACCAGCACTCGTAAATATTGTAATGATCGATGTAGGTGGGCTGCTGCAAAATTACGTAGGTACCGTAAGAAACAGGCACAGAAACCGAAAAAGGTACAACAAGCAATAAATTGTAAGAATCCTCTATGTAATATATTATTTGTTCCCTCATATGGTAATCAGGTTTACCATTCTAAAAAGTGTAGAACGGACCACTATAATGAGATTTACATAGAGTACCAGCGTCCTTGGTTAAATGAAGATGGTACTCTAAAGGCAAGGAAGAAAGATAAGGACATAGAATCGTGTGCGAAATTACAGGAGAGCAACGCTATATCCACGTAGCAAGACACACTCAGTGGGCTGGTATATGGATAGTGCGGCTAGTAGCATATGATAGGATAATTAGATTAACAGATGATAACGATAATACAGCTTGGCAAACTAAGGATACGGCACTTTCCGTGGCTGTGTGGTGGACAAATCTACTACAATACGTAGTTATTATTGACGATTAATTATTTTAAACATTTTCCACGTTCGATACCTCTTTAAAGCTAATGATGTATTATCAAAATATATGGAGAATAATATGTCCGATAATCTACCTGTTAATACACGTGATGAAGATCTAAATGAAGTTACAGAATATATTGAAAATCAAGGAGAATTAGACTATCGTCGGGATTTAGTATATAAATGGACATTAGAAAGAAAGTCTGCTCCCCAAATATTAAAATTACTTCATGAATATGAAGAACATGATTTCAGCGATTGTAATATTAGTGATGTAATTAGTGATTTACGGACGAATCAGGTTGCGTTGCAGGCTAGGGTTAAAAGAGATCCATATTATTTGGACAAAAGTTTAGAACATTTACATGCCAGAATAGATGAATTGGTTCGCATAAGTGCACAATTGTGGACAGAATTCGATGATTTAAATGATCAAAAAGGCGGGACTGCGCTGAGGGCTAAAATATTGGGGCAAATCCAAGACAACACTATGCAAATCGCTAAATTACAGAAACTTGATACAAAAACTATTGAAATTGTCCAAAAGGTTAAACAGGCCGAACAGGCACAACAAAATGTTATAGCAGCGATTGCTGACATAATTAGAGAATGCCCCCGTTGTTCAAAGAAATTTGCGATATTGATTGAGCGTGGGGAGTTCGATAAGGGGTTTAACGTGGACGTAGAAGACGCTGATTATGAGATCAAACAATAGTTGGGACGAAGAGAATTCTGAACTAATTCTTGATGCTGATGCATTAGCTAGAGAAATATTACCAGCACACGATGTAAAAGTGGCTTACTATAATGATCCAATAGCCTATTTTGCTAAAAGACATGATACGCATTTTCCGCCTAAATTAAGACAAATATTTATATACATATATGATAGGGTCAAAGCCGGGATTGACACCCACATAATGATGACAGCGCCGCGTGGTGGTGGCAAATCCAAATTGACTTCTTGCATAGAATTTTCTTTTTGGTATTTTCTAGATGCAGATACAATTAATAGTGGGGGGTCGGAAGAGCAAGCAAAGATCGTGTATCAATATTTAAGAGCATACATATATAATGACGAAGCGGTAGAGCGTGAAGTTGACCGATCACTAATGTCATATACGTGTAAGAAAGGCAAGCCACCTACACCATATATTACATCGGTAGCGTGCTCAGAGAAACAGGTGCGTGGGCCTCACCCTGGTGGTGAACGCAAGGCGGTTGGTGTTATAGTAATAGATGAGGCTGCGCTGGTAGACGAGGATGTTATGTTTGCGGCCTTACCAATGATAGATACTGCGGGTGTAATGGTATCAATGTTGTTGTCGACATTCAACCAGGTTTCTGGACCATTTCAGGAATTATGGGATAACGAAGCTGAAGAAGTAAAATTTGAATACATGAAGGTGCAATGGGATGCATTTGATGTGTGCGAGCCATGTACGGACAAATGCGAAGATTGTTATAAAAAATTTACAGAAAAATATTGTGGTTGGAGTTGTAAATGTAAAGACAAATATGGGATTGATAAGGAGTATCCAGCGAATCAATTTCCAATAAAAGCAGATTCAGATGCACATGCTATATATTGTGTAGACTGTCGATCGCGTATCAGACGTAAAGCTCGAGATTGTGATGGTGGTTGGTTAAAGATTTCTCGTATCAAATGGTATTATGAAAACAAGCCAGAATCTTGGTTTGAAGTTGAGATTATGGGATTACGTCCTGGTGGAGAGTCCAGGACATTTGATACAGCACTATTAGAGGAAGCTATTACAGATGTCATAGGTATGGTACAACCAGAGATCACACACAAAACAAAACGTAGATTCCAAGTTGACTGGGGTTTTTCTGGTGAGACCGCGATACAAGTATGGCAAATCTGGGATAATGGATTACATGAAGTTATTGCTACAAAATATTTCACAGAAGAAGTAGAGGGTATATACACATATCTCAAAGCTGCTAAGCTCGAATACGGTACTAATAAGATATATGCTGATTCGTCACACCCGTTTGAGAATGCGCGGTTAGAAAAGCTGGGGTTTGATGTACGTACAGTGGATTTTGGGCAAGAAAAAGAGATTTGTATTTCTGCGGTAATCAATCAGTTAGAAAAACGAGCAATTAGAGTAGATCTTAAATATAAGAAACTTATCAAAGCAATAAAGTCGTCTCGTAGAGATCCGAAGTCTAAGAAAGTGGTTAAGACAAAAACAGATCATCCATTCGATGCTTTCATATGTGGGTTTGCAGATGACATAGCTGTTGTACGACCATATACAGCGGATGATCCAGGTGGAATGGACCATGATGTTGTACCAGAAGATGGTGGGTATGGTGGGGAACACGATGATATATCTACATATGGTGGAGAAGACGAATTGACTACACCTGCGTGGCATGGGCATTATGATATGGAAGAAGATGGCGGATACTAATGGTTTCTGTTAAGCAGTGTAAATATTGTGGAGCTGAAATAAAACGAGAAGATTGCTTCAGCAACTATCACTTTGACCAAAAGCTATATTGCAATAAAAAGTGTCGATCGCTTTCGCGTTTCAGCGAAGAGGTCAGGAATAATCGCTATAAACCTTAAATAGGTGACGAAAATGAACATTCTGGAAAGAGTCGGATTAGTACGTAAGGCAGAACTAGATGAATTGCAGGAAAGCAAATCTGTGGAAATGCAAAGACTGAATGATCAGCTTATGTTGCTTAAGGAAATAGCATATGATCGAGAAGTCTTACTCAGGGAGTCTGCAGAATCGCATTTGCAATCAATGTCCATGGAGGACGTTGGATGGTCAGATGCATCGGGTAGTGCAATTGTAACCGGGCGACAAATATCTGATGTCGATCATTTTAAAATAGTGCGAGGTTCGTGGCAGGCATGGAGATTTAATCCGCAAGCAAAGCGAGTTGTGTCTACGTATACGAAATTCGTGACTGGTAGAGGCGTACGGCCAAAGTCAGACGAGATTCTAATCCAGGATGTTGCAGAAAGATTTTGGGATCGATGGGATAACAAGCTACCAATATTCCTGGTCGAGTCCGCAAATCAGTTTCAGTTAGATGGTGAAAATTTTTGGCGGTTTTGGATAAATACGATTAATGGGGATGTTACTATTCGATCGGTCATCCCAGAAGAAATTAAGGGATTTATCACTCTCCCCGGTGATGAGGACTCGGTGGTATTATATAAGAGAAAATGGAAACCGAAAATACAGCAGGATGGTGATACCGTTGCACACTCCGGGGATGAGCGCACCGAATTAATTCCCAGCGTAGATGTTATTACAGACAGAGGGATGATAAATCAGCGTATGCTAGAGGTAGCAATCGCATCTGTTAAGAATTTTGATGAAACATGGCTAGAAGGATCACTGGCTCCAAATAATGAGTGGGTATCATTCATATTCCATTTCAAAGCCCCAACTGCGGCGCGTAGGCGTAGAGGTATGCCCACATTACATTCAGTATTATACTGGATGAAACAATATAAGCAGCTTCTGCAGAATCGTGTCACATTGAACAAGGCACGTACGGCATATGTGATGGATGTTTCAGTGGAGGGAGATAAAGATGAAGTACTAGCAGAGGCCCAAAAATACAGAAATCAGCCAAGACCAGGCACAGTTAAGGTTCATTCAAGTGCGGTAACAATTAGTTATCCGACTCCACAAATCAATGCAGGCGATGCAGAAGCAGATCTTAGAGCAGTTAATTTGCAAACTACTGCTGGCACAGATTTACCAGAATTTATGGTAACTGGTAATATTGAGCATGGCAATTTCTCATCTGCAAAGGCTACCAAATTCTCTTTTATTAAGATGATGGAAGCGTGGCAGGATCTATGGCAGTACGGATACAGGGGAATGATGAGAGTACCATTATATGCGGCGCTAGCTTATCGCGATATTCCACTAATGTGGGAGGTTATGATATATGATAAAGAAGGTAACCCAGTACCAACGCAACGAAATATATTTAATATGTTACAGATTAAGTTCCCACGGCTTGACGATGAGTCATTTACAGAATTGGTTACTGCGGTTACACAACTAGTAGAGACGCGGATGACTTCGAAGCAGACTGGTAGGACAATACTTGGACAGGATCACAACACTGAGACAAGGCTTATAGAGCAGGAGCAGGGTGTAGAACTTGCGCAGCTCATGAAGTCGCAGGTGGCGTTATCTGGACTTTCCGCTTCCGGTTCTGTGCCTTCCGGGCAGCATTTACGTTCGTTACCTAGAGCCCCTGCGACCATGCAGGATGTTGATCCGTTGCTACAGCTTGGTTCAGAAATATCAATGCGTAGAACTGAGGCAGAATTGGCAATGGCTACTGCGGAAACAGGGACGGGCAAAAAGCCCCTAAAGGAATCGGTACAGCAGGAATCATTGACACAGCGGGCACGACGGTTTAGTCAGGTTTTATCAGAGGCTGAACTAATTGGTGGTATTGATTCTGGCATATTCGCTATTGCGAAGAAGAATATAGAGAAACTGGATGCCTAGTCCTCCAAGTCGGATAGTATCTAAGGAAGAGCTAAAGAATACCCATATTTTATTTAGGTCTCTGGGATCTTCCTCTTCTGGTAATGCTATGTTAATTAGAATTCCAAGGGAAGGATATGTTTTAATAGATGCGGGCATTTCTCCTAATGTATTGAAACGTAAGCTTCAACAAGAAGGTGTGATCCGGCTTGAACGAGGAAAGATAGTAGAATCACAGCTCCAGGCCATTTGGGTTACACACGAACACTCCGATCATATCCGTAGCATTATTAGCATACAGGAGGCCCATGCAGAAGCTGGTTTACGTGTGCCAATTGTACATGCTACCGATGGGACATTTATAAATTTAAAACCTGAGCAGGCGGAACGGCTGGGGCCATACAGAAAGATTCGCAAGACTGGTACGAAGGGATATGAAAAAATCCCTACACTTAATAATGAATTTGTGGTTAGGCCGATTGTTGTGTCTCACGATGTTGCCGAACCCGTTGGATTTATTATGGAGTATAGGGGAAGTAAAATTGCTTTTGTTACAGATAACGGGCACTATGATGATGTATACGAGTATATTAAAGATGCGGACACGGCATTTCTCGAGGGTAACTACGATCGTTTTTTTGGTGCGGTGAACGAGGAGACTGAACTTGCATACAGAATTAGAGGTAAGAAAGGACATGCGTCAGTACAGGATCTTAGTGATACGGTATATAAAATGGCGCGTGATTATGGTAAATTACAACATGTACAGGTGTTACACACTTCGAAATGGGCTTCATTCCAACATATCACGATTGAGCGCATAAGACAGGATTGGCGTAGGGCTTTACAAGAGCGTCTGGATTCTGTCGTTGCTATAAAAGAGCAAGCTTTTGATAAGGGGCAACTTAAACTTGCCAGACAACAATTGCAAGAATTTAATATTGCAGCCGTGGATGTAAATAATGAATTTCTAAACTTGCACATTGCGCAGTTACGTGATCGAATAGACGACTTATCAACAACAGATGAGATCATCGCACTTGGGGCAAAACATTACGAACCTGCATTGAGCAATACTAAGAAACGATTAAAATTATTTGAGCAGTTGGTCGCAGAAAAAGATGTGAATAGGATCGCTTCTGAATTTGGCCTAGATCCGTCACGCATTACAGATATGGCATCAGAAGCAATAGAGAATGAACGTGCGCTACTAAGCGCACGTATAGAAGAATTGGAAGTAAATAAGAAAGTAAGTCCAGCGGATAGGCGTGTATCTATTGCCCCATTTGCGGATGTTGCTGCGCGTGAGCCATCTACATATAGGCACGCACACGCACATGGAAATATGCTGGGCGTTGGGCGTTTCGATAATAAACCAGAAATCATGGTTGTAGAACATACATATACTACAAAAGATGCTAGACTACACGACTTAGAATTACTGATACGTGCCGGTGTAGAACCAGATAAAATTGATAATTTGAAAACACAGTTTGTATCAGTGCGAGATAGAACTGCAGTGATGCAAAAAGTTATGGAGGCCAATACAAAGATCCTACCAGAGGCAGATGCAAAACAAATGATGCTAGTATGGGCGTCTCGGGTAGCAGATACTGAGACAGACATCGTAAAGGTTGAGCGTGCTTTATCAAAGGCGACATCACCAACATATATTAGCAAACTTGAACATATGTTAATGCAGCTTCGTTATGAAATAGACGTTATCACACTTGAAGAGTTCAAAAAAGTTCGTGACGTTATCACGGATGCTTCGGATTTGTCGATATCAATGGCAAATGGGCATTATTATGCATCAATTATTAAGTCACAAGAAGCAATAGATGTGGCGTTTAATGCACTTGAAGAGGTTGAAGGGGCTAAGATGTTTCCGGTCGACCCGGATGCATTTCGTGGTGTGCTTGCAGACATGAACAACGAATTTTTAAATCTGGACATAGAAGCAGAACCATTTAGAGAGCAATTGCGGGTTGGCGTGATTGACTTAACAGTTCCTGAAGAACGGCAGCTTGTTAAGATTGAAAAACGGCAGGTAGAAATCCAGCGACGGCTCAGAAATCTTGGATATAAACTCGATCCGATGAAGAAAGAGGAATGGAGAGCCGTTACGCGGGAAGAGTATGAACGGCTTGTGCGCATACAATTCAATAAAGAATGGCGCATATTGCGTGAAGTAGAGGGGCATGGGAAGATTGTGGTGTCTGAATTATTGGCTAAGGAACTACGCGATACGAAAATACCGGTTCATGAACAGATATTGATATTATCGGACATAGATTATATTCCAGAATTACACCTTGCACATTATGTTGATGACAAGATGGTACGGACTCGTATTATTCCAGAAGCTGCGGCACGCCAGGTATCACTTGCAGAATCCATATGGATTAATGAGATCCCGGATGGCCCATTAGGCAGGCTTAACATTGGTGGGGAGACCGTACCTAGTGTACATGACCATATTGCTCAGCGACATACTTATTTAGTAGATAGATTCAATCGTATTATAAATGAGGCAGATGAGGGATTAGAAATTAAATATCGAAGATTAGACGATATTCATATGGAAGGATTGTTTGAAGAGGCAAGATATCGTCTTGAAACCTTGGTGCGGCCCACATATCACGAATTTAAGACCGTACAAGCAGCGATGGCATTAGAAACAAGACCACAAGTTAAGCAGGAATTACTTATTCGATGGCGTCAATTAGAAAACCGACTTCTTGATCAACGAGAAGTAGTATTTAAGGACATGGTGCGTAGGGCTAGGTCAACCAATACACCAATTACGCGGGAGCTAATACAGAGTAGGCTAACAGATCCGGAGGCAGGGCCGCTAAACATCTATATTAGAGCATCGGAGAAAATTACTGAACTACAACACCAAATTGCAATTGAAAAAGATCCAATAAAGTTAAAGGAATTACACATTGCGCTTGATGAATGGGAACTTAAGCATGAAGTCGCTGCAGTAGAGCGTGATTTTTGGGATACAATTGTAACTACCGTTAATAAGAGACAAGAGGTATCGGAGCGAGTTGCTGGTGTACAAATGTTAGAGGATGCCACTCGTCTTAAAGACAATCTTGACGAAATCACAGAGCAGGGGGCAGCGCTTGATTCGCGATTACAATTGGCACAGACCGAATTAGCTAGCGCAGAAGACGAACTAACAAACTTAATTAATGAGCGCGCAGAAATATTGGCAAAATTTGAAGCACAGCCAGAATTACGAGATATGGCGCGGTATAAAAATAGGTTGATTGCAATAGAAGATAAATCGCGGATAGTGAATTCAGAGATTCTCAATACAAAACGACTAATCTCTGAGACACAGACAGAACGTAGTCACATAAATAAACTAGTAACTAAGGCATCGGACTCATACCAACTATATCGTGGCATTCCAATAGAAACAGTATCTGCATTTGCGGACGCAGCCAGGTTACGCGAGGTTTCTGCCGGGCGTAATGAGCTACGTAGACAGACTGTATTGACGCGATTAGAAGCTTTACAAGCAGATCTACGGCTACGTAGAGAGGAGGCAGCGAGTGTTTTAGATGAGGTCGGTGTGATAATGGAACGTATAAGCATACTTGCGCCACATACGCCCGAATATAAAGAGGCGGTAGATCAGGCAATACAATTACTCGGCGCATCGCCAGATCCATTTGGTCCACAGATGGATTATGCCAGAATAGTTGATCATCAGTTAGGGCCATTGGTTGAAGCACAGGCCAGATCAAAGCAAATACTTAACGATGCAGTTATAGAGATAGAACGTAGCATCGAAATGGCTAATCGCCCTATGGATATGTTTGTGGATGGGGTACGAGCACCACGTACTAATGCAGAGGCAGTTAGACCAGCTTATATGGTGATTGCGTATGCCCCTGATGATGTTCGTACAGTCAGAGTCCCATATGAATGGCGCAATATAGCTGATGAATTAGTTACTACGATTTTGGGTAAACCAGAAATCCAGAGCACAGCGCCATTAGGTATGCATTATAGCATGATAGAGAAATATGGGATTCCAGTGTTGCCGGAAGGTGCGCAATCTGCATTCTTCATGTTTCCTGACGATGGCCCCGGTCCCAGGGTAGATTATAGAATTGCTGCACTTGCTGAGCGGCAACCAGGACAGAATCCGGATTTATTTGGTAAGATGTTGCATGAGGCAGAGGTGGTAGCGAGGCAGGAATTTAATTTTGGTACTGGTCCAAGCTATATTATTGAAAAAGAATTACGGGACCAGATGCAGACTATACATCAGGAGGTGCAGAGGTTAACCAATATTGCACGAGATACTGGCGGTGCTGCGTGGGCAGACGTACGTGAAGCAGAAGATAAGTTAGATCAAGTTATGAAACGGTTGAGCGCTACTACGGAATATTCAGATATAGAGCGAAGTCCGTATCTAACATATGATGGTGATAAAATCAATCATGGTGTTAAAATGATTGTCGAAACAGAATTTGAACACTATATACCGGATAGATATAGTCACGAACCAATCCTTGGAAAAGACAGATATCGTTTAGAAGATGATATACTTACTAAGAAACATGGCCCTTTCTCAGATGGTACACTAAAATTTTATGAATCCGCAGACATTTTCTACGATGCGGTTCCTGGAGAAGGGATTAGGCCTACTCCAAAAATGTCTGTTGTTCTTCAATCGGAGATTGTGCGAAAAACACAGCCACTAATTACATACGGGGGTACATTTGCTACGCCAGAAGAAGTAGACATTGCGATTCATGAATATCGGACAGCTATCGACAACGTTCTTGTAGATACATATAAATCTGTACAGGATGAGATATTGGCGTTTTCAGACCTGATATTTACTGCTGAAGATGCGCGAGTTCAAGAGCAGTTGTCAAAACGAGTTGGATTTGTACGGTCGAAAAACTTGACTGGGCATCGTTATCAGTTTTTACTTGCGAAAGCGCGCTTGGCTTATCCAGAAATTCCGATTCAAAAATTGAACAAGATGCCAATTGAGCAGTTAAATGGGTTATTGGTATTGGGGCCAACGAATCCGCCTGATATTGGCGCATTGGCTATACTTGGCAAAGATGACCAGCATTTGGTATATGATTTATTTTTGGCAGATAAGGATAAGGAACGTATCGCACGAATCCTGAAAGATCCGAAATTCCGCAGCAGAACTGGGTTGATAGAAAGATTTTCAGAGCGTGGGGTGGGGTTTGCGAGCGCAGAAGCAAAGATTAGCGGATTTCTTTTGGATGAAATATATGAACCAGCAGTGTCTGGTGATGTGCGCCCTGTACCAAAATATGAGCGACGTCCGAAAATAGCGTTGCTTCGTCCTGTACCAGCTTATAAATACTCGCCAAAAGATTTGCCTTCACACATCTATGATATTGTTGATATGTCGATTGTCGATCCGAAAGCAACTACTTCTCAAGACTTGCTAGAATTTACACGTGTGCTTGATCGTACCGCCAATACTATGCCCACCAAATACTGGAGGGCACAACCACATTCTGTATATGATAAGGAAACTGGTGTATTTGTCAAGAAGTACGAGCCGAGAACAAAACAGATTCGCATCAAGTTTGACCCATTTATGGAACATAAATTAGCGATAGCACAAGGGTTACACAAAGATTACGCATTTGAAAAAGCCATAGCTGAACAACGGATCGTAGTACAGAATAAACTTAGACAAGCGTGGTATGATTGGCGCATTACAAAACTACCAGAGCGATTTATAAAACTCGGGAAATTACGAGGAGCTTTAAAAACAGTCCCAGACATTGCGGTGCAAGCACATATTGAAGATCTTATAGATAGTGGGTTTGATTTCTTTGACATTATGCCGCAGCGAACCTCGGCACTAAATCGGATGGGAGTAGATGATCTGAAGGCCGTATTGGCGGAGCTGGATGATTTTCAGATTCGGGTGATGGCGGGGCGGTCGGGGATTTCGACGATTCGTGGCCTAGAGCAAATCTCATTGCTCGAGCTCAGATCGGCATTAGCGGCAGATCTTTCGACAAATCTCGCAGAATTTCGGAGCGCCATCCGTTTTGTAGATTTGGAACATTTTTCGGCGATGCGGCGTGAGGTAGTTGTAACGGATGTGTTGCAGAAACGTGTTATCGATCGCTTGGCGCAATCGCATGATATTAGTTCAAAATTATCGCTTAAGGATACGGTTGCGGCATTAATTGATCTCGGGGTCGATATTCCGGTTGCAGAAACAATCGCTGTGGAGACCATGCCAGCATTAGCATATGAAAAATTCCGTGCATCTATGGTGCAATGGCACGCTTTACGTAATATGGATGCGATAAAGGATAAATGGAAGCAAGATATCGGCAAATGGAAGAAATCTATCCAATTGCTTACGCGTGGAGATCTTCGAGGGTTGGTGGATGAGGTAATTGAGCCACACTTTAATAAACTAGATCGTTTATCTAGGCAAATACGATATGCATATGCTAAGCAAGATTTTGCTGGTGTTGAACAGCTACTTAAAAAATTTAATGCCCTAAAGAAAGAGCGGGAGTTACGTACAGAAATTGTTAAGCGGATAAATGCAGTTCGTACGGTTACACTAGATACACTAAAAACAGATGTTTTGATTATACTGGACGACATAGCAAAAACAGCGGACGTTAGTAAAATTACTGAATTACGGGCTAAGCTAACAGCAGATTCTACGGCTATTGTTGGTGATTTGGATGAATTAATTGCACGTAAATTAATCCCTGTTAAAGACATTGGTGAATTACAACTTTTACAACAGCGCATAGTTTTACAACTAGATCAGCGTATTAAGGCACTTCGTACATATGTGGAGAAAATAGATAAACCGGCCTTACAAGGTAAGATGCTTGATTATACACAAAGTATGTTGACGAAAATACAAGACGGTACTGACATATTCAGACAGCAGCAGGCGTTACTACTATTATTGGAGGACGAATTATTCGCACCACATAACTACTATATCAGCATATTGGATAATTTCCAGGAGCATTCTAGGGCATATGGGATAGAGAAGAATCGTCTTATTGCGGGCATGAGACGCATTAATGATAAGACTATTGAGGCAAATCTAGTCCAGCTTCTGGACGAGGAGATCGTAGCGCGATTGATGTTGGTGGACAATCTTGTACAATTGTCTCCGAAAGATTTTGTAGAAGATCTTATGGGTAGATCAGAAATCCAGCGCATAATTAAATGGCAAACATTGCGAGATGACATAATACAACTAGCTACGCATGATAGGGACATACAGCTTATTAATGAAACAATTGCTGAGACTAAAGCACAAATGGCTCGGTACATACAGGATGCACCAGATAGTACAACTAAAGCCACAGTTGCGAAACTAAAATCGGACATTAAAATAGAACAAGATAATCTTAAAAGAATCATGGCCGATCGTGAGCGGTTCACAAAGAAATTATATAGGGTATTTGAAGACGATGTAGCCCCAGACGACATGAAGAAATTGCTTCTTTATGCGGATGAAATAGGTGAAATAGTAGGCGACGAACGGGTAGCAATAGGGCGTGGCATTAGCAGAGACGCATTTAATAAATTAAAATTGGGAAGTAGAGACATAGAGAAGCAGATTAAAAGAACTATGTTAGCTAAGGTGGAAGCAACATTTGCGGAAATACAAAAAGATCGTTTACATCCAGAGTTAATTAATACGCGAGTATTAAGGGAGGGAGCCGAGAACCTATTTTCAGAAATTTCGTCTACAGAAGATGGTAAGGCCGCTATGTTGCGGATTATTAATAGGCGAATAAAGACCTTGCCGACAGAAACACAACTAGCAAGGATGAGTGATAGAGAAATATTTGAGTATGCGCGCAAGCACAACATTGCCATATTTGATATGAGTAGTAGATTACTTGATGCTTCCGAAATCGAGAGTTTAATTGATATTAGCCGAATTAGCAGAGAACATATGGTTGCGCAGATTATAGAACCTACTAGTCTATCTCGTAAGCGATTGCGGTCAGCTAAAGAATTATTGGAAGCAGAAATGAAACTGGCCCCTGTGGCCATGCGACGTAGAAGCATTGTTAGTATATTAGATCCAGCCACCTCGATGTTTCAGAAAATGATAGAAGATGCATTTGCAAATACGTCGCTGTTTCGTACAACTGAAGAACAAAGACAGGCAGCAAGGACAATACGTAGGATATTGGGGCTTGTTGGGATTTCTACGCGTGGTAAACAATTTCACGAACGAGCCATCCGGATATTTATGGATGAAGATTTACTGTTGTCGCAGCTTAATAAGCTCTTCTCTAGACTAAATGTACGGGAATATACAGCGTATTCCAAATTGATGCTCGCGCCTATTAAGAAACTACATGGTACAGTTGTATCAATCACAAGAGCTGATAAGCTACTTGGTGATTTAATACGTTTACCGGAGAAGGATCTTAAAGCCTGGGGACTTAAATTAATGCGGGGTGAATTACAATTAAACCTTGGGCCAGTGAAGGTTAAAAGTTTGGTTACAGAGCAATTTGTAAAGACAGATGCCATAGGTACGTTTAAGTTATATCTTACAGAAGATGGTAAATTACGGGTTGTACATGATATCATAAATGCAGCCGGCGTACAAACACATCCGACATATCGTAAGAGCATTATAGGTGGGCCGCGAGTGTTAGCATCTCTCTATAAAGATGGAGATTGGCTGGTACCAAAATATTTGCCAGGTGTACGGGATAGTGTTGGTGCGTCAGCATTGTTACGACCTACGGGTTGGCAGTTCGGTTTTTCAGAGAACGCCTTTGCCAGGATTACAAAGGCAGGGATGGAACGAGGGGTGCGGCGGATTGGCTTAAGTGTTGAAGGTAGGGCATACATAAGTGCTATCGAGCGCGTAAAGAAAGTGCAAGATATATATAAAACAGTGGCACGGCCAGAACAATTGCAACGAGCGCGTGATATTATGACATGGGTAACTAAGGGAGACCCATATGGATACGAAGTTATGCTTAAGGTTGAGAGCAAGGAGACGTTGAAAAAATTTATACAGACTACAAAGGACCCACAAACTAATGAGCGCAGAATGCTTAGCCGGGTACGAGGACGTATAAACAAATTAACTAAAACTGAAATGATAGATATTATTATGGATGAATACCCTGGTGCGGACTACGCGAAGGAATTTTATAAAGTCAGTAAGTGGCGTGCAGTTTTAACAAGAAACGAAGAAGGTAAGGGATTACTAGATGCACTAGAAAACATGGACAAGGTGCGTAGAGAATGGGTTAAGAGCTATCAGGCACAGGGAGTAGAGGCAGACTTTGTATTTAGGCAAACACAGCATCTGGTAGAGCCGATTAAAGATCCAACTATGCGTAGGGCCACTGCCAGTTTAAATAAACAATTGGATGATCTGGACTTTGAGCGTGGTGTCCAAAAGATGTCCAACGAGACTATGCGTAAACAGTATCACATGGTACGGGAGCAACTTGCAACAGCACAGGCAAAATATGGCAAGTTTGTGGAATCATCCGAACATGCCACTATTCTGGCGCGATTAAAAGAGATTCGAGCCATGCCTAGTAAGCAAGTTAACTTAATTGAGTATGAGAAACTAATACAGAGATTACAAGAAGTGCGTGGTTTGGAATCAAATATTGATCGTTTATCGAGGCGCATGACTATTGTGCGTGACGAATTATATGCGGCATATCCATATGAGAAATATCGCGAGTTGCTAACATCGAGCCGAGCCCGCTTAGATGACGAGCTGGCCAGCCTGCAACATAGAATGCGCACTCATGAAGACATCATTAAATTTTTGAGTAGATTGCAGGCCCCAGATAATGCGGTAGTAGACCTTAAATTATTTAAGTTCGATGATAAGCTTGGTGAGTGGGTAATCGATTATGAGACTAAGTCTGCCCCACGTGCAAAGGCAATGTGGCGCATGAATCCGGATATGACCCTGGAACAGAAACTACGTCAGATATCTGTTACTGCAGAACGACGACCAGAACTTTACGATAGAGTTGAGACACAGATTACTCGTAAAATGCAACAATTAGCCAAATTACAAGAACAACTTATGTCGATTCAGGATGACATTGCAGAGGAGCAGGTATGGATAGATAAGCACTATGGTAAGACCAGGTTTAGGCTCACACCAGATAGGATACGAGAGATTGAAAACAAGACAGCTAAGCTTAGTAAACGTGAGGCACCGATTTTAAAACAGATTAAAGATCTCGAGCACGGCATAGCAAGTGGGTATAATGATTTGCGAGAATTGGCTCCTGAGCAGTGGTGGGCTACATGGGCTAAATCTATTGTAGATGATGTTGAGCATTTAACAGGAATTAGCTGGACACAATGGCAAATTAAGGGGGTTAACAATATACGATATACGAAGTTTTCTGATATAAAGGTTCAAACAGATACTATTAAGAAATTCTTTAATGAGCTTAATGGTATGCAATCAAGATTAGCGACGATAGATGCACAAATTAAACTGTTGGAAGAAGAGTTCATATCTATAGAGAAGCACGAGGCCAAATTTGGGCTACATACAGAAACAGATAGAAGGGCACGGATCGATGAATTAGTACGAGCACGCGAACAAGCTGTATTAGATTATAGCCTCCAGAAAACACGGGTAGCAGATAAAGAGACATGGCTAGCTATTCGCATGATGTATGCTATCAATAAGCTTGATGAGATTGTGGAGCCAGCTTGGTCGTCATTGGTAAAGCTTCTGCGTGCAACATTATCGCCGTTTACGGAAGCGCAGATACAAGCATTTGTAGAATTTGCGGAATTATATGGTGATGCAGTGTATAGAGATTTACGAGCAATACAGGCATTTGATAGATTAAAAAAGGACGTAGTTGATGTGCTTGGTGGAAAACTACCAAGACGGTGGATAGCATACGATATGCCAAAGATAGAGCCATGGAGCAAAAGATGGGTGCGGGCAACTGCGAAAGGGATTGATGGTGGAATAACTGCTAGAATGAGTGGGTCTGTAGAAGATGCGATGGGGCGTATGTATCGCGCGATAACTAAGATACATGGCCAGGACGTTGAAGCTCTATTGCCGGGTATTAGACTTACAGTGGATCCAAAGCTTCTTGAGGCGCGCGTTGCGAGGATTAATGACTACGTTAACATTGCAGGGTTGCCAGTAGATACATATTGGAAAAATATCGAAATTCAACGTGGCTTTAGTGTGTTGGATATGGTTGATAAATTAGAGCGCGATATTAAAGATGGTAAAGCAGTTACTACAGCGATAGATGATTTGATTCGTTCATTTATGGATCAAGAAGATGGTAAAGTGCTTGTAAAGGGGATTAATCCACGGATGCAAGCAGAGATTTTGGCCAAAGATATATCATATGCTGGAGCTAACCTTGCTTTGGAGGATTTCTACCAGCAGAATAACGATGTATTTGAGAAGGTTAAGAGGATCACGATATTGGATGGTAATACATGTCAACATTGCAGATCATTAGCGGGTAAGACATATTTGCTCGAAGAGCCAAGACCAGCTATACCGGCACATTCGCAGTGTAGGTGTTTGTATGTTGGTATATTGGTTTCGCTACATGAGCTTCGCTTAATTGGACTAGATACAAAACAAATTGACGAATTATCACGTATTGTACCAACCTATGAACCGAAGAAGCATAGAATGAAGCCTATCCGAATAATAGGTCTGGAAGATTTGGATAGAATGTACGATGAAGAGGAGCGTGATAAAGTATCGCACCAGTGGCTTGCCTGGGCTATTAGGAAGAATCCTGGAGATCAAAATGATATACTTGGACCAAGTAAGGCGGCTACATTAAGGTCGGGGCTTTTTGGTGGAGCCGAAGATAGAAAAAACAAACTTCAGAAAGCCGGTATAGCCGCACGTATAGCCGGGGCGATGACTAAGGATTATGCTATAGAATATAGTAAAGCATGGGGTAGAGAATCGTTGCGTACCTATGCTAAACAGATGTTGACTAGATCCGTGTTACGCAAATTGCCGTTTGGGCCAGCGGTTATTCCACAGGTACCAAATCCATTTAAGATTGCACAGGAAATGCTGATGAATCCTGCTAGTAGATCACGCATATTAGAGCGTGCTGGCAGATCGCCTGCATCACAAACCGTAGAAGATGTTATTAGGTTGGCTCAGGCATCAAATGTAACAAATTTAAAGCAGAGGTTACTACAAACAGTTACCGGGCTACACAAATTCGGATTTGGTAGCAAGGATGTTGGATTTGAAAAAGCAAGCAAAATGTTTACTGACAAATATCCCGATTTACCCTTTACAGAAGAAATATATGGAAATCTTGTCAGATATTTGGAAGATAACCCACCAGAAACAGCAATGCATATGGCGTTGCGTGATTCTGGATTTGATATGGCTCGTGATGTAGCTGATGATTCTGGAGCAACCTCGTGGGTCAGGGCAATTATGACCCCACATCCCTTTGATGCCTTAGCGATAGCAGTAGCGGAGCAAGTACCCGTTATCCCGGCAATTACTCTATTGGAAGCTGAATCGATAATTATTACAAATACAGGGGAAACCCTTACAGGCGCAAAGGCGATAGATCGAATATATGATTATTTGAAACGTGTTCTAGGACGAACTCCTAATCCAGATGAAATAGAGGACGTTATATGGAATGGCACCAGATCCGCCACTACAGAAGGATTTAAGGGCCAACTCACACACAAGAAGGCTGCGTTAGATTCTGGCTTGGCACACAAGCAACAGTTCCGTGGTTGGGAAGAAATCATGGAGCAAAACGAAGAAGCGCGATCTTATCTGGTTAAAATATCTGATGGATATGTATCTGGGCATGAACCAAGCCTCGAAGAGATTAGTGATCAGGGGCTACGGATGATGTTAACACATAGGCGTCGCGCATTAGGGACAGAGGGACAAATAGACTTGCCGGTATTTGGGGCTGATTACCAGAGTAGGGCTCTTGCAGATGTGTTTGATGAGCAAATTGATAGGCTCTGGCATAACATGACGCCTGAGGCGCAGGCACGTTTGTTCGATGAATTAGATCCGAAATTTACGGAATTAATAGGCAGAAGAATTGGTTCTATTTTAGATGAAACACAAATTCCGGTTGCAGAGAATCCAGAATTAACAAGGATCACAAATTTGCCGAGATATGTGGCTGGTAAAAAGCACGACATCACAGTAGCAATCACAGATACTGGGGAAATGTACGGCATTAATGAATACACATTGACTGATATGGCTATTATGGCAAAGGCACATGAGGTAGAGAAATATTTGGAACGAACACGTGCTATAGTGGGGATGAACAAACCAGAGGTAATAGATAGATTGACAAGAATGGCTACTCCGGAGCCAGCTACGGGTTGGGATAAGTTGCCAATTGGCGATCTAGTACAGATATTGAGGGATAGGGAGAGATCATTATATCATGAACAGATAGCTCGCATTTTCTCGCAATCTAATAAGGAAAAACTTGCCGCAGAATTGCTGGCGCAAAAATTACCAAATATCTCAAAGGCTCGACTTGGACAGGCGGCAGGTGATTGGAAGGTTGCACAGGGTAAGCTTCCGAAGGCAATACGGATGAGTTTCGTGCGTGAGGGTAAACCAACATTAATAAAGATACGTTCACCATATGAAAAGATAGATTATCAATATCAAGAATTAAATAAGCTTTCGGAGCCAAAACTCTGGAATTTGTTGATTGATAATGGTGTACCGCAGGACATGATACAAGGGATGAATAAGCAAGAATTACGGTATATGGTACGTGATTTTGGACGACTGAAAACAGAACTTGAGTTGGAATTATTGTCGCGAGGTGATAATATAAGTTTTGGTATGCTTCAGAGGGTATTTCGCACATCCGGTATTAATCGTATCGCTGTAGACGCATTAGATAGAGAAGCGTTGTGGGCAAAGAAGTTAATTAAACTAAGGACGCCAGATAGGGCAGATCAATTAGTACGAGGTAGTTTAGCCAGAGATACAAATACAGTGTTGCATACACAAACCATTATCGAAGAAGTGGTACGTAAATATGCAGAATCTGGACAGCTTACTTCCAGGTTCGATCCGAAACGTATTTTGGCGAATGTTAATAAGATTATTGAGGATGGACACTCACATAGACAATATGGATGGATAGATAAAGATATAGCAAGTACGCTAGTGGTGGATGCCGCTACTGACTCCTTTTATCCTGAGGTTGTGGCGTATGTACAGCAGACCATGGCGCAGGTATTGAGAGAATACATGTAAATAATTCTCCAGCAGTAACTATTAAATATATACTCCTCCTATAATGTGTATCCCAAACTAAAAATGGAGGTAAGTATTGTGGCTACTAAAGTACCTTGGAACATATACCCATTTCTAAATGCTGCCGAGCATAAGCGACTCTGGGATAGGGCAAGAGGGCTAAGTCCAAATCTGGTGCGGCTCCTTGAGAGTGCAAAAGGAGTACAGCAGAAACGTGTATTACTTGATAAGCATCGTACAGATATAGAGCGGTTATTTAGTCAGGCATTTAGTCAATTGTCTATGCTAGATCCGTCGTTTAGATACCCCAAAATCATAACTGAAGCAAAACAAGAACCACGGAAGCCAAGACAACCGGCATATTTGTCACGTTGGAAAGAGGGCAAACATCCAAGGGGGTTCCACGGCTATTTTACTACTACTCCTCCGGTATCTACGCGAGTTGGACCTACCAGCAAGAAAGTCGCTATATATCGTAATTTAATGTTCTTTCCGATTACACCAGAGAGACGGGATGCATCGAGAAATGTAAATTGGCAAGGGGTTAGGCGCAGAGCGGAAGAGGTATTATTGTTACAGGCAGAGGCACGAGATGCGCGATTTACCGAATATATGAGACGTGCATTCCCGAGAGATGTAGCGCGCACGGATTCAATACGTGCCGCAAGTGTGAGAAAAGCCAGGAAGAAATTAAATGCGTCGGTAGCAGGGGGTGTAAAATAGTGTTAACTTTACAAGAAGCCATAAGACATTTGCCTTGGGAAGAGAAGCTACATCCTAGGGGATCGGGTGGCAAATTTAAAAAGAAACGGGAAAGTGCCATTAAACGTGAAGTAGCTGGCACAGTAGTGGCCACAGTACCAGCGTTTGAGGGATTTATGGTGGGCAAACATAATAAATTTGGCATACTTAAAAAGAATCCGTATTTTAAACCAGGTCAGCCAAAGAAAATACACGGTATGCCAAATAGACGGATAGAAGTGGGATATAAATCTTTACCAGGAACAAGTAAGCTACAGAAATTATATCATGAACTTGAGCTAGCGTCTAAAGAGACAGATCGCAAACAATTCGATAGATTGGCGGTTAGAGCACAAAAGATGGGAGTAGCGGTTAATGTTAGATCTGCCGCAATGGATTCAAATATGATGTGGGGGATGGACGGTACGTTTTATCCGAATAAAGCCCTAAGACAGGCACACGAAATAACTGGCGAGGCAGAATTTGCAATCTTGGCGAAGAAATATCCTGGCGGTATGTTGTATGCTGGACAAGATTTTGGCGGTGGGGCTGGGGTATTATCACACGAACTAGGTCACGCAAGGCAATTTATAGATCGCCCAAAGAGAAGTACGTTGGCGGTACGAAGCAGAATGGCTAAAGGTGGCGTAGCCATAGGTGGATTGGCGGTTGCTCTACTAACACCATCAACTAGTATATTTGGTGATTTAACACCCGCTGCATTGGCGACATATAGTGTACCACATTTAATGCACGAATATAGTGCTTCTAAACGCGGAGTAAATTACTTAAGACTTTCTGGTGCAAGTAAAGAGTTACTTAAAAGGACTAAGCTAGCTAATCGCACCGCTTTTGTATTACATGCTATGCCGATGTTAACACCGGCTGCTGCTGCGGCAAGCGTTCGTCTCATTAAAAAAGCTGCGGTAAAACGTAAGAAACCAAAAGATAGCAAAAGGAGAAGATGATGCCGTGGAGTTCATTAGGAAAGGTTCCCGCTAGGATTAAAAACGCGTATGGGGATGGGCTTACGCTATCTATCGCAAATTCCATAGCCAAGATGGCTGAAGGGATTAAAGCGAAGGGCGATGGAGCGAAAGATCCGTGGGCAGTTGCGATAGCGCATTATAAGCGGAAGAAAAAGGGCGGCATGTCCAAGAAGATACGTGAAGCACTTGGTGAGGACGCCAGTCTTATGGACATGATCATAGCAGAGGGACTGCAAGAATCGTATGAAGGCGCTATGCCAGTTTCTGGTGTATCTGACGATAATTTTATCTCAATGATTAAGCTATCTATGGATTCATCGCCTGGTATGATGCAGATTCTTATGACCGCGCCAAATGATAAAGATAAACAGAAATTCATAGATAGATATGGATGGAAGTTTAGTGAACTCTTTACAGATGCTCTACGTTCTGTTGTAAGTCGTGAAGGAAGTGCGGCAAGAGAATCTAAGAAGGGTCACAAAGTTACAATACAAGTAGATGCAGCTACAAAGTAGAGTAGATATAATAATTTTGAATTGGTACGCATTATGTATAGGGTTCTATATAATATGTAATATTGTACCGATTCAATATTGACGAACCGCATTCACTAAGGATATGTATAAAATTATGGCTAGTGATCTACAAATACTAAGTCTATTAGAAGCACGTAACACGGACCTTGATAAAGGTACTATGGAAGTAGTGCTCCTAAAGACTGGTCGTTCAGCAAACGGTAATTATTATTCTACAGAGCTTCTAGAAAGTCCGAAGACAGTAGAGCTATTTAAACCTAAGCTGAAGATGTATGTTGACCATGACACTCCCAACAACACCAAAGCACGTAAAATGCGTGATTGGACTGCAACATTGCTTGAGAGTTGGGTAGAGGATATTGGCGACGGATCTAAGGCATTAGTAGGTCGCGTTGCGTTACGAGATGGCGATGGTGGAAATTTCCGCAATATCGTTGGCCGAGCGCAAGAACATGGTTATCTTGATGAAATAGGTTTGTCCATTAACGCCCGAGGTCTTACGCGTTTTGGTAAGATTGACGGGAAGATGAGTAAAATCGTCGAGTCTTTTGAGCGAGTGAAGAGCGTCGACTTCGTCACAGAACAAGCTGCCGGAGGCGGTATCACATCGTTACATGAGGCCATTGGCCAGACTGAGGAGGAATTGGCTATGCTTGACGAACTCAAACTTGAGGAACTCAAGGAGGCTCGCCCTGATCTATTTGACGAAATCACAGAATCCGTCAAAGGAGAGCTGCTTGAAGAGAACACCGCTGCTTTGGAGGCGCAGGCAACCGCGCATACAGAGGCGATTGAGGCTCTTCAGGAAGAGCACAAGACCGACCTCGGAACGGTTGAAGAGGCCGCTGTCGAGAGTGCAAAAGCTCTTCAGGAACAAGTCATAGGCTTACAGGGTGAAGTAGAGAAACTCCAAGAGTCCAAAACCACTACGGTGGTCGAAAAAGGGGAAACTGACGTGGATATAGAACGTCTCGAGCAGGTTGAGACCAGCGTTAGCCAACTTCGGGAAAGCATTGATGAGCAGGACGGTTTCCGCGAAAGCACTGAGACTACCCTCATTGCAATTCAGGAATCCCTCACGGATGTTCAAACTGCTTTATCTGAATTTATTGGGCGTGGTCGCATCATGTCCCTAATCGGTGAAGACACAAAACTTCCTGAAGCCGCGATTGTTCGACTGCTTGAAAGCGCGCCGCTTTATCTTGCAGAAGACGAGGTTATCCAGGAAGCGATCGACTCCGAGAAGGCACAGCATGAGGACACACTCGCTGAACTGGCTGAAGCAGGTCATATTAACCTCATAGAAAGTAATGACACCGAGAAGGATGACGAAAAGGTTACTCCGTTGCAGGAGGCTAAAGTAGCAAAGGCCGCAGCGCAGAAGCGTTTCGATACCTATCTCGATGTCAAAGAAGAAGCGACTGAGGAGGTGACCTCATAATGGCCGTTACAAGATATTTTAATTTTAAGGATTTGCCGTGGACTGCTGATGTGGCGGTCAGCTCAGGGCAGATCGTAATCGTCAATAACTTCGTCGGAATTGCGTCCAAAGATGCAGCTATCGGAGATACCATCACCCTGTTGGGTCATGGTGGTTATCGATACTCTGCATACTTCGAGGATGACATTGCCGCTTTTGCGTCCGTATACTACGACTCCACCCAAGATCGTCTGTCAGACACTGATGCTGGTGGGCGAACTAAAGCTGGGTCGGCATGCTATGCGTACGATAGTGGGACCCATACCTACATACTGGGTCGCACAGGTACCGGCGTAATCTTCCACTTGGAGATATAGGAGGGGGTGACACTGGATCATGTTAGAAGTAACTAATCTTCAGGAATGGGCCCGAGAAGGGCTGGAGGAAGCCGAGGCCAGTGGAGTTCGCCTCACAGCTCTCCAGGAAGCTGCACTCAATTCTATTGAGTCAGGTTCCACGTCACGCTTGCTGCAGGAAGCGGCTGCTCGTGATGACTTCCCGTATATTCTGCGTAACACGATGTATAAGAAAATGCTGGAAGGCTTCAAAAAGTGGCCGGAGTCATGGAGAGTTATTACTTCAGAGGTTGGTAATCTGAAGGACTTCAGGCTAAACTACCGCTCTCGCGTGTCTGAGGCCGAGTATCTGGTCGAGGTGAAAGAACATGGTGAGTATGTTGAGTCCGACATGCTCGATGAAGACATGAGCTATCAGCTCGCGAAGTATGGCCGTATGTTCGCTATCTCGTGGGAAACTCTGGTGAATGATGACATGAACCAATTGCAGAACATGCCTACACGGATGGGACGCTCTGCGGTTCGTGGCCTGGATAAGGACATCTGGGAGTACTTCATTGGCAACCCCACTATGTCGGATAGTGTGGCTCTATTTGCATCAGGGCACTCGAACCTGATCTCTGGTGAGAACGAGTTAACAGAGGCCAACCTGCGTACCGCATATACTTACATGCGGAAGCAGACGGATCTCCGTGGTGAGATAATCGCCATGGCTCCGAAGTTCTGTCTCTGTAGTCCGGACCAGGAGATCTTGGCGTGGAAGCTGATCAATGCGGCTCCAACTGTTCCGTTAAACCCCACCCCTAGTGGCACATACGCAACTAGTGAAGC